ACTTTTTTGATTCCACAACGTTATTTAGGTGTTCAAATTTTAGTTTTTGTATTTCTACTCATCTATTCTGACTTTAATTGTTTTTTTTGATTTGACATTCGTTTATTTTTGATGATTTAGAATTTTGTTGGGGCATGAAAGGATGCGAATCCTTTCACTGCCCGTTTTTATTTTGTAAGAGTAAATTGATTTCTTTCCTATAAATGACAAAAATTATGAATAATTTTGTTCTCAAACTTAATTTGCTTAATTATGGAAAAAGGAAAAAAGAAGGTTCCTTTGGAACTGTTTCAAGAAACTGCACATAACAATGGTTATGAAGTATTTACTTCTGATGAAGTAGCCTCCTTTTATAAGGAGGGAATGATGAAAAGTCGTTCTGGCCAGCTTTCTGATGCTGAAAGAGATGAATTTATTGCAGAAGCAATGTATCTTCAAAAGGCAGTATGCTGCGATAAGGAAGGAAAAGACGTTATCATGTTTTATCGCCCCGAACAGGTAGAATGGGAGGTTACTGACAGCGGGACAGTCTTGAAAGGTCTTGAAGGCGTATTTAAGGACACTCCTACGAATCGTAGACTGAATCGTGTTGGTGAAGCTTTTGTTCCTTCAGAGAAATTTTTGAAATCTCTTTTTGAAGAGAGAGGAGAAGGGATATTGATGAAATCTACTGATTTAAAGGAAGATATCCAGTTTGGCCGTTATTCAGACACTCCAGGAAATCGGAAACTTAAACGGGTTGGAAAGCCTTATCAAATTTCAACAAGATTTTAAATGAGAAAATTCAGGAATAATAGGAGATTTTTATTAGATTTTTCTTTGTTTATTCCTGAATTTCCACTATATTTGTATCGTCATTAAAACAAAAGGATATGAAATTAATTGAAACACAAATTTTAAAAAGCCGTTCAGGAATTTACAAGGACACTTCTGAGAATCGTAGAAAACATCGTGTGGGTCAAAAGTACGGTGCTGAGAAACAGCCCGAGGACGGTGAAAAGACTGAGGAGAAGGAAACTGACCCTGCGAAAGAACTCGAGGCTGTAAATAAGGTCATCGCTGCTATCAACGAGGGGAAACTGAATCTTCCGGCTGCGGAAGTGATGAAACTTTCGGAGAAGAAACAGAAACTTGAGGCTGCGAAAAAACAGGCTGAAAAGATTAATGCTGGTGTCAAGGCAAACGAAGAGAAGAGAAACGCAAAGGAAATCAAAGAAACCAATAAGAAAATCAATGAAGCTTCTAAGCAGAAGAAATATGATGACAGGCTTCGAGCTGTAGAAAACGAAATTAAGAAAAGAGCCGAATCTAAAAATGAGCCGGAAAAGAACGAAAAGTCTGAAACCGAAAAAGAAGCAGACGAAGAAACTTATACCCGTGCAGAGTTCGATGACCTTCCTAACAGTGGGAAAGTGAACTTGAAGAAATACCTGTCAGATAAGGTGAAGAAAACTGCCGACCAGAATCTTGGGGTTCTTTCAAAGGTATCTACGGATAATCTTAAAAAGATGGAAGCTGGCCTTGTAAGTGAATTTAATTCCCAGTTTGACGACCTTCCTAAGTCTCGTAGAGCCGAAAAGTTGTATTCTATTATGAAAGTCAAGAACGAGCTGGCTAAACGAGGAACAGAGGCTAAATAGAGATACTAAGAATGTGCTTAAAAGTAGAAGTTATGAGTTTTACTGAAAAGTAAAGTAATTTGCACTTTGAGTTTTGTTCCGGCATAAAATTAAATCATGCCGGAACAGTATATTTCTAACAATTTTTCTTTAAAGGAGGAATGAGCTTTTGCTTTATTTTCGGTAAGCTTTTTTATATATTTGTATCGTTTAAAAATAAATTGATATGAAAAAATACGTTTATACGAAAGGAAAAGACCGAGTAACAGTTGAAACTGATGGCTTTGGTTCTATTGGGAATTTTATGGTAACCGGAATATTTGGGGATAAATCTAAATTGGTTCCGTTGGGGCTTTCTTTGAAAACTGGTGACGAGGTTTCAGTTGCAAATATGATTAATATCGCTAAAAAGTGTGAATGCGATTTGGTTGTGTATGGTTCAAATGACGAAATTGACGCAGAAGTTTCCCAGAACTTTGTTCCTCGAATAGAAAATCTGAAGGTTGGGATTGCTTTTGATGAGGAATCCTATAACAGTGTAGTTCCAAAGTCTTATCGCGACCAGTATGACTACGAGGCGTCTCAAGATTCATTACCATGGCTTGTGATGACATTTGATAAGGTTGACGAAAATGGGAAATACCAAATGGAGCTGTCCATTAATTATGGGGTATCTTCTTTGGATACTGAAGCAAGTTTTGCCGAATCATGTGATGCCGTTGGAACACGTAGTGAAGACAATAAAGTGTTGACATTAAAGAAAGAAACGAAGAATTACGTTATGTTTGAAGTAAAGAAAGATTTACAAATTTCTGATGGAATTACGACAAACAAGAAATTTGGAGTTTCCGTAAAATACGCAGGTGAAAACTATTCTGCCGAAACAACTGTTGAATGATATGTCAAGAAAAGGGAAAAATAGAAATAGAAAAATGGGGGATTCAAATGTTTCCCCCATGAATATTTTAGACAAGCTTTCTTTTGAAGAGCTTGATGTTTTATCGAAGTCTATCCCTTTGGCCTTGAACAATAAGCTGTCTAATGCGTTGGCATCAGAATCTTTTGAAGAAGTTATTAAGGCGCAAGCTTTTATTTCCCAGAATAAAAATTCAAAGACATCTTTTCAGCCTGAAATCAAATCCATTTTGTGGAATCCATCTGAAATTGGATTTAATGGAAAAGGGTATCGTGACCCAAATAATGGGATTTCTTTTGGAACCCTAAATCGAATGGGGGAAATTTTTATTGTGAAAGCCATTATAAATACGAGGATTGAGCAAGTTCAAAACTTCTTAAAATACAGCGTTGACGACCAAAAGCCTGGATATCAAATTCGATATAAGAAAGGTTTTGGAATTAAAGGAGACGAAGAGAAGGAACTGTCCGCAAAAGATAAGAAGATAGTTGAATACATTGTTAAATTTCTTGAAGAAGGTGGCGAAAATGAAAAATGGGAATGTGAAGATAATTTCCAGGAATTTACTAGAAAGGTTTTGCGAGATTCCTTAGTTCTTGACCAGATGGCATTCGAAGTAGTTCGTTCAAGAGATATGAGCCTGAAAAAGTATCGTGCCGTAGATGCCGCTTTAATTAGACAGCTTGACACAAATGACCCCCGTTATAGTCAGATGTTTGAGAATTTCAGATGGCATGGATATTTGCCCCGTTATGCAATGGTTTGGGACGGTCAGATTATTCGCCACCCTGTAAGCGATGAATATGTTGTATTTTATCCATGGGAATTGGGGTACGGAATTCGAAATAAGTCTACAAATGTTATGCGTAATGGCTATGGCTGTTCTGAGCTTGAGACGCTTATTGAGATTGTTACATGGATACTTTGGGGTATGCAATACAATGGAAATTTCTTCAAACAAGGTAGCCAGCCGAAAGGGTTTATTAATGTAAAGAATGGGAATATTGACCAAGGAACTTTGAATGAGTTTCGCCAAGATTGGAAACAGACGATGAGTACCGTTTACAATTCTCACAAAATTCCCGTGATTCAAGGAATTGACCTTGAATGGATTGATTTACAGCAGACCAATCGCGACATGGAGTTCACCGAATGGATAAAATTCCTATTGGTAATTGCGTGCGCAGTGTATCGTATGGACCCGTCTGAGTTAGGATTTCAATTCCAAGATGCGGCTCACGTTTTTGGCCAGGATGGGCAAAAGGAAAGACTTGACCATTCGCGACAGAAAGGCCTCGTTCCACTGTTGATATTTTATCAAAATATTTTGAACAAATATATTATCAGTGAAATTGATGATAGGCTTGAGCTTGTATTTACAGGCATTGAAATAGAGGATGAAGCCGCACAAGTTGAATTGGATAAAAAGAAAATTGAGGCTGGTTTTGTATCTTTGGAAGATATGTTCTATAAATATTCTGCTCGAAAGTTCGACCCTGAAAAGGATACGATATTGAATTCAGTTTACCAAACAATTCAAACCAATAAGATGATGGGTGGTGAAGATATGAACAATATTGTTGACGAAGAAGAAGGTTCCCCCCAGACGGCCGATGAAGCCATTCAATCAATGCTGTTAGAGAAATCTAAGAGTAACCCAATTCTTGGAAAAGCTTTAGAGTACATAGACAAGCAACTTGGAATTAAGAAATGAAGAAGCTAACTGTAAATAAGATTCATCATCATGTTGACCCAATGAGGTTTCCTAAAGTTCAAAAACAGTACGAAGACGATGGAAAGAATTCGTTTAGTTCTGTAAAACTTTTTGGAGATATAGTTGAAACTATGGTTGAAATACAAAAGAAGAAAAGATAATGTTATTCACGGAAGATGAAATAAAGAAGATTTTGACAAACATCGACCTCGCAGTAGTGAAGATGGTTGCACAAGTGTTGGGGAAAGACTACCTAACAACTGAAGACCTTGCGCTCCTGAAGAAGAAAGGGGTTGACTTGGTGAAACTGATTCCTAAATTCCCTTCCCATTATCAAGCGTTTCTTTTTGGTCGTGTTTCCGCTGCTATTGGGACAAAAGCAACTTCTCAGATGACTTACTCCGAGTTTGCTAAGTTTCTTTCTAAAATGGGCTTATTTGAGCCAACAGCGAGGGAAATGGCATTTTATAAAGTGGCCGCAAATAAGACTTATATTCATATAAAAGGTTTTGCAGACCGTATTAAGAATGATGTTAGAGCATCGATTTCCGCCGAAGAGCTTAGTTATTTACAGGCGCAAGAGCAAGCAAAGGCCGATGAAACTCTTAGAAAGGAATTTCTTGAAGGCGTGTTCGAGAAACGTTCTGTCAAGAAGATTGCTTCTAACCTTGCAAATCAGATGAATGATTGGCAAAGGGACTGGGGGAGAATTGTTGAAACTGAAAGCCAGGATATATATAATCTCGGAAGAGCCGAAATCATGATGGAAGAAGACCCCGACCCGTTGGTTTACTTCGATGTCTTTCCTGGAGCCTGTCGTCATTGCATACGGCTACACTTAAAAGGTGGGGTGGGTAGTGAACCAAAGGTTTTTCACATGTCAGAATTGATGGCGAACGGTACAAATTATGGAGTAAAGTCCAAGGATTGGAAAGCTACGATTCACCCTGTACACCCGTTTTGTTTTAACTCCCCATCAACAAAGATTTTCACCATTGAAGGGTGGAAAAATATTTCCGAAATTAGATACGGGGATTTGGTTCTTACCCATAAGAATAGGTTCCGGAAAGTTTTGAAAACTTATAAAAGGGAAGTTTCTGGAAGTGAGGAAATTTATAATGTTGAGTTTGAAGTTTTAACACGGTATGGAAAAAGAACGACAAAAGTACTAAAGAGGATTACTGGAAATCACCCAGTACTATTGAATGGAGAGTGGAAAGAAATTCAATATGCTAAGGTTGGGGATAAATTTGAAATAAAGGGAGTAGAGTGTGAATCCTGTGGAAAATTGATTCAAGTTCTCCCTATTAAGAATTACAATCTTGATATTTGTGGCTCTTGTACAAATAGCATTTCAGCTAAAGAACAGTTTGAAAAATATCCTTGGATAAGGGAGTATAATTCAAAATGCGCTTCAAAGCAAATGAAGGATAGATATAAAAAGATGTCAAAAGAAGATAAGCGGAAATTGACATTAAATGCTCGAAAGAAAGTTAAAGAAAACCATTCTGAGGGATACGGATGGTTATTAGAAAGCAGGAGTAAGTCAAACTCGACAAATGGTAAGGGGAGAACTTTTATAGAGAAAAAACTTTCATATTTCTTAAAAAGAATTGGAATTGAATTTGAACTTGGGAAGTTTATCCCTAATAATGGAAAGTTTGAAAATAATGTTCGGGGATATTTCCCAGATATTTTTATTCCAAAATTCAATATTATTTTGGAAGCTGACGGCGAAAAGTGGCATAGAAATAAGAAGGAATACGATGCTACTCGTGATTGCGATTTGAAACGTGAGTATGGTTTTGAAACTTTTAGATTTTCAGAAACAGAAATTCGTGAAAATGGAAAAGAAGTGTATGCAAAATTAAAACTTTTGTTTAAGAATCATTCAGGAAAATTTCATGGATTAGAAGCCAAGATAACCAAAATTGAAAGAGTAGAATTATTTTCGAAATATTTATTTAATTTTGCCGTTGAAGAAGATGAAAGTTATATTGCTGATGGAGTAGTTGTTCATAATTGTCGATGCGATTTAAGGTCTCTACCAAAAGGCTATTCATGGAACCCTGACACACGTCAATTCGAGCCTCCTAAAGATTATGAAAGAAAAGTGGCTCGAAAGAGTAAAGCTAAGATAACAATTGGAAATAAAGAGTATTTAGTTTAAAAAATAATGTTATGAATCTGAAGAAATTTTTAGGAATTAAGACAACCGAAGAAAAGGTTGAAGATTATAAAAAATTGAGAGGGCGGCTGTCAAAATTAGAAAATTTAGGGCAAGAATTGTCCGATAAGTTTTCAATTCAGAAATCAATCATTGATGAGGTTGATTATTTGCCCGAGGAAAAGAAAACCGAAGTTTTTCAAAAATATAGAAAATTCCTTGAGGTGCATCAGAAAGAAGTCGCATCCGCTGTCAATGAACGCGAAAAGATATTGAAATCAATGGAAGAATATCGAAAGGATTCTGAAATTGGGGATATTTGCAAAAATATTGATACTCTTTTCGAAGCCGAAAGGGCTTATAAAGAAGGCCGATTGATGAAGAGCATGTATTTTGAAATCGTGAAATCAATTACTGGGGAGCCAATAAAATACGCTGATGTAATTGTGTTTGACAAGGAAGGAAGGATTCTCATATTACATCGTGTAGAAGATTTCCTACCTACTGGTAAGGTTTGTATTCCAGGAGGGCATGTTGACCCAGGAGAGGACTTTGAGACGGCTGCTCTTAGGGAACTGAAAGAAGAAACGAATCTTGACCCGTTGCCGGACAAAGGTGTTACATATTTGGGAGAGTTCAAGAATGCTGACGCCCATATAAAATATTTTCAGGTTTATGTTGACAGTTCACGGCCTGTCACAGTTGACGCTTCGGAACATTGTTTTGCAGAATTTATTGAGATAGGTCAGATTCCGCTAAAGCCTTTTATCTTTGAGCAAGGTAAGATTGTCTTAGAAATGCTTGCCAAACCAACGAATATTGATGAAGTGAAGCCTTTGCTGAAAGCTTTATACGAAGGTCGAATTTCTGAGGATGTGTTTGTTCCTAGTCTTACTTCTATTCTGAAGAAGGCAATGGATATCGAAGCAGTGAAGCCGCTTGAGCCTGAATCAATGGATGGAGCTGAAAAGAATGTTGCGGAGATATCGGATAAGTATAAGAGGAAATTGGTTATTCCTGTGCGAGACCCAAATAAAAGTCTTGAAACAATTTTTAAGGGGCTAAATGGTCAAGAAGAAGCTACTGTTGGGGAGCACGGGCATGTTCAGTTCACGAAGCCTTTAGTTATTCATGATACAAGATACAGTTCCGACCCGTCTTCGAACCGTCTTACAGAATTTGAGATTGTGTACACAGGTGACGATTCAGATATGTTACATCTTCTCGAAGAAATGAAATATTCTTTAATGGTTGGGCCAATGAAAGTCCGGACGCCTCATGAGGAATTTATGGCAGCAAATGAACATGGAACCGATTATGTTGGAGACCCGATATTTGTATCGAATTAAAATGATTTGTAAATTTGTCACAAATTTATAAGTTTATGGAAAAGAAGACCTCAAATGATTTTAATTTTTGGCTTCCTATTGATTTTCAAAAATCGGAAGTTTGCGCATACCCCCGTGGCGATGAACGTCGCTATGAGAATATGATATTTGAGGGAATCGCCAGCGATAATAGCAAGGACTACCAAGGTGACTCTATGGAGCCAAATGGTTTTGAAATAGATTATTTTCTCAAGCATGGTTTATTTAACCTTGACCACCTGACAGTTCGTTCTAAGGAATTGAAAAGTAAGTTTTGGATTGGGGAGCCTTTGGACGGGAAAATTGTTGACAATAAATTCTGGGTAAAAGGTAAACTTTGGAGCGAATCACCGGAGGCCAGAGCCTTTTGGGACAAATGTATTGAAATGCGTGAAAGCGGTTCCACACGGAAGCCTGGAATGTCTATTGAAGGTAGAGCCTTGGAGCGAGACCCTAAAAACGAAAAGCATATTACCAAAGCAATTATTAATAATATTGCGCTGACGTTCACCCCTGTAAATTTCAATTCATATATTGATTTTGTTAAGGGGGTTCAAGTTCAAGATTTTATACCGATAGACGGGGGTATTTCTTCGAATAGGAAAAATGGAATTGTGTTTGAACAAATGATTGGAAATAAAAGAATTGTAATAGATTCTAAGTTTCGAATCATTCAAGAAAATTGATTAATCATTTTATAGAAAAGAAATTTTATAATATTTTTAACCCGAAAAAAGTTTAGGAATTATGTTTTTGACAGAAGAACAAAAGAATGACGAGCTTGTAAAATCATTGCTTGGTAGTGGGTTTTCTGAAGAAGTAATTTTAGGATGGATTGAAACAGGTGCTATCACTTTTGAGAAGTCTGTTTCTAAAGAAGACCCCGATGAAGAAGACCCCGATGAAGAAGGTGGTAAGAAAGACCCCGACAAAAAGGGGGACAAAGAAGACCCTGATAATGTCGAAAAGGGTTGTGGAGACAAAGAAAAAGACGATTTGGCAAAATCAATTACTTCTGAAATTGTCAAGAGTATTGAAAACCGTGTTCTTGAAGGAATGAAGGAAAAACAGGACGACATCCTGAAATCTCTTCCTGCTATCGTAGAAGGTGCTATGCAGCCAATTGTTGACAAGATTGAAAAATCTTTGGACGGTATGCGTCAGGCGATTATTGTTTTAGGCGACCAAGCTCCAAAGTTCAAGAGTCAAAACTTGAGTAAAGCAATTATCGAAAAAAGTCTTGAAACTGGCGGTGGAGTGAAGGATTCGGAAAATAAAACTGTATTGAGCGTCACAAAAGACCGTTCGATTGTTCGAGAATTGATTGCAAAATCAATTAGCGAAGAAACCGACCCCGAACTTCAGAAATCTTTAAGAGAAGGCACAAATGCTTACATGATTGACCCTATTTGTGGTGAAGTAAGTAAGGAGGCTGCAATGTATTTGTACGGCAAGAAGAACATTCGTCTTGTAAAATAAAGTTTGTTGAATTATAAAAATTTTTAAAAAATGGATTTATACAACTATTCAGGAACGGAAGCAACAAATCCGTTGGAAAGTATGTCTTCTGAAGAAATTTTGAAGGCAATGGAAGCAGGTCTGTTGACTGGTATGCAGTACGACAACCAATTGAATAATGGTGGTGGCCTGAAGCCGGAATCATTGGATTCTGTATTGAAAAACCTTGAAAACCGTTTGGACCAGTTGGTATTTTGGAATGAATTGAACCGACAGAAAATTGATAATACTGTTCATCAGTATAATCAGCTTTATAAATACGGTCAAGAAGTTGGTATTTTCAACCAAGAAGGTGAAACTCCTACCGAAACTGATTCTGTATATCGTCGGAAGTCAATCGTCGTGAAATTTACAGGTGTTTCTGGTCAGGTTACTCATCCGGGAATGATTGTTAAGACTGTCGTTGGCTCTTTGTACACGAAGGAAGTTGAAAACAAGACAATTTTGCTTCAGACTATTCTTGACAAGAAGGTGATTGACGCTGATTCAAACAAGGTTCCAGAAGAATTCGATGGTGTTTTTGCTCAGCATATTTCCGGAATCAATGACATCACTGGTGGTCTTGTAGGTAAGACATCTGAACAAATTTTGGACGCTTATTTTGGGGACATTGCAGTATTGAATGCAAATGGTTCAGTATTGAACGATGCCTTGATTGAAGATGCTGCTCAGGCGGTTGTCAATGACCGAAATGGTGTTATCGACCGTATTGTTTCTTCTCCGGTTGTGTTCAACAATTATGTTAAGTTATTCCACGAATCAAAACGTGTGATTGTTGGAATGGCTGGCGGAGTTGTTGGTGCAACAATGGGTCAGTCAGTGAACGATATCACTACCCAGTTTGGAAAAGTGAATATTCGCGCAGATAAGTATTTCGACTTTGCGCAGCCAATTAAGTTGGGTCGCGGTAAAACTTCCGACAAGGCTCCGAATGCCCCTGTTCGAGATTCTTCGACCCCTGTACAAGTTGCTACTGACACCAAGGGCGCATTTGGTTCTGTTCATGCCGGAAATTATTTCTATGCAATTACTGCAAAGAACCGTTATGGAGAATCAGAGCCTGTATTGATGAATGATAGTGAACAGGCCGTTGGGGTTGCACAGTCAGTGACTTTGAAATTCACTGGTGCAGTTTCTTCCCCGTATCCGGAAACTTGTTACGTCATTTATCGTACAGAAAAAGACCCTGTTGACAAGAATACGGCTGATTTCTATCCTATTTTTGAAGTTTCCAAAACAGAATTGGCTGCTGGATGGGATGGTGCAGGTGCTGGAGAAGTTCACGATAGAAACCGTTGGATTGCTGGTACAAAATCCGCTCTCGTATATTTCAATGGAAGCGAAATGATGGAATACCTTGAACTGGGTGGAACAATGAAGCTTGACTATGCGATTGTTGGTCCGAGACGTTCATTCTCTGTCTTGAATTACGGAACTCCTGTTGAATATATGCCAGGAAAGATTGCTCGAATCATCAATATTGGTAAGATTGGCCTTCCGACTGCTTAATGCCGTTTGTTGTACGTTTGATTGATGGGGATGGGGTAATGTATCCCATCCCTATTTTTATTTAATTAAAAAGAATTATCATCATGAAGTTATTTAATCGAAAAGCAGGAAATAAAACCATTAATTATAATGGGAAACAAGTAAAGTTCGTAAATTGTGTTGCAGATGTTGATGACAGCTTTGGAAAGGAAATCTTAAAGCTCGGAATTCCTGATGTGTATGAGAATGGTAAACAGCCAGCTTTTCATACGCCAAAAGAGGTACAGATGAAGTCTGATTTTAAGGACAAAGAAGAATGGTACCAGAAAGAAATTGCTCGGCTGACAAATATTTCTACTTCCTATAAAAAGAAGATTGATGAATTGACTCAGGAAGTTTCAAATTGGAAGGCGGAGTACGAAAAGGAACGGGAAGCTCGCATGAAACTTGCGGAGAGCATGTCAAATCCTGAAGTTTTGAAGCCTGCCGAAGAAACCCCTGTAATGGAAGAAGGTGAAGATGAAAAACTCAGAAAGGAATTTTCATCCATGAAAAAGGATGAGCTGATTGCTTTTGGCCAGGACAGCGGTGTAGACATGACTTCAGTGGCTGACAAGACAAAAGCAGAAATTATTGATTTTTTGATTAAAGTTACTAAAGAGTAAGATAGATGGGACAACTTGTTTTGACAATGAAGTATCGGAAAAACACTGGGATGATATTTAACCCCTCTGAAATTTTTTCCTTGTATCTGTATGGGATAACTATACAGGGCGGAGATGGAACATCATTTAGCAATGAAAGCATGAGGTTCTATATTCAGGCAGCGCAGAAAGAAGTTGAGAATTTTTTCAATCTTAAATTGATGCGTCAATTCATTGACCAAGAGAAGTTGACATTTTATCGAGCAGATTATTGGCAAAGTTTTCCAATTTTATTCACGAATTACCCCGTCAACAAGCCGATTTCGTTGACGGGTCGGTTCAATAATTTGGAACAAATTTCCTATCCGACACAGTGGCTTACAACTCATCAAAATAGTTATGGCTTATTTAAGCGAAGAGTTTCAATTGTTCCGACTGGTTCGGCTGTTGCAACTGCTAATGCAGAAGTGATTCTGAGTGGATTGACTACTCAATTGGGAAGTCAGCATTTCAGAATGATTCCTGACTATTGGGATTTTCAGTACATTACTGGTTTCGATATTGACCATATGCCAATGGACTTGATAAATCTTACTGGAAAATTAGCGACCTTTGGCCCTCTAGGTGTTGCCGGAGACTTGATTCTTGGTGCGGGTATTGCTTCTCAGTCTCTAGGTGTTGATGGGTTGAGCCAATCAATTAGTTCGACATCTTCTGCCACAAATGCGGGATACGGGGCACGTTTGGTTCAGTATGAGCGTGAAATAAAAGAGACTGTAAAGAGATTGAAATTAGTGTATGACGAAATTCGTATGGTTGTTGTATGATGAACGAAAGATTTATTTCAAACGCTCCTGACCAATCTTTGTATGGCCAGCCACAGGTTTCATTTCGCCCCAATGACTTTAATTCAGTTATTTGGTCACATGGCTATGATATAATTTGCGAGAAAGCAATAAGATGCCCATGTCAAGGCGATTCCGGAAGTCCTTTGCCAGACTGTCAAAATTGCCATGGGTTTGGGTATTTTTTCATAAACCCAACTCGGACAAAAGCGTTAATTACTGGATTGAATCGAAATACGCAGTATGTCCAGTGGTCTCCTGAACTAATGGGGACTGCATCAATTACTGTTCGAGATGAAGACAAAGACTTTCTTTCCTATTTTGACAGGGTGACTGTTGAGGACGAATATGCTTCGTTTACGGAAATGTTAGTTGCGAAAGAGATGATAGGTGATGAGATTGCTGTTTTTCTTTCTTATGCCCCAATAGAGAACGGTATCGTGGCAGTGTACATTTATGAGTCTTCCGATTTGCCTCTTATTAAGTTATCGGCTTCTGACTATGAGATAGTTCCGGAAAATCCGTATTGCCTTAGATTTAAAACAGGGAAGGTTCGACCGGAAGCTGGTGTTTCTGTGCTATACAAGCATAGGGTTGAATATCACATTATTGATTTACCTCATGAAATTCGTGCTTCTTTAGGTAAGGATAAAAAGAGCGGTCAATTCCAAATATTAAAGATGCCGATTCAGGCAATTGGAAGAAGAACCCATTTAATTGACATTCAACGCCCTAATTATGATGGAGGTGGGATAATACACAACGATGATACCGATACACGTTGATTTAAGTGAGATTGTTGCTGAGTTCGCACTAACTGGTGCTCAGGCTGAATCGCTCGGTAGCGAGATTATAAATAGAATCGTTACCGAATATACGCACAAGTGGGAAAACCTTGTAAATAGAGGCTTACAGAAGACAAGGAAGCTGTATAAAAGGGCAATGTACGTTGACAGAGTAAGCTCGACGGAAGTTGTATTTGGTTTGGCTCCTGGAGAAGATGGGTTGGCTTTAGCGATTGAAGAAGGAAAACCCCCGTTTGATGAGAAAATTGGTTTTCAAGGTTCTTCAAAGAAGAAGGTAAAATTGGACGGGGGTTGGTATTTGACAATACCATTTAGATATGCGACTCCAGGAGCTGTTGCAGAATCAATGATTTTTCAGAATCAGCTCCCTAAAGAAATTTATGGGATTGCAAAGAAAAGCATTCAACCACTGAAAAAGTCTCAGCTCCCGGAACAGTATGCTCAGGTTGGGCGGCGAAAGGCAATTCAAACTTCAAACGGAATAATTCCTGAATATGTTCACAAAGCCCCCAAATATCAGGGTCTTGTTAGGATTGACATTTCTTCTACGAATCAAGAGAATCGTGGCGGATATTTTACTTTCAGGAGGGTGAGCGATAAAAGTGACGTATTAAGTTGGATTCATCCTGGGTTTGAAGCGAAAAAATTTATGGACAAAGCATTGGATGAATCACAGATTTCCGAAGTTGCAAATATAGTTATTGATGAATTTTTAAGTCAAATTTAAAATTTATGATACTTATTTCTAGAATAAAACAAATGGTCGAGGGGCTTCTGAGCTATGTTCAGAATGATTTTGAAAATGTTCCTGAAAGTGAAACTTTTCTATATCACATGTTCTATGGAATTTCTGATGGAAGTTTTGATTTTTATTCTCAAGCAAAAAAATTGTTTTTAAGGGCGAATTCCTCACCTCGAAAATTACAGGTGAAAATGGAATATCCTAAAGATAAAACTCACCTTCCTTGTATTATAGTTAGAGAGCCAGGACGCTCTCAGAATATAGAATCACCTTTAGGGGGCTTTGGAGAAATGACACTTGACGCATATGGAAAGCCTGAATATGAAAGGGAAGGTTTTCGGCAGCCAGCTTTGTCAAAAATTGATTTGATGTGCCTTAGTGAGAATATGCTTGAGTCAATTTTGATTGGGGAAGTGCTTTATGCATTGCTGGTAGGAGCTCGTAATACTTTAGAAGAGGAATTTATAAAGTTTAATTTCAGTATGAATGAGCTTATTGCTGAAAATTCATTGTTCCCACAGCCAATTTTGATTAAAAATGTATCTATTGAAGTTGAGGGCATTGATGACTATTGTTCGATTATTCGCCCTGAAATCGTGAAAAAATTTGTGATTAGAGATGCTATTTCCATAAAGGAATGATTTTTGATTTTGGTTTTAAAAATAAAACTTGTATTTTCAATAAAATTTTACGGTTATGAAAAAGGATATAATTACAATTGGATTGAATAAAGTTCAGAGTACAAATCCAAATGGATTGGTTTCTCCAAATACTATTAGTCAGGCTTGGAATTTTCAAGAAATAGCAGAAGACATTTTTGTTGAAGGGAATAACGGAAAGCACTTTCCATTTATAATCATTCCTCTTTCAGAAGGGGTGATTAAAGTGAAACTTTCAGGAAATACTGGTGAAATATATACAATTTCTTCGGAAGAAGTGAGTGCGTTCATTGGCACCCCTATGCTGTATCTTGTTGACACGATAATTTTTGAGGGGACAACTGTTACTAAATTGTCAATTGGAATCTGATTATGAGTTTAGGAATGAATTTAGGGCTTGGAATAAGCCTGTTTAAATACAGAAGGCTGAAGGGAAAAGGGGGTTCAGGAGGCTCTATTTCTTATCCAGGTCTTATTGCCGCATGGTCAGCAAAAGGTAAAACTAATGATGATGCAGATAGAGCAACTCTTAAAGATTTGACAGGTAATGGACATGATATTACTTTGAATGGATTTGCTTTTAGTGAGATGAGTGGGTAGGGGGGTATTGGGCTAATTATAAAAATTGGATTACCAAAGACGATAGTTTTTATATAAAAGAAATAAGTGAACATACAATACATATTTCTCAAATTGTAAAAAATATAACAAGTATTGTTTTTATAGAAAAAACCAAATTATCCAACTTACCAAAATATAAAATAAAAGTAAAAGGTATAACTGGGAATGTCACTAGTTTTAAAATTGATTATGTAGTAGGTTCTAAAATAACAGAAATAATTAATATAACGCAAGATGGTATTTATGAAATAAATCAGTTAAATGAAAATATTGATTATTATAGATACATTATAATAAAAAATACTAATGAATCAATAACATGCGATGTTCTTATTGAACTTCTTCCCGAATACCCTGATGCTCTAATATTTGACGGAGTAGATGATTATGGTATTAATGAGAATATGCCGATTTTGACGGATTATACTATTATCTGCAAAAGAGAAATTCTTGATTATAAAAAAGATTTTTGTATTTTATCAAAATCATATTCTGTTGGTCGAGGAGCATTTATATTTGAAAAAAAATAATCTTGGTACAAATAAAATGGAGGTTTGGAATTATGGTATGATGAATAATGTAAATCATTTGGATTCAGAAATTTCTTATGCAAATAAAAATGTATATAATGGTGATAACATATTATCAGGAAATGGCATAGATGGAAATAAATTATGGATTGGGATTGTTAGAGATAATCATATGGGACGTTCTAATTTTGCTTTCTACTCCACCTATCTCTTCGACCGCAGCTTAGACGAACAAGAAATAAAAGCATTTATTAGAAAATATATTGACCCCGAATATCTTCTTCCATCTGAAAATTCCTACTCCTGATTGTTATTATGATTTTAGTCAAGGAAGTAATGATGATGAAACAAGAGATACTATAAAGGATTATAGTGGTAATGGAAATGATGCTGTTGCTCATAACTTTGCTTGGAATGAACAAGGTAGTGGATATAAGGATGGTGCATTAGTCTTTGATGGCGTAGATGATTATGTAAATCTTGATGCTTTTGATAGTGGGTTTAAGACTATGTTTATGCTTTGTAATCCATTGTATAAAAAATTAGGTGGCATGATATTATACGACCAAAGAAAAAATACTTTAGAGAAATATATGGAGTATGCCATTTTTTTTAACAATGGTAATTTTGTAGCATATTGCGAGAGAAATAAATATGATACTTTTATTAATGGAATGTTAAATCGTAGTATTAAAGTTAATGAATTAATTAATAAAAAACAACTTATTTACGTATTAACTAATGATGAAGTACAAGAAAGTAGACCGACTATTGGGGCTAATGCTACCAATTCAGGATATTATAGCGATATGGCACTCTACAAATTCCTCGGCTTCAAAGAAGCTCTAACCGAAGAACAAATAAATGCTATAATCAAGAAATATAATTTATTAGACGGAGTAGATGAAATAGAAGTAAGTTAAACCATTAAATTTAAAGAAATATGAAGTTTATTGTGTTACCTATAGAAGATGCTAAAATAATCTTCACAGAAAAAGAATTAGAAACTCATAGAAAGAGTATTGATGGAACAGAGGTAATCGTACATGAAGAAACTCTTTTAGAAAAAAGACAAGCATTAGATATGAGTATTCTTCCTACGGATGAGAATAGAGTTATCCAATGGACTTATCCAAATTATGAATATAATACAGATGAATTGAATAATCTACTTAAAAGTGAGAAATGGAGTAATAAAGAAGAAGAGATATGATAAACAAAGTTTTCGATTATTTTGGATTTGATGGATTGAAGCATATAATTGTGAGCAATCTTATTGTAGTTTTAGTGAATATCTTTCTTCCGATGTGGATTGCTGTACTGATTGCAGCTTTCATCGGTATAGCCAAGGAATTCGCGTGGGACAAGTTTTTGAAGAAAGGTACATTCGACAAGAAAGACCTGATAGCCGATGCGGTGGGTATTGTTATCGGGTGTCTGTAGGTTTTTAACTAGGAAAATAAAAAATAATTTAGAAAAATGTTGCAAGGTACGGTTGTAAGAAGGCCGCATTGGATTTAACCAGCCATGTAAGATGTGCTATCGGGGAGCGCATAAAATTCCTTGCAGCATTTTGATTATTTAGAGGGGAGAGGTGTTCTGATGTATTGATGTGAAGTTTTTATTGAAAAATAAAATTAGTAATTTTGTAGTGTAGTTAACTTAAATTATTAATTTAAATTTTTTATTTATGGACTCTACAATGGAGAAAGTTTACTGTTGCGACAATGGTTGGGGCAGTAGTTGGTTGCCTTTTATGGCAGGTGCAAACAGTGGTAACGGTCTTTTTGGCGGTGGTAATGGTATCGGCTATTAATGATGAAAGGGTATAGCTATGTCAGTATCATTATCCCCAGTAGGGTTAGCAACAACAGCACTGACTGCTAACCAGTTGTCAACTATGGCAACATTCAGAGAAAAGTTGTGTAAATCAGTATGTTCAATGATGGGAGCGGCAAGCAATATTCCTGTCACGATTCAATACGCAAGCGGAACTCCTATTCTATCAGGAAGTACCGTTTACGTACCGATAACTGCAACAATCAACATTCCTCAGTTCAATAATTGCGGATGTAACAACAACGGGCAACCTATTACGGAACATTTTGATGTTGCGTTTCAGGGGCAAACAGCGTTGCCGACTGTTCAACCAACGATTACATCTGTAGGGAGATTAGTACGTGCGCAAGGTAACTGTATGTTGATTAATGATTCTATCGTCGTATCTATTGAAGCTGCTGCCGCTGCTTCATAAATTATGGTTGAATAACAGAAAGAGCCTCAATATTTGTTTGAGGCTCTTTTATTTAAAAATAGAAAATTATGTTACAATTCAGAGATGTTAAGCAGAGTTATCCGATTTACATTTTGGATAAACAAAATTTCTCCTATACAGAGGGGCGCGTTGTTTCAAATACATTCCCGCATATCGATAATACAAATCCAATGACAATGGGGAAAATGGTTGTCGATTTAGTTATTGAGGCCGGAGATAAGAGCGCGACATACATTGTTCCTGAAAATTTGTGTATTTCATCTTCTGGGGACATCATATTAGCAACAGATAAGAATGGTATAATCAGTGAGCTGGAAGCTATAAAAAACAAAGCAGAGCAGTATTTGAAGGAGCGTCCGAAGGTAGAAAAAGATTTGGAAGAGAGTTCAAAGCTTTTAATGGAATTGAATCCGGTTCTAAAAGAGAAACAAGAAACCGAAAAGAGATTTAGTCAGATTGAGACTTCTGTCAGAGAAATGAAAGATATGCTTCAAACCCAGCAAGAAATGTTTGAGAAAGTTTTGAAAAACTTTAACCCAAAACAGTGATGTTATGATATTCTTGAAGTATATTATAATTCGGAAATTGCTGAAAAGCATGAACCCAGCTCCTACCATGAGTCTAAATGACAAATATATTGAGCTGGCTTCCGATGAAGCGTATCAGAAATATTTGGGGAAGTACGGGTACCATTTCAATGAGAAATTATCTGAATATGCGAGTAAAATGCTGAAAAATTCAAATAATTATCAGCATACTTGGTCTTTTGAACAGGTTAAGAAGGCAATGAAGAATCTTGGCTTTTCTGTCCCAGAAAAACTTATGGGCGACGTTGTTTATTTGGCCAATTTGTCATATTCTATGTTTGTTCCAACTCCAATTAAAGAGGAAATTTCTTGTTTTGATACCGCTTACAAAATGCTAATGAACCCAAATGGACATGAAGGAAAGATTTTTGATGAATGGATAAATGATATGATGAAAAAAGAAATTCATGTGGAATGGGAAAAATTTGTATAATTATTTACGAATAAAGATAATGTATTATGGCATATAAATCGAAATTTACTGGGGCAAAAGTTGATGAACTTTTATCTGCTGTTCAGAAACAGCAGGAGAACCCTTCTAGTATCTTAGATAGTTTGACAGAAAAGAATATTCTTGACAAGTTAACTGGACAAGGTTTGATTGATAAAATCAATTCAGTTTCTGGGAATATTGTTTTTAAAAAATTTGTTGATTGCCAGCAAGGTGCTGGAAAAACAACTTAATTATGGAAAATTATTCAACTTCTAAACAGGCTGCAGATATTGTGGGAATTACCCCTGAGGACATTGGGGTTTCTGAAAAGAATTTTGTTCGGAAAAAGGAACTCATTTCTGCTGGGAAATTTGACAAAGAACCTTTGTCTTCTTATGGTGATAATGATTTTATTTTATTGAAGGACATTCAAAAAGGGTCTTTTTTAATTTCAATTTCATTGAATTCTGACGTAACTTCAAGGGCATCGGTTGAAATTGATAATGGAGAAGCTGGGACGAATGCTTCAAAAGAAGTTGCTGTGGGGGAAAAAGTGGTATTAAAATGCAATCTTTTAAAAGAGGGTGATGTTTTTGATGGTTGGTATAAAGGTGGTGAAAAGGTTTCCTCAGAAGCTACTTATTCATTTACCGTTGAAAATGAAGTGAATTTGGTTGCGAAAATTTTGTATCTCGATGTTTCTCCTACGTCATTGGAATTTGAAGCTGTTGGAGGAAATTCGGAGTTTAGAGTTGACTCGAATGTTTCTTGGAATATAAAATAACAAAAAGAATGTATGGGAAAAGAATCTTGGCTTGAAGTTTCCCCCTCTAGTGGAATAGGGGATTCAACTTTAATAAATACAGGAGAAGAACATAAAGGCCGTCTCGTGAGGGAGACGGCAGTGATTGCAATTACTGATAAGGTTGAATCAGCTAAATCATATCAGGTGAAGCAAGAGGCTTCCCCTGAATATATAATTTTAGATAAAACTTTATTTACTATTAGTCAGAATCAGCAAAAAGTTGTTATTTCTGGGAAAAGCAATTCTAAAAATATTACTTTTTCTTTTGGGAAAGGGAATGGGATTTCTTTTCAAATTCCAGAAAATTACATTGCAAATGGGCTGAGTACTGAGAATGGAAGTGATATTTCTGGAGACCCTGGAGCTAAAGGAGAATTTAACTTTTATGCGGAATTTCTTATTCCTAAAAATACTGTTGGCCAGAGGATTGGTAAGATTGCCGTTACGGGCTTTTCATCATTGATATCAGAAGAAGTGACAATTATTCAGGAATCTTCTACATATACAATTTCTTATCAAAAGGGGGAGCATATTAAATCAATTGACAAGATTTCTGAGACAGTTAAGTGGGGTGGTTCTGCAACAGCAGTTGCAACAATACCCTCAGATACAGCCCAATTTTCTTATTCATTTTTAGGCTGGTACGAAGGTGGCGAAAAGGTTTCTTCTGATTTATTGTTAAATATTGAAAATATTGTTTCAGACAGGACATTTACAGCGATTGGGTCAAGAGAAACAAATAGATATTCTTTATCTTTTGTAATTTCCCCAGAGGGTTCTGGAACAGTAGCTGGTTCAGGAAATTATGATTATGGTTCTCTGATTAAATCAACCGCGAATCCTGCCGTTGGATATAATTTTATAAAATGGATTGACGAAGAAGGTAACGAGTTTTTTGAAAACCCTTATTCTAGTTGGGAAATTACTAAAAATAGAACTATTCAGGCAATTTTTCAAATTAAGAGTTACGATATTAATCTGAAGTCGAAATATAGAATTGCTGAATCAGGTGATTTTCTTGATGGTGAGAACGGTGGAACCGTTTTTGGTGGAGGAACTTTTAATCATGGAGAAAGTGTTACGATTGAAGCAGTTCCAAGCGAGGGTTATTCGTTTGATGGTTGGTATGATGGAGAATTGAAAATTTCTGAAGATTTGTCATATACATTTAATGCGGATTCTTCAAGGAATTTGACTGCTAGGTTTCAGCGTATGTGGTTCACGTTGAAATTTATTGCTGGCCCAGGAGGAACAGTGTCCCCGACTTCAGCCCGTGTGGAATATGGTGGGTCAGCTTCTTCTACTGCCACACCTGATACGGGTCATTTATTTAGTGGATGGAGTAATGGGGTTGAAACTTTAGAGCTTACCGTTACGAATGTGACGAAAGATGAAACTTATGCTGCTTCTTTTGGAATGTCTGTCAATACAGTTACTTACAAGAAAGGGAAAGGAATTATTTCAGTTACTCCTGAAATTGAAGCTGTTGAATATGGTTCCAATGCTGAGGGTTCAGTTGCAGAATTAGAAGAAGGGTATAATTTTGATGGATGGTACAATGAAGAAGAGGTTCGTGTCAGTCAGGAGTTAAAATATGCTCCTTTGAATGTGAGGGAAAATTTAGAATTTACTGCAAAGGGGGTAATAAAAACCTTTTCAATTGAATGTTTACCCCAGTACCGTGATGCGGATTCTATTGGTTCGTTTACGGATGGAACGAATGGAGGAACAGTGACTGGTTCGGGAGAGTATGATTATGGCTCTAAAGCGACTTTAACCGCTTCTGCAAAGGTTGGTTATACTTTTCAAGGCTGGTATAATTCTGAGGATACTCGAATTAGTGATTCTTCAACTTATGAGGTGGAGAATATCACATCTTCAATGACAGTTTATGCAAGATTTCAGAAAAATTGGTTTTCTGTCACCTATTCTAAAGGAGTTGGAGTTGTTGATTTAACAAAAACAACTGAAAGAGTTGCATATAATGGCACAGTAACTTCTGAAAAGGCTGTTGCTTCTACTGGGTACAATACTCCAACTTGGGAAAAAACTTCAGGAACTGGAACTTTGAATGTTTTAGATGGAATTGCAACATTATCAGCAATTCAATCAGATTGCACATTGGTTGCTTCTGCGACTATCAATGTTTATTCGATTTCTTATTCTAAGAATGCGAATATTGCTTCGCTTACTAAAGAAAGTGAATCTGTTAATTATGGTGGAACTGCAACATGTGAAGCGACTCTTCTTGAGAATACGGTTCAATTGGCTTATTCTTTTGATGGCTGGTACGAAAATGGTGAAAAGGTTGGAGAAGATTTGATATTAAGTATTGAGAATATTTCTTCAGATAGAAGTTTCGAAGCAAGAGGAGTTTCTTCATTGAGAAAATATACGCTGACAGTTGTTGACGGAACAGGTTCCGGAACTTATGATTATGGAACAAAGGTTACGATTTCGGCTTTGGAAATAGAAGGAAAAGCATTTGTGAAGTGGTCTGATGGTGTGACGACCAAGTCAAGAGAAGTTACTGTTACTGGAGACGCTACATATACTGCGGAATATTCAATAAATTCTTATACAGTAACTTATTTGAAGGGAACTGGAATTGACACAATTAGTAGAGAATCTGAAATTGTGAATTGGGGTGGAAATGCAGTTGGGTGTACTGCGACAGTGATAGAGGGGTACACATTTGATGGATGGTACGAAGGGGAAACGAAAAAGTCGTCGTCTTTGACGTATGCTCCCACAGATGTTAGGTCAAATATGTCTCTTACAGCTAAGGCAACTCTAAATTCTTATACTGTAACTCCACAAGCATATTATCGCAATACAGATGGAACAGGGGACTATACACTTGGGACAAGCGGTGGAACTGTTTCTGGTGGAGGCACAGTTAATCATGGAGCCAATTCAACTGTTATTGCTTCAGTGGCTGCTGGTTATAATTTTGATGGGTGGTATTCTGCTGGGGAAAGTGGAGGTTCTTTGTTGAGTAGTTCCTTGTCATATACAATTTCGAACGTGACTTCGTCAGTGATAGTTTATGCAAGATTTACGAAAAAATATTATACAATAACTTATCAAGTTGGAGATTATGTGACAAGTGTGAGCCGTTCGTCAGAACGTGTTGCGCATGGCACAAATGCTGTTGGTTCAACAATGACGGTTAATTCAACTACTGCCCAATATTCGTATGGGGTTGACGGTTGGTATAATGGCTCTTCGAAGGTTTCTTCTGGGGCGACTTTTGCGCCTACGGGGGTAACTGCAAATGCTACTTACTTGGCTAAAGGAACTCGTACTTTGAGAAGCTATACAGTTACTTATAACAAAGGGAATTATATTTCTTCCGTAAGCCGAGCAAGTGAATCTGTTAATTATGGTTCTAATGCTCAAGGTTCTACTGCTACGGTTATGGCAAGTAATGCTCAGTATTCATACGGATTTGACGGTTGGTATAATGGTTCTTCGAAGGTTTCTTCCGGAGTAACTTATGCCCCAACTAATATTACTGGAGCATTGACACTTGAAGCAAGAGGGACTCGAAGCGTTAAATCATATACAGTTTCGATTGGTATGGAAAGCTCTTCTTCTAGTCGAGGCTCAGTGTCTGGAGGTGGTTCCTATAATTATGGGGCTCAGGCAACTGTAACATGTACGAAAAAGAATAGCCAGGATGTCTTTGATGGCTGGTATGAAAATGGTAGAAAGGTAAGCTCAAATCTGTCTTATTCATTTACGGTGAATGGAGCGAGAAATTTGGTTGCGAAAATTTTGTATCTTGACGTTTCTCCTACGAGTTTATCTTTTGGGGCTACTGGAGGCTCAAGCAAATTTTCAATTTCGACAAATACTTCTTGGAAAATTTCTTGATATAAGATTTATAATTATAGAATTTTTGGAAAAATTTTTACCTTTATTTCCGAAAATAAGTGTAAACTTTTAAATAAATAAATATGGCGACAAGTGTCTATTTTAATGGGAAAATGAGAACTCTTCCTGGGGTTTATTCTACGATTACTTCTGGGGCGAGTAGTGCTTCTCGAAATTTAGATTATGGAACTGTATTGTTAATCGATACAGGAGTCTACGGGGCTAAATTTGGAGGAGGTTCTGGTGTTAATGGAACTAACAAACAGGGAAAAGATGCAGTGTATGAATTTGAGACACTGTCAGATTTTCGTGATTTTGTAAAAGGTGGGATGTTTTGGAAATGTGCTGAGGCATTATTTACTCCTGACCCGTATAATTCTGATTCAGTTGGAATCAGTAAATTGCTTTATGCGAGAGCGTGTACAACTACTCCTGCAACAATGACGTTTTCACCAACTGGTGGAGGCTCTAACGGAGGTTCTTTAATTGTTAAGACAATTGATGAAGGTTTGAATGCAAATGGTGAACTCGAGGGAAAATTGTTAAAGACTGGCTATGCTTATACAGTAGAGGCCGGAACCGAAGACCCCGAAGCATTCGTAATGAAGTTTTGGCTTGGAACATATACAGGTTCTTATAAAGACCCCGTTACTGGGGTAGAACTTTCGTATGATGAATTGACAGTTGAACAGGCCGAGCCACAATTGATTTGTCAGACTCCGGAATGTACTTCACTTGCAGAAGTTATTGCTTGGTGCCAGACCGATGAAAATTTTGGCGCACGATTTATCTTAGATGAATCAAGCGAAATACAAGGGGATGGAACTGTAGATTCTGCGGACATTGAAGGAAGTGCCGAGTATCAGGTTGCAACTGGTGCTACGGAACAATATAAAGAAACTGATTTGGACGACTTGTTGAATCAAATTTCAGATGTTGATTATAACATTGTCTTCACAGACCAAGTTGGCGATTCTGGAAGCAGCGCAAAGAATTTGAAAGTAATTACCCACAGAAATACTCAAGCAAAGTTTGATAAGTTTGTTTATGTCGGTGCTCATGACAGTAAAACAAAATTTGCTGAATCTTTAGCAATGGCTAAGAAGTTTAATAATGCTTATGTAGTTTGTGTTCATGGCGGAATTGGAACAGCGAGTGATGCAGTTGCTTCTAAAGTTCGTTGGTGGGGCGTATTCTATAATCTATGTCAGGTGATTGGCCGAGTAAGCGGAAAGCCGCCTTATGTCCCTGTCACTAATAAGACAATTGGAGGAGATAAACTTCAACACGTTCCAGATGAAAAAGAACGCGAAAAGGCCGTTAATGCAGGATTGGTTGTTGTTTACCCGAATCCATTCTTAGGTCGTTTCGTCATTCTTCAGGGGATTACTACTTTGCAGGATAACAAAACGTTATTCAATGCAAAAGGTCTGTCATTCAGCATTCAATTTATGCGAATAATTGCACAACTGAATAAAGAATGTGTCGTCAATGCAGAAATTGATTTATTGGGGGATGAAAATGGTGTGAATATCAATACCCTGTCTAAAGGGTCTTTGGAAACTTGGACAATTAATTTCCTCCAGTCAAGAGTTGCTACGGAAAATCAGGATAACTTGATACAGCGTTTCCAGAATGTAGTGGCTACTAGAATTGAGGACTATTATAACGTCACTTATGAAGTTGTTGTGAATAGTGAAGTTACAAAGATTTTCTTCACTGGTTTTGTTTTAGGAAATTAAAATTAGAATGATATGTCAAAAGGAAGAGTTTTTACCGCTCCAAAAGCGTTTATTAAAATAGACAACGAAGTTGCTGGGTATGTTCGGAATCTTACATTTTCCGAAAATGTTCAACGAGCAAATGTTCAGGGTCTTGGGAGCCTTACTTATCAGGAGGCTCCTCCTGTGGCGTACACTTGCCAGTGGAGTGTATCACAGTATTTCATTTCGTTCAGCACTCCTATTATGAAGAAGATGTTGAAGAAATTTGGAAGCATTGCTGAAATTAAAAATAGTTTGGTTCTTGGAGATATTGCTTTTGATATTACTGTTTATTCGAAGACAGTTTCAAGCGAGGATGCAAATTCTAAGCTAGTCACTGAAGTTGACAATACTGGAGAGACTATTGCTAGATTGCAGGGGTGTCTTCTTAATACTCAGTCTTTTAATATTCAGGAAGGCGGAATTGCTGGGGTAGATGTTAGTGGTATATATCTCGAGCCGATTAGCATGGCTGGATAATTAATACGTAAATATTATGATTAAAGACGCAGTTACTTTAAAAATTAAGGGACGTGATTATTCTGTGAAGTTCCCAACTGTTGGACAATTTTATCAGATTGAATCAATGAAACAAAATCTTTCGAGAGGATTTTATAACTCAATGGTAATGAGCCCATCGGTTTTGACTCAACATGCTTTAGACATGATTGATATTGAAGCCGCTCTCGTCGTTCTTTGTCCACAGTTGATAGAAGACTTAAAGGTGAAGAATTTTTCTGAATTAGATGTTCGGGACTACAAAGTTATTCGGGACGGATATTTAGAAACAGTCGCGCCTTTCTTCAAAGAAATCACTGACCTTCTAAAAGGAGAAGATAATGAAGTAAAAGAGTAAGTTATGAAACATTCCGAACTGGTTCGAAATGTAGTCAGTTGGAATAATAGATTCCCGTTGGACAGGTGGTGGAGAATGAAGCATAATATCCCTTTCATGTCACCTGACCATAGGGAATCTTCTTTTATATATCAGCTTTTAGAATTTGAAGAAGATAAGTTGTTTATGAAGAGATTCCAAACTGAACGAAAAGAAGAAAAAGATACATATATTCCTGGAATAGGTGAAATATTTAATTCTCCTGCCACACTTGAAGATTTCACGAAAGAGGCAGAAAGGGAAATTGAAGAACAACTTAAAATAGAACAAGATGGCAGAAGATAAAAGAATTCGCGTATCGGCTGATTCAACTCCACTTCAAGAGCTTCGACAAAATGCACAAGCTTTATGGAATGATTTTTCTAAAATGGAAAATTCATTTAAAGATTTAGCTGAAAAAACTGTTGGAGTGATTCAAGAACAAATTAATTTGTTGAAAGAGCGAAATTCACTTTTAAGTGAAAATTTATCTTTTCCAGCAAATGAAACAAGGCGAACCCCGACTCTTATTGACCCTTATACAGAACGGCCACTGATTTCTCAGGATGGGGGTTCTGGGAATTTGGAACGGCCACTAATATCCCCAATGGCGGAAAAGCAGCTTTTGGCTTATGATAAAATTTTGGCAGAAATTGTAAGAATTGCTGATATTCTTGAAAAGAATCAAAGGGATGATACAAATGGGGTTTTACCAACAACTGAAGAAAATGCACCGTCCTCAGCACTACCTCCACCATCGTCACCGGAGCTTCCTGTTTCAGAACCTGTTGTGGAGAATAAGCCCTCAAGTGGATTCAGAATTCCTACTAATATGGGTGGCCTTATGAGCATGCTTCCTTTTGGGGCATTAATTATGAGCATAGGAACAATTTTAGGTCAGCAGGCTAAATTTAGCGCACAGCAATACGGAGCTGAAAATGAATTCCAACGACGGAATAATTTAGGGAATCATTGGCTTTTAAATATGCTAACTTTTGGAATTTCTGGTGCTGAAGCAGAAAAGAAAGAAGTTGGTAGAATGGCAGCGACTCAAAATGATAAGGCTTTAGAAGAGTATGCTGCATTACATAATATTTCTTATCGAGAAGCGATTGGGCGTCAATTTATAGATTCTTTTCAAGATACTGCAAAAATAGCAGCCGATGATGGAAATACTTGGTACGATTATGTCAGGGAACGAAAAGCCTTGAACCCTTTGTATGAGCCCACTACCCCATTTTATCCTGCGACGACTTCAGAAAAAGGCGAATATCAAGATTGGATGAGAGGAAGAACTTCGAAGGCTTCATCTAATGGAATTACTGAAGAAGAGCTTCCTAATTGGGCGTCTAGGACATTGGGTTTAAATATGACAGAATACTTGACAAAAGTTACTTCTCTACAAAAAGCTGGGGTTTATGAACGAAATACTTCTTTGTACGATATTAATCAGCTTTTAATGGCTGGTAAGATTAGAGGCCTTTCTGAAGAAGATGCAGCTGCTGTATTGGCAACTACTCGTTTTGACCGTTCAGGGCGGACTGGGGCGAATGTTGTTCAAGCTTTTGACACTAATTTGCAGGGTCTAGGGAAGAGTGACCAATATATAGCTTCTACACTTGGAGAGTATTTACAGTCCTTTAATCGTATTTCAGAATCTATCTTAACAAAGGTCGGCTCGATTAATACGGCTGGAATTGTTCGTTCGATGACGAGCATACAGAATGCTACTGGAATGGAAGGCCGTCAATTAGAGCGTGTACAGAATTCTTTAATGGGAAATAACATAAGTCAAGATGACGTGACCCAAGCATTGTTATTGAGAACCGCAAGAGATATTAGCGGTGGCGAAGGCAACCTTTCAGACTTACAGGCAATGATAGAGGAAATGCCAAATAACCCTGAATTGCAAATGAAGTTTTTTGAAAGGGTTCAAAAAATGACTGGAGGAGGTGAAATTGGTCGTCAAGTGTTGAAACAAATCTTTCCAAATCTTTCAATGAGAGATATTATTGATTTGGAAAAAAGTACTGGGATGGACGCTAAAAAAATTTTTAAAAGTGGGCGTTCTACTGGAATAGCTTATTCTGAAGAAGATGCTAGAAGTAAGGTTGGGGAGATTGCCGCTTCTACAGCCGCGACTCAAAATAGAAAAATTCGAGATGGAATTGATGAAATTTTGTCTGGGAAAACTTCGATTTCGGGAATTATAAGTGAATTAAAGAAAGAACCAATTCCAGTTGTTTTGGTTTCCCCACCTTCAGGAAGTGCAGGTACAAATTTAGGAAGTTCCGGAGTATATCCCACTATACAGTTATCTGATGAAGCTATTAAGAAAGTTTATGAGGCAGTAGCTAGAGGGGCAAAAGAAGGAACCGAAAAAACGTTAAATAATATGGTTATCACTCAGGAGTAAATTATGGCAGAAAAAGAAAATAAAATTCCACCTTATTCAACCGATTGGTTCAAAGGGATTGGGGAGAGTCGTGAGCCTGTAACGATACAGGAATTTTTAGATGATTTAAAAAATCAGGGATATCAAGAAGATTTAACTGTTGAAGATTTTTTAAAATTTTCTGATGGAAGTTTGACAAATTCAGAAGCGATTGTTGATAATTACTCCCCTGCAATGAAAGAAAAATATAAGAGTGATATAGATAACAATAACCCTCCAGTGATTGTTGTTGGGACGAGATATGCTGTCCCAAATAGCCAAATAACCGCTGAATTGCAACAATTATTGGCTTCGGATTTGTTCTTAAAACAAGATGGTGGTTTTTCCGCATTTTGGACTGAAAAGCAGGAAGAATTACTTAGTGACCCTGAATATGTCGATTGGCTTTCCCCAACAAATAATGGGGAAAGCAGTAGTGCAACGCCTATTAATGATTCTTATGCTGCGAGAAGAAGAGCTAGAGCTACACCTTTAGGTTCTGGAAATGAAGATAAGGAATACCACGTTCAAATGAAAAATCTGAATGTAAAAGTTTGGGTATATTCTTATGCTTTTGATAAAATTTATGATATTAGTTCTTGGATTGTGACATGTTCAACGAATAAAGACATGAATGTTGGAACTTTCTCAATAGAGCTTTCTCCTACGGATACTCTTAAGATACAGACTTTTGGGGAAGATTTTGCAAATCAATTTAATATTACTGATAAGAGAGGGAGCCTGAACAGGGATTGGTTTTCAAAATTTATACAATATAATGATATAGTTTTTATTCGTTTTGAAAAGCTAAAGGCCGAAAAATATGAAGACCAAGGGAAGCTTCAATCTAGTACGCATATCATCGAACCTTCAGAATTGAATGAAAAATTGATATGGGATATGATAGGTTTAGTTGATTCAGTTTTTGTAAATGCAGATTCTTCTGGAACTGACTATTCAATTACAATTAATGGAAGAGACCTGTCGAAGTTACTTGTTGAGGATGGCTCCTATTTTATCCCACTTAAATATGTTGAAGGGAGTCCTGACAGGTGGTTTTATGGGGGCGACCCTGAGTCTTCTTGGTTTAAGAGGAATATGGTATCAGGTTCTTATGATTATTATTTTGCATTTGAATTTCAGCAGATTGAAATAGTGTCTTCATTTGTTATTGACCATTTGTCGAATATTGGTATTGCCCCAGACAGCCTGTTTGCCCATTGTGCACAGCGTGAAGATGCAAAAGGGGTTTGGAAAATAGTGAAGATGCTTGTTGACCCTCTTCTTTCAGATAGAAGAATAGTTGACCGTTCATTGACGAATCCAGAGGGGACTCTTATGGACTTTTTCAATAAGATATGCCAGCAACCTTTCGTCGAATTTTGGGGGGATACGTGGGGGAACGAATATGATTTTATTGCAAGACAGCCTCCCTTTACTAAGGATGCAATTCAATCTGTTTTAGATGATAAAAAGTATATTGGGGTTGAACCAAAAGATTTACTGTCAGTTTCCCTTGAGTATGATAACAGGGCATATGGATGGTATAGAATTATGCCTCAAAATTCCCTGACAGGCAGTTCTCAATTTTCTTCTCTTGCCTTAGTTCCTATTATTTTCTTAAATGAATTTGTGGAGCGGTTTGGAAATAAAAGGTGTGTGACAAATGATATTTATTTGTCTGAGAAATCTTTAAAGGGTAAGGATTGTGAGAAAAATATTAATACAATGTCTCAGGCATTACTTAATGATTTGTTGTATGTTATTGAAACTTCTTGTTATCTTCCGTTTACGCGAAAAGGAACAATTACTTTGAATGGGGATAGAAGAATTAAAGTTGGAACTTTCATTATATTGGAATCTACTCAGGAATTGTTCTATGTGACTGCAGTGAATAATACAATAACTTTCACGAATGATGCAATTGACCGTGTGACGACAGTTACTGTCGAAAGGGGTATGCTTTTGCAGAACATAACAGATTCGAAGAATAACTATTTTAATATTGTGAATATTGAAGGAATTCGTTCTGAAATTAAAAAAAGGGATTCTCATTCTAAAGATGACACAATTTCAGAGTCTTCCACTAAATTTGGAGTGAATTCTGATGTTTTTAATTTCTTTTTAAAAAGAGATATGTATAAAGATGGGAACGATTAGAATAAAAAAGGCTAAAAAGCAAGGGGTGTCACCTTTGCAGAAACGAGGCGTTTCTCAGCAAACAACGGGCTTTGGCTATGTATTAATTCCTGAAGGAGTTGATAGAGATAAGTTTGTTGATTCATGTTTTCGACAAAATAAGATATCAATTATTGATGATAGTGATGGGAATATTATACATAATTGTTTCATTTCAAATGAAGCTTTACAGAATATAAAGTTTCCAAGAAAAGTTGGTGAAAAGGGGACTCCAGTGATGTGGATTTCGCAATCCTATATGAATCAGCCAATGATTGTCGGAACGTTTTCCCCTACTAATGGGGATATTCCTTTGAGAAGCGATGAAGAATTTTGTATAAATAGAAAGTGGGATAGAGGCTCTTTGAGTATTGTAGGGAGTGCAAAGGCTGGGACTCTTTTTATCAATGTGAGAGGTCAACAGTTTGGAACTCTTAAGATTAATGCTTTAGGGGATGAAAATGCTATTCTTGAAGTTGGCTCTTCTGGATTGGTAAAAGTGTCTGCAAGTAAAAAGGCAGAAATAGAAGCTTTTAAAGAACTCACTGCTAAACTGATAGACCCTGTTACCGAAAATGAGTCGGGAATAAGCGTCAATAAAGAAGAAATGGCGGTTTTTGCTACGTATGGTGAGGGGGAAGATAAAAACTTCTCAAAAACGACTATAACGGAGAAAGGGTTTGTGACAGAAACAAAAGTGGGTGATACAAAGTATAATCACACTGTTGATGAAAACAAAGCAGAGACGAAAATTTTTGATTGCACATTGAAGTTTGAAGATAAAAAGGTTACACTATCTCAAGGGGATGCAATCATAGAAATAAGTGAAGGAAAGATGTCAATTATTAATGGTGGAACAGGGTTAAATGAGCTTTTGACGAAAATTGTTGACGCAATTGCTACATTGACAGTTTCGACCGCTGTTGGGCCGAGTGGGACGCCATTACCGCCTACAATTACAAAGACCGAGGAATTAAATTCATTACTGAAGAAATTTTTTAATAAATAAGGTTATGGCTTTACAGAAAGACGTATTAGAAAGTTCAATATTGAATCTACTAACACAGATGAGACAAGAAACAGAGATTGATGACAGTAAGTTTGCCAAGGGTTTGGCTGATGCCATTGATGCATTTGTTAAGACGGGTGAAGTTCAGCCTGGAATTCCCGTATCTACGACGGGTTCTGCTACTGCACAATCAGGAGCAACGACTGGACCTGGAAAAATATTGTAATTTTTTACTATATTTGTAGAAAAATGTAAAAGATATGTCTGCATTAGATACAGTTATGAATATGGCAAAATCAATTGGGTCTCAGACACTTGCGAGTTTATACCCAAATGATTTTGAATGGTATATGGTTGCCTTAGAATTAGCAGATAGTTCTGACAATACCATAGACTATTTGACGTTTCCTATAATGCCGGATTCAATCACAAAAACTGAACCAACCAGAACAAACATAAAGAAGTCTATGGCTGGGGTAACAGTTTTGTCCACGCCTTCGTTTTCCCCTCAGGAAATTAATATTAAAGGAAATTTTGGTCGTCAATTTAAGATTTTGATTGACCCAAAACCAAGCGTAAATATTAATTCTACAAATAAATCGGTGAAAGCTGGGAAATATACTTTGTTTGATATTTCGAAGAAAAGTGGTTCTATTTCTGGACTGGCATTTTCTAATTTCAATTTGAATGTAAAAACCGGATACGGAGTTTTAAAAATCTTGCAAGCTATTGCAAATAAAAGTGTTGGCCTTGATGACAAAGGGAAGCCGTTTCGTTTGTATTTCTACAATATGGCATTGGGGGAAAGTTATCTTGTTGCCATTCCTCCAAGTGGGGTTCAATTTTCTCAGGATTTGTCAAAAAATATGGTGTGGAACTATAATTTGACGATGATTGCTTTAGCTCCTTTAGAAGCGGTATCGAGTAAGAATAGTAAATTGCTTGACAAACTATTGCCGTCAATGATTCAAACTGGAGTGAGCGAGGTTGCTTCTACAGTGTCAAGTGCTTTGAAACCTGTATCAGAAACAGTTTTGGAGGGGTGGTTATGAGAGAGGCTTTAGAAAATTTTAAGAAGAAAACAGGGTACGACATTAAATCGTATTTTGAATCGTTCGTACTGTTCTCAAATTCCTATTATCCATTGATAGTGGCTTATTATACGGGGCAGGAAGATATTGATGTTAAAGACGCTTTTGGAAGGCTTGATGATTTGTTAAAATCTTCAAAGGAAATTGAGCCTCTCTTTTCTTTACATGCTTCAAATTTTTCAAGAATAGATTTTTGGGAATTGCTTGATATGTTTACAGATTGCCAAACTAAGCTGTGGACAATTGATAATTCGTCAAGATGGCTTCGTTCTGCTATTATTGGAAGGTATGCGACAAATATTGTTCTTGAAAGAGTTTTGAAAACTAGGGAAACATTTGAAAATGTTGCGTCTCAGTTAGGTTCTAATAACCCTCAAGATGATTGGGTAGATATTGCAAAGAATAATTTTGTTGAGGAAGAAGACTATGATTCAAATAATGGTGGGGGAATGTTCAAGATAAATATTCGTTCAACGGGTAATTACAATATTCCGAATATTGTTGATAATTTGGATTCAAAGAAAATCTTAGGGAAGGATATTGATAAGAATTTGAGAATAGAAAATAACGATTTAGCTGTATTGCAATATGAGGCGGCAGTTAATCAAGCATTGGATACTATTATTAATTCTTTGAAAGGTTCTATTCCCGAATTTCCTGATTATGGTTTGTCAAATGAAGCGATAGGAAGTTCTGTAAATGCAATTCAGTATCCTTCTTTGTTCAAGCATCTTGTCGGAATGTTTCAAAGAGACGCTCGTTGGGTGGAAGTAAATCTTTTAGACTTGTATCGAAAAGAAGATTCAATCTTTATGAAAATACAAGCTAAAACAGTCACGAATAATTTCATTGTAACAAATATTCAGATATGATAACAAAAGTAAATAATACGATTTCTTTTTTAAAGAATCTTTGGATTGAGGTTTTCTTAAATAAGACAGATAAGGTGTCCGACATTACGGATAACTCAGTCTTGAATGCAGTAGCTTATGCGTCAGCGAAAGTTGCCCAGAAGGCAATTAAAGATGTTGCAATTGTCGAAGCTCAAATTTTCCCCGAAACCGCAGCAGGGGAATACCTTGATAGAGCAGCAGCTTTGTTTGGGGTTACAGCTCGATATGGAGCATTAGGTTCTTCTACTTATATCAGGGTGTATGCAGAACCTGGAACTCAATACATTGCTGGGGAAAATTATTTTGTCAGTACTGATGGAGTAAGATTTGCTATTGAGAATTCTGTAACGATTGGGGAGTCTGGTTATGGATACGTAAAAGTAAGAAGTGAATCATTAGGGGCATTTACGAATGTTGACGCAAATAGCATTGTGAACGTTAACCCTATCCCACAGGGCCATTACGAATGTACGAATGAATATTATGCCATTGGTGGAAGAGATTCTGAAAGTGATGAAATGTTTCGTAGAAGAATCTTGAATCATCAAAATGTGTATGCTTCTTCGACAATTGAAAAATTGACTCAAATTTTCCAAAATTTTGATAACCGAATTTTAAAAGTTATGTATATCGGAATTATGGAAGATTCTTTTATTCATATTCAATTAGCAACTCAAAATGGACAGGAACTTACTTTTTCCGAATTGAGAACATTGCTTGAAAAATCTGCCCCCTATTTTGGAATAGGAGATATGGCAGTGTCAGGGAAATTAGTTGGAATTAAACTAGAGAACGCTTCGTGGTATGAAGTGGGAGGTGAATCTGGAATAGATTTTAGATGTGAAATTGAGGCAGGGTATGATATTTCAACAGTAAGGAAAAATATTCAAATTGGGCTGACAAAGTATTTTGACTTTAGGTTTTGGGAACCTGGACAAAAAATTGAATGGGATGATTTATTGGAGATTGTAAAAAACACGGAAGGCGTCAGATATGTTGCCTCAGAATGGTTCAAGCCGAATTTAGATGAATTGGTTCCAGATTTTATGCTTCCAAGAATTAAGAAATTCATAATGAGAGATTTGGACGGCAATGTAATGTTTGATGAAGAAAATGAATTTTCCCCACTGTTCTATCCGGCAGGATAAGGTTGTTTTTTATCTAAAAAAGAAATAAATTTACAAATCTAAAAATTTTAAATTATGAAAGATTTTGAATTAAAGCTGGTGCGCCAGGAATTTACTTCAACAGCGACTATTGGAGTTTTATATGTTGACGGATTGAAAGTTTGTGATACCTTAGAAGACACGAGACGAAAGCTTCCGGAATCTTGCCCATACACTTCTAAGGGAGAAACATGTAAATGTCCGGAAAAAGTTTATGGGAAAACTTGCATTCCTGCCGGACGTTATAAAGTTGTATATCGGTATTCTCCTAAATTTGGAAAGGAATATCCGGCACTTGAAAACGTTCCTCATTTCTTAGGAATATTGATTCATGCAGGTTCAACTGTTGAACATACGGAGGGGTGTATTTTGGTTGGCGAGAGAATTCCTGGAAAAGAGCAATTGAAGAATCAATTCGATACGATTAGCCGTGTCAAGAAACTTATTAAGAATTCAATTGACAGTGGCCAGCAAGTTTGGATAACAATTGAATGATGAGTTATGAGAAAAATTTTAATCGCAATTGCGTTTTTTGTTGGGCTGAATATTTGGCTTTGTTCGTGTAGTAAAAAAGTTTATGTTCCTGTTGAAAAAGTTATTACGACAACAGAAATTATTCGGGACACAATTATTCAGGTCCAAATTGAAAAAGAAAGTGTCGGAAATACTACTTCCGACACTACGAGCACAGTTGAAACAAAATATGCTCGTTCAACTGCTACGTATCATGGGAAAACTGGAATTCTCGAACATAACATTGAGAATAAGCAAGACAGTATTCCAGTGAAAGTAGTATATAGAGACAAAGAAGTTACTAAGGAAGTTCCTACTCCTTATCCTGTTGAGGTTGAAAAGAAGGTTGAAGTTCCTAAAAGAATGCCATTAAGATGGTGGGAAAAGATTTTCTTCTATGCAGGAATGTTTTCAATTGGATTTAGAGTGTTTTTAATTGTAAGAAAACTCAATAAATAACTTAGCATGGCTTCAATAAAATTAAAAGAATTTCCTCATATTGGCTGTGGGTTTACAATTTATACTCAGATAATACCTTTGGCTGGCTTAGTTGCTATTTTAAGGGCAGCAAGGGAAAATGAATATTCTCTTTTTAGGTATTCAAAAGATGGCGGAAGAACATATTCTAATTGGGAAGTTTTTTCAAATAATTGTTTGGAAAAATTGGGAAGGCTTACTGATAGTGATGATTTAGTTTTAGACTATGTGACAAAGCCATTTTCAGCACCTAAAGTTTTTCAAAGGAATTCCCCAAAACAGGCTTCAGCAATTATTTACGATAAAACGATTTTTAAGACATTTTTTGACAGTAACGACCCACAGGTTTTAGCATGGGCAATAAATGTCTTAGAGAAGCTTTTTGAGCCTGGAATAGTGCCTTTGTATGTGAGTCGTAATAATCAGGATGACTATAATTCTTTCTTTTTAGCGATAACGCATTATTTTGCGTTTATTGTTATTTATTCCAGAAATTATCGGCAGTTAGAAAACAGCGATTTGTTGATGAAAGAATTTATTGAAAATTGGGGAATCGTCTACGAAAACATTGAAACACTTGACCAGCGAAGATATCTATTTTTGAATTGGATTCAAGAATTTTACAACAGAGGGACTGATAAAATTGCTGCAACAGGTAGCGAAATAGAAGGCGAACTTAGGAGATTAGTTGGCTATGAAAAACCAAATGAATTTATTTTTGCGGTTTTACCCCCAGAAAGTGTGGGCTGGTGTTTAGGCTGGAGTTCTCCGACTTGGTATGGCACTGAAACTGTAAATGAAGTTTCGAAAGGGTGGGATTTTGGTACTGATTATTCCGGAAATATTTCAACGGATTTGATTAAGTTTGCGAACGATGAAATCGTAATGAAAAAGACTGGGGCACCAGAATTGAATGAAATTCAAACGGAATACCCCTGGAAGATATACACAGAAGATGAACTTCCTACAGATTATTCTGAAATTAATGCAGCTGGTGTTGGGAAGCTTTCTGACTACCCGATTATTGGAACAGTTGAGCGCAGGTTTGTTGATGGAATGTATGTTTTTCAGCCAAAAGGTTATGGAAGAGTTGGAATTTCTACAGAAATAGACAAAACAAAAGTATTGGAAGTTTATCCAGGCCTTGATTACGAAATTACTGTATGGGTGCGAGCATTAAATCTTGGAAATCAGAATATAGAATTTGGTGTTCATTGTTATGATTCAAATTTACAGTTAATTAATCAGGTTAGAATCACCGATTGGCGCGAAACAAATAGCTTTTTTGAAGGCGAACGCTATCAAAGCCCATGTAAAATTCCAGGAGTGTATTACCGATTGAGGGGAATTATATACAATATTCTTGAAGAAAAGGATGAAAATTTGTATTTGAATTTCGAGAATGGAAGGCCATTGAGATTCATGGGGGGTGTAAAATATATGGCCCCTTATATTGTTCAAAATAGGGATTCAGTTTCTTGCGATATTTTAATTGCTGGGATTTGTTTAAAACCATTGAAATTACCATTTTCTCAGGGGTATTTAGGACAAAAAAATGTGATTGCTATGTATTCCCAAATAAATTCTTCAAGAACTAAATCAGATATTGAAGAATTCATTAAAAGATATTTGGTTTCCTATAAAAATGTGGCATCTTATACTTGGCTCGATTGGGTAGTAAGAAATTCTTATTTCCTTACTTTTAATGTGAAAAGAGAATTAGATGGCCAGCCTATTGAAAATGCGCAAGTAACACTAAGTAATGGGTTCACTTCTCAAACTGATAAGAATGGGTATGTAAGATTTGAGTTGCCAAAGAATTCAAATATTAGTTGGGAAATTTCTGCAAAAGGGATTACTTCACAGGGGTCAGTTTCTTTGGATAAAGACGTTACGGTTGACGTAATTATGAATCTTCCTTTACACGTAGAAATTGAAATTGTACAACAGGGCTGGGGTGAAGCAAGGGTCGAAGGAAGCTGTTTACCAAGAACGGAAATTACCTTGATTGCAACTCCAAATCCAGGATATTCGTTTGTAAAATGGAATATTGTTACAGATTTGACAGAGGATTCTCGAAATCCTACACAGTATTGGGTTGGTGACCATGATTTATATATTCAAGCTATTTTTGAGGAGATAAGCGATTAAATTTCGAACAAAATATTTTAATTATGAGCAAAATAAATATTCATAGAGGAACTTTTCTTGAAAAAGAAGAACTGACCCGAATGATAGGGTTTCTTTCCGAAAAATCTGAAGTTTCAGCAATTTTTGCGGCTTCGATTTCTTTTGGTTTGGTGTCTCCTGGAGGAAAAGCTGGTGGGGCATTTAAAGTAATGGCGTCTACGACAATTGGAGCCGTGAATATTCTTGGCGGATATGTCATTGGTTCGGATTTGAAAGCGTATAAAGTTGAAAATCAGATTGATTTCCCTATTCCAAATGACCAAAAGTATTATTGGCTAAAAGTTAAGCCTGATTCTAGGAATTATGAGAATGGCTATGTTCAAGTTGATACATCGGGAAATGTTTCTGGAACAGTTCGTTTTAATGGAATTGTAAGAGGTCAAAGTTCAGGTGTTCCGACTTGCATTAGATTTGTCAAAGATGATGGTTCTAAGCCTCTTAATGACAAAGTCTATCAAGTTGTTGACATTATCAATGATAATAATATTATCCTCTCTGGAGGGGTATCTTTTCAAGCCGAAAGTCAATTAAGGGTCATTGTTCTTGGAAGTATTCCAATGGGGCAAAGATTTACCGATGAGCAATTAGAAGGTCTATACACTTTTGATTCCTATAAATTAGAATTAATTGAAGAACCTTCTGAGGGAACAATGCCTCATAAAGAAGATAATGAATATTATATTGCACGATTAAGGAATAATGGAGGTTCAATTACGATTCTTGATGAACGCACTCAATATTGGTCTTTAGGAGGTTCTGGGGGGTCGGGAAGTGAAACTTATACGATATTTATCAACCCTACTCCTGCGGATGCACAAGTCATTATAGACGGAGTTACTACCAACACTGTTCAAGCAGTTAGCGGAAGAACATTGGCATGGTCAGTGTCAAAACCTGGATATATCACGAAGACTGGAAATTTGCTAGTCTCTAATAAAGATGAAACTCTTAATATTGTTTTGGAAGAAGACACCGAGCCAGGAAGGGAAGTGGAAATTACTGTAAGGACTTCAGATGGAGGGACTTCTCAAGGGGGAGTTTCAATTAATAATTCTACGACAATTAATAAAGCTGAAGATTCTATTTCCGTGCCCATTGGGACTTCAGTTCAGATATGTGCTCAAGCCGCAGCGGGTTATCGCTTTTCACGATGGCTTAGAGATGATTCCCCATATAATCAAATTGCTGTACAAAATGTCGTTGCACAAGCAGATGAAGTTTATGTGGCTGAATTCGTTGAAGATACTCAAGATGATTTTTGGGACTTCGAAACTAAGACTGCTGACGGAGGATATGAACTGTTTACCGTACCGACTCAAGCCGGAACTGGTGAATATGAAGGCGTCATGGTAAAGGTGAATGAAGGATAATGAAAAGTGTCGGCCACATATATTGCGTCACCTGTCTGCTCACTGGGAAACTGTACTTTGGTCAGACGGTGACTCCTATTGGAGATAGATGGGTTCGACATTTGAGTAGTTCTAAGAAAGGTTCAAATCATAAGTTCCACAGAGCCATTCGAAAGTATGGTGCGGAGAACTTTATCGTTGAAGAGGTTTTGACTGTTTCCGCTCCTACGAAAGAGATTCTGAAGAAGAAACTTGACTACGTTGAAATGAGGCTTATAAAGCGGTTCAACACTAAGATTGACGGGTATAATTCGACAGATGGTGGAGATAAAGGAACTGTGGGATTGAAAATGTCTGAAGAAGCCAAGAAGAAAATTTCTGAAGCAAAACGTCGTGAAAATTTATCTGCTGAACAGAGGAAGAAACTGTCAGAATCAAAGATAGGTGAGAAGAACCCCTTTTATCATAGAACTCATTCAGAAGATTCAAGAAAACGTATTTCTGAAAAGAAGCGTGGGGAGAACCATCATTTCTTTGGAAAGAAATTTACTGATGAGCATCGAAAGAAACTTTCGGAAGCGAGGCAAAGATATTTGAAAAATAAATTAAATTCATAATGAAATGAAATTATATTATACCACAACAACAGGATATAATGCTGAACAGCCAAATCCAGAACGTTCTTTAGGGGGTTTTAAATCAAAAACCCCTGTTTCGAACGATGATTTTAGTAATATTTTTGATGAAATATCATTAATGACAATGAAGTCTGAAAGAGACGAGTATCGTGCGATAGTCATTAAGAATGAATTTAACGAGCCATGCCAAAATATTACAATAAAAATAAGTCGGGAAGAACATGCTATCTGTTCCTATAAAATGGCTGTTGGTGAGATGAATATTGTAAATAAATACAATCAAAAATCAATGGAGAATGTTATTGCGCCAACAAATAAACCGTTTAGAGCAAAATTCATTGATATGACAGACGATGCAATATTAGAAATCGGAAATTTGGAAGCAGGGGATGAAATAGGGCTGTGGATTTGTAGACATGTTGATATAGACAAGGCTAAAGAGCAATACAATTTAGTTTGCGAGCCAGACCCAGCTGACCCCACAGGAAGACGTTATAAACCTGTGACTCACCCTATGCAGGAGTCTGTTAACGTAATTATTGATTGGGAATAGAATTTGAAGTATGCTATATTCACACAATGAAACTTTAAAAATAGTTCTAAGAATATACGAATATCTGCAAATGAAAGTAAAGAAACAGCCCAGAACTTTGAAGATGGATAAACCGTTACATCGTTCTGCGGTTGTTTCTTTTTTACAAAGTTTACCGTCAACGGCAGGAGCAGATTTTATTTGGAATTTTTTGGTTTTCCAATTCTATGTATTTTCAGAACAAGGCCATAAGCAAAAACCAATGCCAAGTTGGTTTATGGGAAAAGAAGCTTGGAGACGTTGGAATGATTATTCTGATGAAGCAAAATGGCATTCAAGGGATTGGGCAAAAGAGAATGGGTTTAGGAACCCTGTAATTTCCCAAAGTTACACACCTATTTCAGAAGAAGTTTTTAGGAAAGAAAAGCTACGAATGTCAAGAATTTCAGGTCCAAATTTTTGTATAGCAAAGTTCGGAGAGGATTCCTATCATCCTGATGATGAAATATGTTTTTCATGTCCTTTTAAAAAGGATTGCGAAATATTGTTTTCGAGGTGTAAAGACGGGAAAACTTTATTAAAAAATATTTTGCTAGCCGAAAAAAGCCCAGAAGAGGCTAAACAATTAAGTGGGTCGAACGTTACAATAAGGAAAGTAATGCGTACAAATAACTATGACAAAGACGATTGAAAGATATCAAATATGTAAGAAGTGTGGAAAATATAGGTTTATTGTAAATCGAACAAAATGCCTTTGCGATGACTGTAATTACAGGAGGCTTCACGAAGGGATGTCTAGGGCTGAAGTTCGGGCTGAAAAAAGTAAAGCAAAGAAACCTAAAATGCGACGCGCAACGGGTGAATTGGCTCTCTTTAAGGAAATATGGGCGGAGCGTCCTCACATTTGTACGCATTGTGGGAAACGTCTCTTAGAACCGCTTAAACCAATTTACTTTAGTCACATTAAGTCTAAGGGTGCTCATCCGGAGTTAAGGCTTGAGAAGAGTAACATTGAATTGACTTGTGAAGAATGTCACCAAAAATATGAATTTGGAAAACGAAAAACGTGTTAGTTATGGAAGAACCTAAAAGAAAGCTTTTATTCGAATTTCGCGATAAAAGCAAACAAATAATTAGGAAAAATTATATTATACAGTTCAGGGGTGATTTAACCGATGAAGGAGAACCAACTATCGTATTAAATGATTTCCCATTAGGGCTGAAAGGGGATAAAAATCCCGTTATTAATTTAGTCTTAGTCTATTCAAATATTGATGAAAGGGACGAGGACTTACAGGCTTTGAAAGATTTAATTGATTAAAATAAAATAATTTTTATATGAAAACGACTGCTAATTATATGATAGTTGCAGATACCGAAACAGGTGGGCTTCCAAGCAAGGCTTCTAAAGGAAAGCCAGAAAAGAAGGCTTTTTTCGATGTTGCATTATGTGAAATTGCATTAGTTGTGATTGATTTGAATGCCTTGAAAATTGTTGATGAGTACGATGCAATTATTCAGCCTTACAAAGACGGACTTGAATATAATCCTGAAGCTGAGAAAGTTCATGGCCTTTCAGTTTCAAATTTGAAGGAAAATGGCCAAAACGCGAAAGAAGTTTACCAAAAAGTAAAGTCCTTTTTGGTTAAATATAAAAATCCGCGAATTGGTTCAATTTTATGCGGGCATAATTTTCAACTGTTTGATATACCCTTTTTTGAAGGCTTGTTTGAATTTTATGGAGATTCTTTATGGGAATATGTGAAGTTCGTAGAGGACACTATGAAATTATCATGGTATAGGGCAGTTGAGCAGGAAAATTATAAGCTTGGAACCTGTTGCCGACTTGAAGGGGTCGAACTTGTTGACGCTCATAGGGCGTTGAATGATACAAGAGCGAATGCCCTTCTTATGTTAAAATACATAGAGAAGTTCCGAGGGGTTGGAGTTTCTACCCCTGTGGCGTCAACGAAAAAAGAATCAAGATTCAGAGAAGGATTTCAGTTGGTGTGATATGATACATTTTAATGAAGATTCAAAATTGTCATATAAGCAGCTTGATACAGTTTTTTCTACCGCATTTAATGTGATAGAGTCTTTGCCGCCAGTTGCAATAAATCAGCTAGTTAACGGATATTCAGGCGATATTGATTCCCTTTTATCAGAAATTTTTATCCAAACAAATAATGTACTGACGTTAAATTCAACTTTAGAAACAGAACGTCTTGATTATATAGACCAATTAGAAGAGTCTATGGATGAAACTTTAAAAATTCAGTCCTATAATTATTTCAAGACGACAATGCTTCCGAACTTCCGTCAGGGGTGGAGAAATCTTGAGTGGGGAAACATGGTACAGCTCTATCCGAATAGTGCTTATCTTGCTGCCCGTTCCCACGGAAAATGTTTTGCGAGGGGGACAAGAATTTTAATGTCAGATTTTTCGGTGAAAAATGTTGAGGACATTTATCCAGGAATGGAGGTGATGGGCGTTGATTTTACCCCGAGAAAAGTTTTGACACGTCATATTGGGCGTTCACAGATGTTCAGAGTCGAACAGGAAAATGGAATGCCTTATGCTGTAAATCGAGCGCACATTTTATGCCTGTGGGATACAAAGAAGAAAAAATATGTTGAAATTGAGATGGGGCAATTCTTGAAGTATCCTGTGAAGAAACAAAGAAGATTCCAGGGGTATAGGGTTTTTTCCTACGATAAGCCTGTCTTCGAAAGAGGGAATATACGTGTTGAACCCATAGGGGAAGAATCCTATTATGGTTTTATGTGCGACGGAGACCATATATTCCAGTTGGAAGACGGAACCGTTGTTCACAACTCTTATGAGTTTTGCATGGCATTTCCATTGTGGAGGTTGTACAGTTATAGACGACCAACGTTTATGAGACCTGACATTCCCGATAATAAGAATCGTCAGGAAACCTGTATTATCACCAACACGGAGAAGCTGGGTAAACAGCACATTGACAAAGTTGTTGAGGAAATTCGAGTAAACGAGGCTTTAGCAGCAAAGTTGAATCCTACTGGAAAGGCTTCTTTGGCCGCAACTAGTATAGAATGCGAAAATGGAACGAAGCTTCATTTGCGCGGAAAGGACGGGTTTATTCGAGGGCTTCATGTTGGGGCGGCAGTGAGTGATGACTTGCCGGACGAAAGTAGTATTTATTCCTTGGAACAAAGAGAAAAACTTAGAGACCTGTTTAAAGGAGCAATCACCCCTATCGTTGAGCCGTATGGATACAATATTGTAGATGGAACCCCATATCAGCAAGAGGACTTATACGCGGAACTTAAAAAAGACCCCAAATTCAAAGTTTTTGAATACCCAGCAATTTTCCCGGACGGGCGTCTATTAGCTCCAGACCGTTTTACATGGAAGAAACTTATGGAAGAAAAAGCATCTCTTGGGACTCTCGTATTTTCTCGAGAATATTTGGTTGTACCTATATCTGACGACAGTACGATTTTCCCTTGGGAGATACTAAAGAGAAGCACAATCGGTATGGAAAATGTCAGGCTCGTTGAGAATATAGAGTCTTTTCCTATTAAGCTTCAAAGAGTTGTTATTGGTTGTGACTTTGCCGTATCTGGTAACGTTGGTGCCGATTATACCTGTTACACGGTTTGGGGGAAAGACATCCAAGGAAATTATTATCTTTTGTATATTTTCCGAGAAAAGGGGCTGTCTCATAATGAACAAATTCAGAAGATAAATTTGCTGAATCAAACATTTAAGCCAAATGAAATTGTCGTTGAGAACAATGGGTTTCAAAATATTTTGGCGGACATGTGCGTTCAAATGGGCATTAGAAATATTACTCCGTTCACTACTACTTCGGGAAATAAAAAGGACTTGAGAACTGGATGGGCGTCACTTGCAGCGTTATTTGAGAGAGGAGCTATTAAATGCCCTTATCATCCGGACACTTCTCAAAAAATAGACCAAATGTTTGGAGAATTTAATTCTATTGCATTTAGAAGTGACAAGGGAACTCTCGAAAGTATTAGTGGGCATGATGATACGGTTTCCTCTTCTTTTATGGCAATTAATAGATTAAGAGAAAGCACCTTAATGATTAAAGTTGATGCAGTATAATTATGGCAAAGAAAGTTGACGCAGTATTGAGTCCAAGTTTTGTTGAAGAAATGCTTAGATTGGCGTTTTCGAACAAACAGTTTGCGGAATTGGTTGTTGATAATCTCGATTTAAGTAATTTCCCCCGTGAATTAGGAGGCTGTAAAGCGATGTTAAAAGTTCTTTCGGATACCTTAAAGAAGTCTGGAAGTCTTGCTACATTTGGAATGGTTGAAATGACCTTCCCAAATAATGAAGATGTTTCTAAAAAGATTTCTGAAGTTAAAGCGTTGAAGATTCCTGATTTTGAACCAATGGTTCGACAGTTAGAGACTTTCATTCGTAGACAAACATTTGTTGCAACTCAGCATGAAATTTCTGACATGTATAATGAAGGGCGTCCAGAGGAAGCTATGCTTTTATTGGAAAAGCGAATGTCTGAAATAAATTCTTTTTCCTTGGACAAGTTTCGGGGGAAGTTTGTTCGCGTATATCGAGATTTTTATCGTAATATTGGAAGCGCACAATTAAAGGCTGAAGATGAGATTCGTAGAGCAAAAATGCCAACAGGTATAACAACAATCGACGAACTTACTGATGGGGGAATCCCACGTCAGGATACCGTTTTGTTAATTATGCGTTCCGGAGTAGGTAAATCAACAGCTCTGAAGTATTTTGCATGGTACAACACATCAATTGCGCATAATCACTGTTTACATTTTCAGTTGGAGGGTGGTCTAGATGAAGCGGTTGTCAAATTTGACCAAATGTTGGCGAATACCACTTATTCGAAAATAATGAAAGGCGAAGTCACAGATGAGACACGCCAAAGGATTTCGGCATTAATAAAGAGAGCCGCAACGGTTAACAGTGATATTGATGTATATGCGTCTGAAGAAATGATGGACATGACTGTGGCGGATTTGGTTCAGGCTATAGAAGATTATAAAAAAGAGTATGGATATTATCCGGATTTAATTACTGTCGATTCAATCGATTTGTTATTGACTGGTGAAAATAAGAAGATTGATTTTGACCCGAATTTTATTAAGTATCGGTTGCAAAAATGCGCTCAGAGATTAAAGGATATCGCAAAGAAATACGATTGTGCAGTTATAACTGCAACACAGACTGGGGACGTACCGCTTGAAGTGTGGAATGACCCTACTCGCGTAATTACTCGTCAAAATACAGAAGGCGATAGAACACTTATTAAGCCTTTTTCCTTTGTATTTACTGGGAATATTACAATAGAAGAAGGGAAGGAAAATATCGCCCGTATTTATTGTGATAAATTGCGTAATTACCGAAATAATGGAATTATAATTAGAATCCCTACAAATTATGAGAATGGATTTTTCTACGACATACCCCGTTCAACAACTGTTGAGCAAGTCTTAGATATGTCTGCACTCGATAAATTGGAAAGCAGGCGTTCTAGAAAAGGAAATGGTGATTCGGCTGTTGGCGAGAAAAAGGAACGAGTTGAGATATCCCCAGGAGTGTTTGGTACAAAAGTATCAGGGGAAAGTGATTCTTCCGTTAGACAGCCAAAAGAGACGTTAAATAAGCGCAGCGAAAGACAGTCCCTGAAGGAGTATTTACAAAAAAGGGCAATTTCATAATTGATAGACATGAGGTACGATAAGGAACGTATAATTTCAGAATTTAATTTATCCCCTTTTGGAGCTCAAGGGTGGCTGACGAATAAGGATATGCCATGCCCCTTTTGTGGTAAAATGGGAAAATGGGGGGTGATATTTAATCAAGACGGAAGGGCGACGTTCCACTGTTGGAAATGCCCAAGAAAAGTTTCTGTTTTTGAATTTTTAAAGAAACTCGGAAGGCTCGACCTTACGAAACGTTCTTATTCAGTTAAATTAAATGAATTAGAGGACTGCCCCAAAATTGGCGAGCTTCAGGTTGAACATTCAAAATGGATGGATTCTGATGAATCTGAAGCAAAGCAGGAATTAAAGCCTGTTGTTCTCCCATTAAGAATTAAGCCGTTGGTTGACGACCCCTATTTGGACAGTCGCGGATTTAAAAAAGAACATTATGAGGAATTTGAGCCTTCCTACACTGATACCCCCTTAGAGCCAAAATTAAAGAATTTCATTATTTTTAAGATGAAAGTCGATGGCGTGTGCGTAGCATGGTGGGCTAGAAGTAGGTATTCAAAGGAATGGCACAAAGAAAATCTTGAGGCATACAAGCGTCACGAGGCTGACTTGGTGTTACGTTACAGGAACTCCGAGAACAACTTTCAAGACCTGTTAGGGGGTTGCGATGAGTTGATAGAGGGGAAGACTGAAACGGTCATAATCGTTGAGGGCATCTTTGACAAAGTGAATATCGACAACCTCTTAGGACTTCAACATCTTGACGACATTAAGTGTTGCTTCACGTTCGGGAATAATATCGGTCAAGGACAGATTAACATGATGCTCAAGAAAGGTATCAAGAACGTCATACTTCTGTACGATTTTGGAACTATAAACGAGAGCAAAGAGTCGGCATTAAAGATGAAGGAACTGTTTGACCGTGTGTACGTGACAGCGATTAGGAAGCCAGGAATAGACCCTGGAAACATTGATTTGGAATATCTCGAAGAAGTTTTGAGGGGTGCGGTCGACCCAATTAGCTTCTTTTATAATAAAGTGGAAATAAAAATTTGAGCAATTATGGACAAAGTAAGAGAAGAAACCTGTGAGGACAAAGGACTGCGCCACAGACAGTTTTTGACACGGCTTCAATTAGAGTATCTGACTCACAAATTACGTTCCTCTATATACCGTAATGGAACGTATGCGTCAGTCGCAGCGGATATTGCTAAGAAGAAGCGGTTGAAGATTATTGAGTTGAGTGTGAAATTCAACGTCGACAGCATATTCACTCCTGGATATAATGTGGCGGAGTTCGTCGAAAAGAATTTCTGGGGAAAGAAAGGTCTTCCAGCGTTTCAGTACAAAGACGAAGAACAGAGAAGAGTTCAGGGAAATTATGACCGTTGGTATATCCTTTACAGGGACACCAAAGTCCTGTACAAAGGGACGATAATGGAGGTCGTAAGCAACAATCCTGCTAAGGAGGAAGTCAAAATTCGAGGCTCGAAAGGTGATTTTCTCGTTAAATATAATGACATCACAATTATAAACAATTTTGATTGGTTGTAACATTCATTTTAATCATTTAAAGTATGAAATTAAGAATCGTAAACAAGAGCACAAATGCTCTGCCGGAGTACAAAACTCCAGACAGTTCGGGTATGGACTTGCGTGCCTATCTTCCCGAGGGTTCAATCACATTGGCTCCGATGGAGCGTAAAATCATCCCTACTGGTTTGTATATGGAAATCGAACAGGGGTACGAGGGTCAGGTGAGACCTCGCAGCGGTTGCGCTGTTAAACAGGGTCTGACCGTAATCAATGCTCCTGGAACCATTGACGCTGACTATCGTGGGGAAGTAGGTGTTCCGTTGATTAACCTGTCGACAGAACCACAAACTATTGAGAATGGTGACAGAATTGCCCAAATTGTCTTTGCCCCCTATGCAAAAGTCGAGGAAGTTGTCGAAGTTTCTTCAGTCGAAGAACTTACTGATACAGAAAGAGGAACTGGAGGATTTGGCCATACTGGAACAAAATAATTTCGATTTTTATTGAGAAAAATCATTAGGATTCGAATTATTTACGTTATATTTGTACCGAGATAAGTGATAATTTATTTCTAAAATAGAATTTTAACCAAAAAAGAAAAACGATTATGGCAAACAATGCATTAGCACTTCGCATGAAGTACAGAAAATTTTCGAAAGAACAGTTGGAAGAAATTGTTAACAATGAGGAATCAACCGAATTGGAAGTAAAAATTGCTCAGGAATTTTTGGAAAAAATGGGCGGTGAAGCGGAAGAAAAGAAGGAAGCTCCTAAAAAGGCTCCGAAGAAGGCTCCGGTAAAGAAAGAGGAAGAAAAAGAGTCTGAAGATGAAGACGGTGATGGTTCACCAGAAGCAGCTATGAAGCGTCAGAACAAACGCAATTCGAATTATCAGTCCGAAGAAAAGCTTACCGAAGAAGAAGAAGCCCGTCTTGCCGCTGCTGAAAAAGAATATGACAAGCGTCAGAAAGAAAGAAAGACCCCTTCTAAGTCAGACAAATCAATGAGAGAGGGTGCCAAGGCCGGAAAATCTGAAAAATCGCGTGAAACAAAACGACAGAATCTTGAAGAATCAACAGAGGTTCCAGGACTGAAAGTTGGCTCAAAAGTAACGTTGAAAGGTTCCAGCACTGTTGGCGAAGTTGTTCGTTTATATCAGTCCGGCGATGGAAAAGAAAAATGTATGGTTAAGTTTGGTGATGATAAGCCTGTGAAGAAACGCGCAACAGCGTTGGAACTGGCTGAGGATACTCAATCTGCGCCTGCAAAGAAAACGCCGAAAAAGAAATAACAAATGGACGGTGAATCTATAGTTTTAGTAAAAGGAATTTCTGGAAGTGGTAAGTCCACAAGGGTTTACCTCTTCCTGGAATTTTTAGAATCCTTAGGGATGGAACTTCTCCCGTATAAGTTCAAAACTCTTGACGGAAAGGAAAAGGAAGTTGGGGTTTATTCACCTGACTTTAATATGGTTTTTGTGGGAAAGTTTTACGAGAACGGGGGAGTTCGTCGTTGGCAGGGGTATGATAGCATGACTTCAAGACTTTGCAAGGCTGAGGGGCTTTCCTTCTTCCTAGAAGAAGTTTCGAAGGCAGGTCATGGAGTTCTAATTGATGGGGCAGGTACGACAGTTTCTTGGAGATTGCGTCCTTTGAGTTTGTGTGAGAGTTCAGGTTTTTCAAACATTCTTCACGTTCGCTACGATTATCGTGATGACCAGTGGGATGAATACTGTGCTCGGATAACATATCGCTCTGGCGAGCCTCCAAAGGGGGATTGCATGTGGAGAAAGCACCGTACTTTCCTTCACGATTTTGAAAAGGCTCAAAGAGAGAGAAAAGAAGTGAACGATGCCGGAGGGAATGTGGTTTTACATGACCAACCCTATGATTCTCCAGTGTGGGATTTAGGTGTCCACATTTTAAAATTTTTCGAACTTTCTGAGTTGTGTGATGAATTTATTGCTTTTTGTAAAAAATCAGATTATATAGACAGAAATTCGTTTAAAACATTTGAAAATGGGAAAAAGAAAGGAAAATGAGTTTATTCCAGTCCCATTAGAAACATTTAATTGGTTTTTGTATTGGATATGCGAAAGAATGAATATCTTCTGGAAGAAGTACAATGGACAGGTTGGACCATGGACAGACGATGAAATACTTCGGAGATTCAAGTTTACGAATGTTTATAGATGCCTTGACCGTGTGAGCCAATACCTGTTGAGTCGTGTAATTTACAACGGAAAACAGTATGAGCCAGAAGATATGTTCTTTCGCATATTGCTTTTTAAGCATTTCAACAAAAACGAAACTTGGGACTTGCTTGAAAAAGAATTTGGTGATATTACCTACGAAGTAGGGCTAGAAAATATTGCTAAGTTCTTAGATGAAGTAATTGAAAGTGGTGATACAATTTATGGGAATGCGTATATCGTTAATTGCTTCTTTTATCAATACCCCGAATACAAGCATATCACGGGGATGAGTAAGCATCGGGCGCATTTTCGTATCTTCGAAGATGAAATATTTCAGAATGGTCATTTGTATGATTTTCTGGAGGCAAAGTCTTTTGAAGAATTGTATTGGGTATTTCGAAAAATGAAAATATACGGGGACTTTACTGCACAACAGTATTGCATCGACTTGAATTATTCCCCTTTGTTTAATTTTTCGGAAAATGATTTTGTCATTACTGGTCCAGGGTCTTTAAAAGGAATCGGGTGGACATTTGAAGGAGCGTCCGGGAAACGTTATGATTATGTGGGAGTAATTAAATGGGTTCACGAAAATTTCGAAGAATTGATGAATAAATTTTGCAAAGAAAGCGGTATGAAATGGAATCCCTTACCTTGGGAACCTGTTCCGACTTTAACAAATTTGCAAAACTGTTTCTGTGAGACAAGTAAGTTTGCCAAGGGGCTTGGTGCTTCCTTCAATAAAGGGCGCAATGAAAGAATCAAACACACGTATGAAAAAAGCTCCAAGGAGATTAATTTTGTCTTTCCTCCTAAATGGAATGCGGTTCTTCCTAAGCCAGGAGAATTTATTGTTGAATAAATAATTTAGAGATATGTTTTTTCAAGCAGAAAATTTAAGTAGTGCCCTCATCCTATTAAGTCGGGGGCTAGTTGAAAGAGGAATTGATGTTACAAGAAGAGGCTTTCAATGTAGAGAATTTCCTGGGGCAGTTTTGATTGAAATTTCAAATCCAACTGACCGTTACGTTCGTATTCCGGAACGTAAATGGAACAAAACATTAGGATGGATTGAAAGTTTGTGGCTTGCTCGTGGAGATAACAGTTTGGAAATGCCTGCAAGCTATGTAAAGAATTTGTTGAACTTTTCTGATGATGGTAAATTTATGAGAGCTGGGTATGGGCCTCGAATACGTCGTTACGGCGATAATTTTGAGTCGATGGTAACATTGTCCGGACAACTCCTTCCACGTCAGTATAAGAACGGAAAAGCAGACGATAACGGTCGCCAAACAAAGTTGAAACGGCCAGCTCCATACCAAAATGTTACTGACCAATTACGCTTTGTGATTGAAAAATTCAAACAGGATATTGACACTCGTGAAGCGGTTATTACGATTCACGACCCTATTTCTGACAATTTTAATGCTCATTATCAAAATGAAGAAGGCGGTTCAGAAAAGGCAGCTATCTTGGAAACAAAGGATACTCCTTGCACACGTTCAATTCATTTTATGGTTGTCGATGGGAAGATGAACTGTTATGTTGATATGCGTTCGAATGACCTGATATGGGGGTTTAGCGCAGTGAATGTATTTAACTTTACATTGATGCAGGAATATGTTGCGGCAATAGTGGGCGTGCCTGTCGGAAAATATTACCATAAGGTAGATAATCTTCACGTCTATAAGGATTTTATTCCTATGGTCGAAGAAATAGCTAAAAGAGACCCGAATTTATATTCTTCCGGAATAAACTTTACATACGATGCAACGTTTAAAACATTAGAGGAGTTCGACTACTGGATAGGGGAATTATCTCAATTTGAAGAGATGTGTCGTGCAGGCTTAAAGAAGGAAGATTTACTTGAAGAACTTGGATTTTTTAAAGGTTTATTTTCCGATTGGGGTAAAATAATTTATCGTTATTGGACAAAACAGCCTATCGAGTTTAAAAACCCGTTGTTGAATGAATTATTTATTGGATAGTTCACTAAAATAAATATAGCATGAATTACAAAAAAATTGACATCCTTTTAGGAATGAAAGATATCCAGAGATTGCCAAATACCCCCCACCACAGGGGGTACAATCTCTTGGAGCATGGCCTCGTAGTAGGTATGTTATTTCGTTGGTTTGCTTCCGAAGAAGACGTATCCTACGACATTAATGTATTTGACAAAGTATTGCTTCATGATTTTGTCGAAAGTGTTACTGGCGACCTTAATGCGTGCGTGAAGAAATTTAATGAAAATACTTCTTCCGCGTGGGATATCATTGAATATGAGATTTGTCATGGAGATACAGTTTTGGCACCATATTCTGATTCTGAGATTAAGTCTTTAATGTCTGATTTACAGTATCGCCTATTTAAGACATGTGATTATTTAGATTTGTGGATTTTCTGTAAAAACGAATGTGCCCTTGGGAACTCGTCTAAGAAATTATTACAGTGTATTGAAAACTGTGAGAATCTGATGAAAAAGTATTCAAAGGACTGGGAACTTTTTACAAGTATTCAAAAATTTATGTTACAGTATGAACCATAAAGGAAAGATTTATGGGCTTGTTGGGGTTATTGGCTCCGGGAAGTCTTATCGTGCAGAATTTTTAAGAGCAAAGGCCGATTCAGAAAATCGTTCGATTATTATAGGGGATTTCAGCGAGGGAATTCGTCAAACGCTTATGAATACTTTCACAGGACGTGACAGAGGTATTCAGTTAGATGGAACGGTTTATGCAAAATGGAAAGAACTGAAACAAAACATTATGCTCCCAACTTCTGGGAATTCAATAGTTCCTGATTTTTCGTTTGTATCCGGCCGTGAAATATTGCAAAATACAGGCGAATATTTGAAGAAGATAGCTGGAGAAGATATTTGGGCAAGATGGACTGTCAATGATATTACGAATCGTTTGTCTAAAATGACAATCGAGGAATCAGCAGCGTGTGATGTTGTTTTTGGTTCTCTTAGATTTCCTATTGAAGCTCAGGCAATTTTTAGGCTTTCGGCTTCATGCGGGAAAGAAGTTGAGATAATTTTTTGTGATTATCATTCTGATTCCTACGAAATAAATTCACATGTAAGTGAAAAGTTTGCTCAAACTTTTCTTTCACTTGGATGTAAAGATGGTGAAAATATAACTGAGCTTGTTAAAAAGGAATTAAGACATGAAAAGATTTAAAGAATACCTTGAAAAAAATTTACTTGATTATACACAATTATCCGACTATATAGTTGAAATTGGCGGCAAGACTTTTGAGCTGTATAAAGAAGCCTTTGACGGAGCGATGTTTGATGACAGTTTCAATTTTGTTGGAATTCCTGCTGACCCCAATCGTGGGGCTGAAGATGGAACAGTTGAGACAAACTGTGACTTCTATGCTTACCGATTTGGAGGGGTGTATTACATGTTGTCAAAAGGGCAAGAAAATGATGTCAAGTTGACACGATTGAAGTATATTGGAGCTGCAAAACAAGAATTTGAAACTAAAGTATTTCTTGGGGTTCATGGCCAATATGAGATGATGTCTGGTTCCGGGACGTATTCTGATTGGTGTAAAAAAGCTAAATTTCTTGGAGTTAACACTTTAGGGATTTGTGAAAAGAATTCGCTAGCTGGTTCTTTGAAGTTTCAGGCAGAATGTCAAAAGAACGGCCTGAAAAGTATAATTGGGATGGAATGCACCGTATATGACCAGCCAAGAGATATTAGATTCACAGTAAAAGTGTATGCAAGAAATGATAAGGGGTGGAAAGACCTTTTGACGATAAATAAGTTCATAAACTGTGACAATCCAAAATACATTGGCCTTCAAGATTTTAATCAAATTACGAGAGATAATGATGATTTGATTTTGTTTCTGGACCCCAAAACCTTAGATTATGATGTTTTATCAAGTTTAAATTTGGATGCTGCTATCTATCAGCTTGACCCATGTGAATATGTTGATAACAGTAGGGACGAATGGTATTTGAAGAACTTGAAAAAGTTCTTCATGGATAGAAATTTGCTACCTGTTCCGTCGGTTGATGCTTGGTATTTGGATGAAGAATACAGTTGTATAAGGCCTCGCCTACATAGTATTGGAGGGACAACGGCATACGAAAGTGATAATCAATATTTCAAATCAAACGACCAATTATTTACAGAGCTTTCACAGATGTTTCCAGACACAGATGAAGGCCTTATGGATGTCTATTCAAGGTTCACAGAAGGTTTGGAATTTCTTGAAAGTATTGCCGAATCTATTACTTTTGTCATTGACGTTAAAAAAAGACATTTACCGCGTTATAAAATGACAAAAGAAGAAGCCAAGAAATTTGAAACGAATGAAGACCTCTTTTGGTCTCTTATATCGGATGGGCTTGACCGTCACCCAGACCTCATTGAGGATTGGGGTGAAGAGGTTATTATGGAGCGAATAGACCGAGAAGTAGGGGTTATCAAATTGGGTGATGCAATTGATTATTTCTTAATTACGTGGGATATTATTAATTGGTGTCACAGAAATGGGATAATGACTGGAATCAGCCGTGGTTCTGCTGGGGGCTGTCTTGTTTCCTATCTTCTTGGAATTACGAAGTTAGACCCGATGAGGTATAATCTACTTTTTGAACGTTTCTTGAATGCAGGTCGTGTTAAGGTATCTCTTCCTGATATTGACTGTGACTATCCTGGGGAAGACCGTCCTCGTGTCAAGAAATACATGGAAGAACGATACGGGTGGAATCAGGTTTGTTCAGTCGGAACATATAGTGCTCTTCAGCTAAGAGCTGCGATTAAGGATATGGCCAGAGTTTATGGGCTAGATTTCCAGTCTACGAATGAGATGATGAAGGCTTTTGATGTTAAAGACAGAAAACCTGAAGATTTATTCAAAATTGCATGTGCCAATTCGAAAGTGAAGAATTTTGTTAAGAGCCACCCAGACCTTATCAATGAAGTAATGCTTATTATGCCTGCGCCTAAAGCTCAGTCAATACATGCTTGTGCAATGATGGTATTCCCGGATGAAAATGACATGTTTAGGTGGGTTCCTATTCGAAAGAGCGGTGATGAATATGTGACTGAATGGGAAGGCGGTGAAATGGATGCTGCAGGTTTCCTAAAGGAAGACGTTCTTGGAGTGAAACAGTTTGACAAATTCCAAGATATGGTTCGTTTAGTTAAGGAACACGAAGGTGTGGACTTGGATATTTTCAGTATTCCTTTGGATGACAAGGAGGTATATCGATACTTTAAGAATGGGTGGAATGAAGATAATTTTCACTTCGGAAGTTCTGGGCTGACAGGGTATTGTAAGCAAATGAAACCTGATAATATTGAAGACCTTATTGCAGCGATTTCTTTGTATCGTCCGGGAGCAATGGAGAACAACTTCCACAATGAGTTTGTGGTCAGAAAAGAAGGAAAGAAAGAGATAGAATATTTCGTTGGAACGGAATCGATTCTTAATAACACTTATGGGGTTTTCTGTATTGCGGAAAATTCTGAAGTTTTGACTCTTAATGGAATTAAGAAAATCCAGGATATTATTCCTGGGGATATGGTTAAAACTGAAGACGGGTCTTTTCAGAAAGTTTTGTTATTAAAAAATAATGGAGTTAAGAAAACAGTTAGAGTCCGTTCTAACTTTGGGAGGGAACTTGTTTGTACTCCAGACCATAAAATTTTAACAAAACGTGGATGGGTGGAGGCTCAGAATCTTGTTAAAAATGATGAACTAAAATGTTGGTTTGAAAAGCCTGTAAGAATTGACTCCTTGACGGAGAGGGAAAAACTTGAGCATTGGTTAATTGGGTATTTTATTGCGGAAGGAACTTCGACGCATTCTTCTCCATATTTTACAGTTTCAAATCTTGAAATTGCAAATAGATTAAGGGAATTGTTACTTGAATTAGATTCTGATTTTGAGGTTACAATAAAAGAACGTTCACAGGTGAAAAAATCTGGAAATGTTGGTAAATCTATCAGAGTGACTGTTAAAGCTGTTTCAGGAAAATCGAATGGATTTTTTAGTAAAAATTATCAAGAAAACAAATTTAATAGTCTTTTGAAAAAATATGGACTTTATCTGAAGAATTGCTATGAAAAAAGGTTGCCAAGTAATTATTCTTTGGATATGATTGCTGGGGTATTAGAGGGCGATGGGTGCCTGAAAAATGATACTTTGAAGATGTGCAATAATTCTCTTCTTGAGGACATATATTTTGCTTTACAGTCTTATCAGATTCATTCTTCTATTTTCCCCCGATTGAATAAATTGACAGTTTCTTGGAAAGATTTGTTTTATTGTTTACCGTATCGAATGCTTTCTAAAAAGAAAATTTCAAGAAAATCTCCTACGAATTATATGTGGGGGAGGGTGAAGGAAGTTGTACACGATGAGGAGAGGGTGGTCTATGATATCTCTGTCGAAAATATTCATAGTTTCACAGTTGGAGGAATAATTGTCCATAATTGCTACCAAGAACAAATCATGCAACTTTGTCGTGAGTTGGGTGGGCTGTCATTGGTGGAAGCCGATGATGTTCGTAAAGCGATGGTAAAGAAGAAATACGAGGCTCTCCAGCAGTATAAAGAACGGTTTATCCCTTACTATCGGGACAACTATAACGTCACCCAGGAATACTCTGAAAAGGTGTGGGACGCTATTGATAAGGCTTCGACGTACCTGTTCAACCGAAGCCACGCTGCTGCCTATGCGATTACAGGCTATATTTCACAATGGATAAAGGTTCACTATCCTATTGAGTATTGGTCAGTTGCGTTTAAATATGCTTTGGACACAGATTACTCAAGATACATTGCAGAAATAAATAAGACAGGCGTTTGCACAGTTCGCCCAGTTGACATTAATGTTTCCGATGTTGACGTAGTGATTAATTTCGAAGAAAAGGCGTTATATTGGTCAATTACTGGGGTAAAACAAGTCGCAGAAAAAGCCGCGACTCAAATTATTAAGGAACGCAAAGAAAATGGCCAGTATTGGTCTTTGAATGATTTTATTACAAGGCACAAATGGAAAGGTTCTGCTGTGAATAATAGAATTATTCGAAATTTAATTTTGGCAGGGGCATTTGACAAATTAGAAGGCATTACTGATATTTCTAAGCGAATTGATTTGCTTGTTGACTTTTTAGTAGGGGTTAAAGCAGAAGTAAAAGACGACGACCCTGTACTGTCAGGAGCGGATTTACACGCAAATGATTCTTGGTGGTGGGCTTTGCTACAAAAACAAGTTTCAGGATTGGCCTTCTTTGACTATCAACAAATCTTTGAAAGATTCAAGTCAGAATTCCCGGATGCCTATGAATTTGCGAATGTAGAAGACTGTAATGATACGGATTCCCGCCCTAACAATGGATATGTCGTTGTGTCGGGTTATGTTTCCGATATGGAAATTAAAAAGACTCGGAAAGGTGACACTATGTGCAGATTGATTTTAGAGGCAAATTACGAATTCTTAGAAGTCATTATATTTCAACAGGAATATGAGCAATTGGCATCTCTTTTAGAGGGAAGCCGCTCGAACTTAATTATTATAAATGGTTGTTTGTCATACGATAATCGTAAGGATTCAAATATTTTAAGAGCGAATTTCGAAACGAATATAGTGACTTTGACGTTATAATTACGAATAAAGGAATAAAACAATGGATATATTGGTACATTTTAACGAGACCCCTGTAACTTTGGTTACTAATGGGTTCGAAGATAGCGTTGACATTGATAGACTGACGTCAATTGATTACAGTAACTTATATGGAGAGGCGGTTACAGTTAGTGCCCTTCTTAATAAAGTAGGGCTACTTAGAGCCGAGGCCGAAAAGAAAGTATCTGAATGTAAATTAGAAAAGGATGTGTATGAGGCTCAAACAAAAAAGGAATGGCGAAGAGAAGCGAACCGAAATGGAGGCAAATTTACAATTGAAGATGAAGAAATAAAACTTTCTGAAAAGGCTTTGGATGAAGCTCTTTTGCTTGATGAGAAATATCAAGAACTGTGTATAGAATACATTGAGGCACAAAAGAATTTCAGTGTATTAGATGCACTTCAATGGGCGGTTCAGGACAAGTCAAAGAAATTGAATAATCTGCTGAAGCCCGTCACTCCTACTGAATTCCTGAATGAGCTTGTCGAAGGTAGTGTGAATTCTTTCTTTATAAAGAAAGTTGGATTTTAATGAAGAAAAATCGGTTGATTTCTTTGTAAATTCGAATTTTTCCAATACCTTTGTAGCGTAAAAATTAAGTCTAATTTAATAATCGAAATTATGTCAAAGAAACAAGCTTATTTGAGTGCAGAGGAAGAATTTAAAGGTTATATTAAAGTAACGGAAGAATTTTACATAAAACCCGTTGAAAGTCATGCGTCAAGTTATGATGTCTATCAACTTAAAAAATCTGAGAGTACTAGGCACCCAAATGGAAAGATGGATGATATGGCTTATGGGTGCTCGCTCCCGAGAGCCTTACAGCTAATTGCTCATAAAATAGCTGGTCAGGATGCTGAAGACATCATTGAATTGATGGAATCTATTAAGACTTATGAGAATGAATTCCTTGAAAGTGTTTCAAGGATAATAAAATCAACAAAATAATTTATAATTTTAAATTTTAATTTTATGGCATTAGACAGAAGTAAATGGAAAGCCGCGCCACTTTCTACAGTAAGCGACACAGTTCAGCAAACTAAACAGTATGACACTTATTATGGTCAAAAAGGGGACTATGCTCAGTTTTGGAAACAGAAAGACGGTATCACCATTAAGCGTGTTCTTCCGGCACATGAGCCAGGAGATAGTCCGTATGTTCCTATGCTGACAGCTATGCTGAAATGCGAAGTCGATGAAAAGGACAAGGACGGAAAAGTAACTGGGAAGAAAATTGCTAATAAGAAAATTTTCCTTGCGACGCTTCATGGCGGTTATCCGTTCGATATCATCGAAGAGTACATCAAGAGAGTATATGAACAGGCGGAACAAATCCAGGACAAAGATGAACGTGCTCGATTCCTGAATCCTATCACGGGGTATCGTATGGGTGGGAAAAACGGAACTTGGGTTCCAGGAATTCGCCCCCAGTTGGAATATGTATATTATGCGCTGATTGAGGGTAAGATTTGGCGTGACAGCCTGAAACCAAAACAGATGGAAGCCTTGAATAAGGAGTCTGCTGATTTGTGTGCCCAAAACGATACTGCAGCGATTGATATGTTTTCCGACCCGACAACGGGCTTCCCTATTCAATGGAGTCGCGGAAAAGACGACAATAACAAGACTGTTGAAACTATTAAGTCGTTGCCATTGAAAATGGGCCAGACTTGGGATGACTATTTTGAAAAAAATGCTGTACCTGATAAAATTCTTGAAGAATTGGAAGGTTTGCCCAGTCTTCAAAAACTGTATGTTAATTCGTACACAAAACGCGATTTTGACCTCGCCCTTGACGGTCTGAAGCGTTTTGATGATGCAAACTCCTACAAGATTTTCGCACAGGATGATTTCCTCGACATGGTTGAAGAACTTCAAGGTATGGTAGAAGAGAAAGCAGGTGATTCACCGTCTGGGGATGATGATTTACCTTTTGACCCGAACAAGGAAGAAGAAAAAGCTCCGGAACCGCAAGCTGCTAGAAAACCTATGCCAGCTGCCAAGACTCCGGCGAAAAAGGCTGTAACAAAGAAAAAGGCTGCTGAACCTACTCCGGAAGACAAATTGAAAGTGGTCAATGAAGAATTTATTCGTCAGTATGGAGATGGCTATGAAGCTTTGGAACTTGAGGGCGAAGAGCTTGAAGAAGCTTACCAGTTGGCTTTAAAACATGAAGACCTTGGCTATGATATTGAACACGTTCCTGGATGGGATGGTGTCGACGAAGAGGCCGAAGGAACAACGGATGATGACCCAGACCCAGAGCCAGAGCCTGAACCAGAAGCTCCTGCGGGTGTAAATCCCCCTAGTGATGCGGGAAGCTCTTCAGGCAAAAGTGCAATTGAACGTATTCGCGAAATGCGAAACAAGAAAAAAGCAAATTAATAATTGAATATGAGCCCAGACACGTGTGTCTGGGCTTTCAATTAAAAAGTCGATTATGGGAAAAGAACCTATCGCAATAATAAGTACGGATAAGCATTTACAAGAATCAAATGCAGTTGAGCTTATGAATATTGCCGAGCAGGAAATAGCTTTGGCAAAAGAAAAAGGCGTTGACATTGTGATATGGCTGGGGGATATATTTGATTCGAGATTAAGTCAAAGACAGGAACTTCTTTCGTGTTTGACGGAAATGATAGAATTGTACAATGAAAATGAAATTACTTTGATTTGTATTCCTGGGAATCACGATAAAACTGATTATGAGTCTGACGAAAGTTTTTTGACATCATATAAATATCATCCAGGCTTCAATCTTTTTGAAGTTCCTACGTGTATAGACCTGAAAGGGGTTGAATGCCACTTCTTACCATTCTACGCACAAGACGTATGGTTGGAGAAGTTCGCTGAACTACCTACTCCGAAGAGTAAGATATCAATCCTGTTCAGCCATACAGCCGTACAGGGTTCTATCAATAATGATGGGAAGGTCGTGAATAACAAGATTCCGTTGAAACTGTTCTCGAAGTACGGAAAGGTCATGCTGGGACACTATCATGACGCTCAGCAACCAGGAGCCAACGTGTTTCACCTACCGAGTACCCGTCAGAATAACTTCGGGGAAGATGAGGAGAAGGGATTTACGGTATTGTACAGCGATACGTCCTTCGAGTTCGTAAAGGCTCAATTCGTTCCGTATAAGGAAATAAAAGTTGATGTCCTTAAGACCTCAAAGGAAGAGATATTAAAACTCGCTAAAACGAACACAGATGGCATCAACGTTCGGATAACGCTTGTGGGAGACCAACAGGCTGTTAAGGCTGTCAACAAAAAAGTCTTCACCGAACACGGTATCTCGGTGAAAGCAAAGTACACGGACGTTGAAGTCACGGAGGCTGAGGAAGCCGAAGTGGTTCAGGAACTGTCCGGAACAGATATAGCCGAAAAGTTCAAAGCATTTTGCGATGAAAAAGGCTACGAATATGATGAAGGATATAAACTATTAAAAGAAGTAATGCAATGGCAGGAGTAGAAGATTTGGTGAACTCCCTACAAAAGAAGTTCGGCAAAGAAGTTGTGGCGGGAAACAATACTCAAGGAGTAGAGTTCGTATCGTCAGGAAGCCTGTCGCTCGACTTGGCACTTGGTGGCGGTTATGCGATGGGTCGTATCATTGAATTGCGTGGCTACGAGTCTTCAGGAAAGACTACGTTGGCTCTGACAGCCTGTAAGAACATACAGGAACAGACGGGCAAAGCGGTTCTCTACATAGACCGTGAGAACGCAATTGACATGGATTATGTAGAAGCACTGGGGGTGAACATATCTCCGGAGATGTTTATTCTGTGCCAACCAGGAGTTGCGGAAGAATGTTTCGAAATCATGAGAGAGGCTGTTAAGTCGAAAGCAATCGGAGCAATCGTGATGGACTCGGTGGCGGCAATGTTCCCTAAATGTTATTTGGAAGCCGATGTGGGTGATGCTAAGATGGGCGTGCTGGCTCGGCTTATGGCTACGTGGCTTCCCGGATTGATTGGTGACATTAAACTGAACCAACAGTTGGTAATCTTCATCAATCAGTATCGTGACAAGATTGGCGTGGTGTACGGTTCACCGAAGACTACTCCAGGAGGAAAGGCTCTTGGCTTCTACTCTTCGCAGGTGTTGGACATTGCGAAGTCGGGTACAGTTGGAGACCGTGGCGAAGAAACCGCTAACCACATCAAGGTGAAAGTTGAGAAGAATAAGGTTGCGCCTCCGTTCAGGAAAGCCGAGTTCGACATTCGCTTCGGTGAGGGAATTGATAAGGCTTCGGAACTGTTACTCGTAGGAGTTGAACGGGGAATCATTGAAAAGGCTGGCTCGTTCTTTAAATACAAAGGAAAGACGCTGGCACAGGGTCAAGAAAAGGCTCGTGAGATAATCTCAAGCGACATTGACCTTGCGGAAGAAATCGAAGAACAAATCATGAAAACAATTTAGTATGGAACTCACCTATTTGCGTTTGAAGAATTTCCTGTCATTCAAGGAACTGAAACATAAGTTCGTGAATGAGCCTGTCTTAATCAAGGGAAAGAACCTGACGGAGATAGAGTCAAAGGAAACGAACGGAGCAGGGAAGAGTACGATGGAAGCAGGGATTGCGTATGCAATCCTTGCTAACTCGCTCAAGAAACAAACACTTGACAGGGACTTAATCCTGTGGGGTGAAGAAGAGGCGGACATCTGGCTTGACATCTACTGCCCGATACGGAAAGAAACGCTGAATATACATAGAACCCTGAGACAGAAAGGTTCAGCGTCATTGGAACTCATGATTAATGAGGAAGAGGGTTCGGTACAGGTAGCAACCGTCAATGACGGAAACGCTTACATCTTGAACTGGATAGGTATATCCTCGGAAGACCTGAAGAGTTTTTATATCCTTAACAAGGAGAATTTCAAGTCATTCGTTTCGTCATCCAACTCCGACAAACTGTCGTTGATAAACCGCTTCATTAAGGCTGAACAGTTAGACGACTCTGACAGCGTAATCAAAGAGAAGATTAAGCCGTTGGAAGAGAAGAAGGCTGTTGCCTTGGGAAAGGTTCAGAAGATAGAGGGTGAATTGGGCGTCTATGAGACACAGTTGGCTGAGGAGCGAGAACGTAATCTTGAGGAGGAACGACAATCGCTTATAGAGCGTATAAACGAACGAATTGACGCTGTCATACAGGAGTACGACGGAGCGGAAAAGAAGATTGAGAATTCCCGGACGGCTATCAAGTTGGCTGAACAGAGTATCAAGGACAACCAGAAGAAAGTCGCTGAAGCCTCTAAGAAGTTAGAGGGATTAGAAGCGATTGACTATAAGGCTCAATATGACTCTCTAACGAAAGAACGTTCTTCGACCGATACAAAGGTAGAGGCAGCGAGGAAGAAGCGTAAAGCAGCACAGGAACTGTCCTCACAGTACACTGCCGAAGCCAACCGCCTCACGGCTATCTTGAAAGGAACTGTAAAGTGTCCGAAGTGTGGAACGGAGTTCGTGACATCAGATGAAACGGTTGATGTTCCTACTACTCGGAAGAAAATTGAAAGCCAGAAGAAGGAAGCCGAGACCCAGGAAAACCTTGCGAAAACAGCGTTGGAAGAACTTAACTCATTCGAGGAACGAGTGAAGAAGTACGACGACAAGTTCATGAAGATACGTGTTCAGGAACAGGGTACAGTTAGAGCCATTCGTGAGGTTCAAGCGGAGATAACAAAAATCCGTGGGGAGATAACCCGAAGCAACCAAATGATATCCTCCTACCAAGAAGATATCAAGCATCAAGAAGGGATTCAATCACGTTGTAACAGTGAGAGCGAACAGTTGGTTGAACATCTTGAAAAGGCTGAACAGGCTGAAATGGAAACCAAGGAAGCCGAACTGGAAGGTCTTGTTGCCCTGACGAAAAAGAAACTCGAAAAGGCAAACAAGGAATACGGAGAGTGCGAGAAACAGGTATCAGACATGGTACAGTGGGGATTGCGTTTCAAGGAGTTCAAGATGAGCCTCGCCTGTGAGCAGTTACGGATAATTCAGAACTTCGCGAATATGTCCTTACAGAAGCAGCGTTCAGAACTTCGCCTATCAATAGACGGGTTCAAACGTAATGCGAAAGGGAAAATCAAAGAGGAGATAACTGTATCGGTCATCAATGGCGAGGGCGAATATAAATCATTCTGGTCGTTTAGCGGAGGTGAGAGAGCAAGAATTGAAATGGCTTTGATACAAGCATTTCAGGAAATGATTAACGGAACGAACCAATGGGGAGGACTTCACTTCCTAATGATTGATGAGGTTCTTGAGGGGACAGACCCGTTGGGCTTGGCTCTTCTACTTGAGTCAATGAGCGATGTTCATCATCCTGTGTATGTAATCAGCCACGTCATGAATATTCGTGCTGGTGTAACCACTCTCACCGTTGTGAAGGAAAACGGTTACAGTTATATAGAATAGTATGGAAAAGAAGCAAACAGTTATCGGAGTAGACCCAGGAAAACAGGGGTTCATCACGGTGATGAAAAGTACAGGTATCAAGCACTATCCGATGCCAAAGGTAGGGAAGGAACTTGACCTGCATGAACTGTCAGAATTGATTATTCAGATATCGGAGGAGTGTGACATCAATAACACGGTTGTCGTGATAGAGGATGTTCACGCTCTACCACGTTCCGCTGCGGGTGCTACGTTCACTTTCGGGGGAGTATGTTATGCGCTCCGCATGGGGTTCATCATGTGTGGTTTGAGAATTGTTCTGGTGACTCCTAAGAAGTGGCAAAAAGAAATGTACGAGGGCATCAAGCCGAACCCCGACAAGAAAGTGATGTCAGTGCTTGCAGCGAAGCGGTTGTTCCCCCGACAGGATTTACGTCGGACGGAGAACTGCACGAAAGCCGATGACAACTTGACTGACAGTTTATTAATCGCTGAATATGGAAGGAGGCATTATCTATGATATATATGTTGAAATGTACTGGGGCGGATTGCCCCAGTAGGGGAAGAGAAATTCCTCCAGGGAAATTTACAATGAAGTACGACAAGAAATTGAAAAAGGTTGTTCCTACAATGGTTCATGAAAGTGAAAGGGTGTGCCCTGTATGTGGAAGGCTTATGGAATTTGTCGAAGTTGAGAATTTGATTCCAGAATTTTCTGTCAGTACATTTAAAGGACTTCCGGATGATAAGAAAAAAGAAATTCTTAGAAAACGTTTTGACAAGGATATGAAACGGGGTTCTGCGGACGAAAAAGAACAAAGAAAAAGAAATGCAATTGAAAAATTAATAGGGTATGGAAAATAATCTTTCTAAAAAAGAATTCCTTGACGCATGTCGGGGGCTTGTGATGAATTGTAACTGTAATATTTTGATTCTTGAAGTTATGGGGGAATTCAAAGCTTATTTGGCTCCATCAGTGAGGCTAAAAACTCGAGAATGCCGCTACAATGAAGTTCAGGACGCTCAGGAAATTACATTTTTGGTTTCAAATGTAGGTCACAATTTTGCAGCCGGAATGACGGAACAGAGGCTCTTAGAAAGAACTCAGTCTGTTCATAAGGAAAATTTCAAGTTTGGAACGGATAATTATATCTGGATAACAAAAGTTGATTTGAATAAAGGTTAAAAGTTTCAATTTTATTTATTATCTTTGTATAATAATAAACTTTTAACAATTTTATAAAGATGAATACAGATGTAATCAATCCAGCTCTGGAAACTGGTAAGAGTATTGGAGACTTTGGTATGTTGGCTATTACAGCCGGATTTTTCTTAGTTTTGTCCGCATTGATGTGGGTAACGTTTTTTCGTTGGTTCATGAAGGTGATAAACGACACCATGAATTCCCAGCGAGAAACTTTCAAGGAACTACTGACAGAAACGAGGAATCAAAATATCCAGCTTAGTGCTATATCCGAGAGCCTAGTTCCGGAAACGCAGCTACGAATTAAAACTGTTACTAATATGGCTTTCGACCTTGCAATTGAAAGGGTTTGCCGGATAATTAAGAAGGTTCGGGAAGAGAATCATATTTCGGACAAAGAAGCCACAGCAAAGAAAATCCGGCAGCTTTTAACAAATCTTCATGAAGACCGAAATTCAAAATTCGACTGTTTTTCCTACCATGGCAAAAAATTGTCTTCTTATACAAATCCAAAATGGGTTGAGCAGGTTGCAAAAGTTATTGAATCCGAAATATACAATGAACAGGGTGCAAACAATCAAAGGGCATTTACAAATGTCGAAGCAGCTTATGCGAAAATTCGCCTTGACCTATACCATAACATGATGGAAGAGTAAAAATTTTAAAGGAATATTCGGAATCCCGCCGAATATTCATGAAATTTCTTTGTTCTTCTAATTTCTTTGACTACATTTGTAGCGTCAAATAAAACAAGTGTATGAAAAAAGAAGTTTATAAAGCATTACAGTTCGCTCAAAAAGCCCATGAGGGGCAAGTTGACAAGAGCGGTGTACAGTATTTCCTCCACCCTGTTAGAGTGTCTTACAGAGCATCAACAGATGATGAAAAGGTGGTTGCGTTGCTACATGATGTTCTTGAGGATACTCATTATACTGTTGAGGATATAAAACGGGAAGTGACAAATAATGAATGTATCATTCAAGCATTGGAGTTATTAAATCATGATAAAAGCGTTCCTTATTTTGATTATGTTAGAAAAATTAGGGATAGTAAAAACTGTTTGGCAATTAATGTTAAGAAGTATGATATTGCTGACAATACTGACCCAAATAGAGGAAAAGTGTATAATCTTGAGAAATACTCTAATGCGCTTTCAATTTTAAACTATGAACTTAATTGAATTACAAATTTTGAAGTCTCGTTCAGGCGTGTATAAAGACACGCCTGAAAACCGTCGTAAACACCGTGTTGGGCAAAGATACGGGGTTCAAAAAGTTGATGAAGTTACTGAGATTAAGAATTATTTCAAGTCAAAAGTGATTCCGAATATAACCAATTTTCAGAAAAATTCCTATGATTTTGCAAATAGGTTTGGAATACGGGTAACACCTGTTAATCTTAAATCGGTTGACAGTGTTCAACGAAAGGTTGCATTGGAAGGAACTTCTGTTTCAAAGCTAAAGGATTTAATTCGAAACACTTTTATCGTAGAGGCTTCTAAATTGGATGAAATTCTTTTTGAGTTAAAGGGTGAATTCAAGGTTGTCAGACATAAGGTTCAAACGCCTGAAAATTTTGCGGGATATTCGGGTCATATTTTGAATATAGAGTTCAGCAATGGCCTTATTGGTGAAATACAGGTGAACACCCCTCAAATGATTTTTGGAAAGGAAAAACCCGAAATTTCGAAAACTTTGTTGGGAGAAGAACTGTTTGAAAAATGTAGGAGGTCAGGAGTAGCTCCTGGACGCGGACATGAAATTTACGAAAGAATACGTGTGTTGCCAAAAACAAGTGGTGAGGCAATAGTTCTTATCGAGGAAAGTGAAAAGTATTACAAGGAAATAAGAAATATTAAGTTATGAAAAGATTATCAAGGGAAGAAGTTTATAAAGCATTACAAACAGACCAGCCTCTATTTCTTGTAGATGAAGTTGAGGAAGTTGCTTATGACTTCACGAAGTATCCAAAGTTACGGGTGAAGTCTAAAGGTGGTAAAATTATAGAACGCATGGAAGCATATACAGCAAGTGAAACCAATGCGTGGGTGGGCTGTTTAACCCTTACCGCGGAAGAATTTGAAAAATATTGAAGAATTTCAGGGAAACTCTTTGGAATATCATTAGATTCCACTATTTTTGTGGTGTAATAAAAATCAAGGGTTATGAAACGGTTCAATATTCAATTCAATGGTGGTGATACTTATACAGTAGAAACAACTTCAGCAAGAGAGGCTGCTCGTATGGCTAGAACTCAAGGCAAAAACTTGATGAAGTACAACAATCAATCATCTATGTATTGGGTATGGGACGAAGAAGAAGAAAACCTGTTATACAGTGTCCATACATTTAAAACTGGTAGAAAAATTGTGACAGTAATTACTAATTGCAAGAAAGAACAAAACTAAAATAATTTATCATGAAAAAAGCAACAAATCTTAAAAAAATCAATGAACTCAGAAGAAAACTGAAAGAACTGAATAAGGCTTATCGTGAGGGGAATCCTCAGGTGTCAGATTCAGAGTATGACAGTATGGAAGAAAGTCTGCGGAAGCTTAGTCCCGATGATGAATTCTTTAAGAAGGGCGTGGTTGAAGAAGCCACTGATAGAATGGAGAAGCTTCCTATGCCCATGTTCAGTTTGGAAAAAGTTAAGGTCGTCAAAGATTTGCGTAAATGGCTTGAAAAAATGGCAGTAAGCGGTTGCAAAGAAATTATCGTTACCCCTAAATTTGACGGAATAAGTTTGCTCGTAAGCAAAGGCAGTAAAGTGTGGACACGTGGCGACGGGTACGAAGGGCAAAGAAGTGACATTCACTTTAAAAAAATGGAACCAAAATTTTCTGTTGGATTTGAATACGTATGGGGCGAAGCCATTATGTCTAAGAAAAACTTTCAGGAACTTAAAGAATCCGTGAAAGATTTTTCATATAAAAATGCTCGCAACATGGTTGCTGGGATATTCAATTCTCCGGAAGGACATAAGAATATTTATATTAATAAGGTTGATTTCGTTCAGTACGGAACGAGTGTTGAAGATAAGCTTAATAAGGACACTCAATTAGACACTCTTTGCGGAAATAAAGCAAATTACTTTTTATTCCCTATTACAGAATTGTTGGAATTGAGTAATGAAGAAATTGAAACCCTGTTCAATGAAGAGGTATATCCAGAATTGAATGGTGAATACAAGATTGATGGAATTGTTATTGAAGTAAATGAATTTGATGTTAGAAATCGTCTTGGAAGGCTTCCTAACGGAAACCCAGCCTATTCAATAGCGTATAAGAGGCCGGAGTGGGTTGATACGTACCAGACCAAGGTTTTGGGGATAGAATATGGCATAGGGAAGACAGGGGCGTTGAATCCTGTTATTTTAATAGAGCCAGTTGAAATGGACGGTGCAACAGTATCAAGAGCAACAGCGTACAATGCGGCATACTTAGTAGATAATCACATCTGTAAAGGGGCATTGATAGAGATAACCCGTTCCGGAGATGTCATTCCTAAGCATTTAGATACAATTAGCTACGATGAAGGTGAATACGAACAAATGATGGATGATATGATTTTCTGTCCGTCTTGTGGGGTCCCAATGAAATGGGATGAAAATCATGTTAATTTGTTTTGCCCGAATTTGATTTGTAAGGAAAGACAGATTTCCAATCTTGTATATTTCTTCAAGACAGTTGGCTGTGAGGGGTTTGAAGAGCCGACTATTAGAACTCTGTACGATGCAGGGTGGTCTTGCGTTTTTAATTACGTGAGAACTTGGGAAGAAAATTATCAGCATTATCTTGGAAATGTGAAAGGTTCTAAAGTGTACAATGAAATTCAAAGAGTTGTCACTGAAGGGCTTCCATTGGCAAGGCTCATGACTGCGTACAATGTTTTTGAAGGAAAGCTTGCTGAAAAAACTTGTCAATTAATTCTTGATAATTTAGATTCACAAACGGAAGATAAAATCAAGAGGAATTTATATGAATCGGCAGCTGAGAATCTTACTGTTAAGAAATTAGTTCAGATATATGGGGTGGGTGAAGTTACTGCAAAAGCGTTCATTGACGGTTTGGCAAAATTTCACAATGATTTTGAAGCGAAGATTTCCTACGTGAAAACCCCCGAAAAGAAAACTTCTGCGAAAAACAAGTTATTTGTTTGCATGACAGGATTTCGTGACAAAGAACTAGAAAATAAATTTATTGAGAACGGGCATGAAGTGTTGAGCGGTGTCACTAAAGAATGCAATTTACTCATTGTAAAAGATATCAACAGCACTTCCTCTAAGATGAAAAAAGCTAAGGAAAAGGGGATAAAAATAATTACCAAAGATGAATTTGAAAATGAGATATTGGTATAGAGACCATGATTGGTGGTACATTGGCTTTTCCTACGACCCTGCGTTGGTGACTTCGGTAAAGAAGTTCGCTGGGGCAGGCTGGAATCCTCAAAATAAAGAGTGGTACATACCGTTTTCCCTTGTCACGGTGAATCCGTTGAAGAAGTGGCTTGAGGAGAACGGATTCAAAGAGGGAATGAACTACGTTCCCTCTCGTCGTGTGATTGATTATGAGGAACCCGAAGAGGTGATAACAGCCGATGAAGTTGAGCAAGCCTGTAAGGAGATAGGAATGAAGCGAATTCCTCGTCCCTATCAGTGCGAGGGGGTTGCCTATATGATTAATCATGGAAACTGTATCAATGGGGATGATTGTGGGCTAGGAAAAGCGCAACCTCTTGATACAAAGATATTGACGCCTGATGGGTTTATATTCATGGGGGATATTAAGGTCGGTGATGAAATTTTAAGCCCTTCTGGAAAGAGTCAAAAGGTTATTGGAGTATTCCCCCAAGGTAGGAAATTGATGTATCAAATTAAGTTTTCAGACGGAACATTTACTCGATGTTGCGAAGAACATTTATGGAACGTATCCACGGATAATTGGGTAAAAAGAGGAAAGGGTTTTAAAACACTTTCTTTAAAGGAAATTATGAATGAAAATATTTATCTATCTTCTTGTCAGAAATCTTATCGGTGGCGAATTCCAATGACAAGTATAATCCAATACTCTAAAAGAAATGTTTCGATTTCCCCTTATTTATTAGGGTGCTTATTAGGAGATGGGGGGATTTCTGATGGGGTTGGGCTTACAACTATTGACGACGAAATTATTGAGTATTTAATTCTCCCAAAAGGAACTATGATATATAAAAGGCCAAGCGATGATATTACTTATCATATTGGAAACATTGATAATGTTCTTGAAAACAAAAATTCAAGAAGCATTATGAAATTTCTGCTAAAGCAATATGGGCTGCTAGGAACGCATTCTCATGATAAATTTATTCCAAAAGATTATTTGTATAATACTCCTGAAATAAGGCTTGAAATTCTTAGAGGGTTAATGGATACAGATGGTTATGTGTCTAAGGGTGGCCATATTAATTATAGTTCGACTTCAGAACAATTAAAAGAAGATGTCAAGCAGCTTGTTTTAAGTTTTGGTGGAATTTGTAGGGAAAGGGTTCGGATTGGAAAATACAAAAGGAACGGGAAAATAATTGAATGCAAACGTTCTTGGAGGTTGAGTATAATGCCCCCCCCAGAAATAATTCCATTTAAACTGAAACGTAAAATCGATAGATTGAATTTTTCCCGAAAATATATTCCAACGAGAAAAATTATAGAAATTAAGCCTGTGGGATTTGCAGAAATGCAGTGTATTAGGGTGTCGAATGAAGATGGTCTTTATTTGTGTGATGATTTTTGTGTGACTCATAATACTGCCCAGACAATTATTCTTATTGAATTATTGGCAGCGTTTCCAGCTCTTATAGTTACCCCAGCATCTGTGAAATATAACTGGAAAAAGGAATGGGCAAAATGGATGCCTGACCGAAAAGTAGGCGTTATTGAAAGAAAGCGAAAGTTTGACCCAACTGTGTGGAATAATGATGTTGTGGTTATCAATTATGATGTGCTCGGGGAACGTAACATGGAAAAACCCACAGCAAAATTCAAGGAGCTACTCAAGAAATATTGGGGGTCTTGTGCGTTGGATGAAATACACTTCTTAAAGTCTGAAAAGGCTTTGAGAACAAAGATGGCTAAAAAGATAACCAAGAGAATTCAGCATGTGTGGGGGTTGACAGGTACACTGACACAGAATAAGCCAGCCGACTTGATACAGCCTTTCAAGATAATTAGAAGATTCGATGATATTTTTGGTGATACGTTGGAATTCAAGTTCAGATATTGCAACGGAAAACAAACTGTTTATGGATTTGACGACAGCGGATTCAGTAACCTTGAGGAGCTTCATGAATTGTTACGGATGGGTGGCTATATACGACGGAATAAAAGAGATGTTCTTGAGGAGCTACCACCATTGGTTGAGCAAACAGTTGATGTCCCTATAACGAATCTAAAAGAATACAGGCGAGCCGAGTCGGATTTATTAGCATATCTTGAAAAAATCGATATTGAGAAAGCAAACAATGCTGTCAACGCGCCACACCTTGTGATGATTAATACGCTGAAATCTCTGTCGGTGAAAGGGAAGTTGCCGTTCATACAATCATACATCAAGGATTGGTTAGAGGCGAATGAAGACGAACAGTTGGTGGTCTTTGGTGTACACCGTGAACCGCTTCAGGAGCTGGCGAAGTTCTTTAAAGCACCTGTAATACAGGGTGGAGTTTCATCAGAGAAGAAGCAACAAATCGTGAATGAGTTTTCTGAGAAGAAACATCGCTTGCTCTTCGCTAACATTCAGTCGGCTGGTACAGGTACGGACGGTCTTCAGGAGAATTGTAGTAATCTCTTCTATATTGAGTTGCCTGACAAATCAACGGACTTGGAACAAACGAACAGTCGTCTTGAACGAATGGGGCAAAAGAATAGTATAAATATCACCTACCTATTATCACCCGACACAATAGATGTAGAAATGAGGGAAACCGTTAAAGATAAAAGCCTTATTACGGGGGTCGTGAATAAAGGGCTGAATGAAAACGAGCTGTTGGCAAGAAAATTTTTACAAAAACATTTAAAGAAATAGCTTCGAAAAATATCGAAAAATCGTTAAGTTATTGACTTAATAAAATCAGTATATCATGGAAGAAAAAATTCAATTTAAAGTAAAATTCTTTGGAACTAAGGAACGTAAAGGGCAAGTGAAAAAGGTGGTGTCAGTCGTAACTGCTGCTACCGAAGAGGAAGTTATGGATATTCTTGTGAGTCAAGGCTGGCTGACTGTTCATAGTCTTAAAATAAGAAAAATTGACTGAGTATGAATTTAGAAAAACGAATTGATATAACAATATTCACCGATGGAAGCTGTAACGTCAAGGACGCATTAAAGCGTGGAGGATTTGGCGTGTATTGTGTGACAGGTGAAAAGGAGGTTCATCTAAGACGGGGGTTTTGGAACACTACTGTCGCAAGAATGGAAATGAAGGCTGTTCTTGCTGCAATACAAATGATTGACCCCAATGTGTGGACAAAGGTTCATATCATTTCGGACAGTCAATTTGTAGTCAATGCTTTTAAGGACGGTTTCCTGTCTAAGTGGAGAATGAATGGGTTTTTAGGCGTTAAAAATTCAGAATTATGGAAGGAAATTGTCAGGGAGATTGAAATTCGTCGAAAAATGTTGTTTGGGATATCCTGGACACGAGGCCACGAAAAGGATTTGGAAAATTTTGTTAAGTTCGGAAACGCTTGCGCGGATGAGCTGGCAAATTATAAGACTCAGGACAATTTTGAGCAGGACAGCCCTCTGAAGGGGTTTAGCTGGTTTTATCACGAAAGTTCAGATGCTGTTTTCATCGAGAAGACAGATAAATATGAAGAAATGAACGAAATGGGAGATATTTTGATTTTAGGAGAATGTCTTTATGCAAATGAAAAAGAATTGCTTGATGTTCTAAGTCAAACGGCTCTATTAGATGCGTATCGTAACGGACAGCTCAGTGTTGATTTTGAAATTGAAAAAATTTGATATATGGCAAAATTAGACGAATACAAACAGGCAATAATTGAAGAATATCAGAAAACAAACAGAAACATTTTCGTGAGTGCGACTGCGGGATGTCTTGGAAAAGATGTTGAAGTTTTAATGTTTGATGGCTCAACAAAATTGTCCCAAGAAATTCGTGTTGGGGATGTATTGATGGGTCCAGATTCTTGCCCAAGAAATGTTTTGAAAATTGATAGCGGAATTTCTAATTTGTATGAAGTTTCTCCGAAAAAGGGTGAAAAATGGGTATGTAATGATGAACATATTTTTACTGTTCACGACCAATATATTACTCGTTCAATGAGGTTGTATAATTCGGCAAAGACTTCTGATATAGTCGACAAGCATATTAAAGAAATTTTAAAATTTCAAAAAAGTAATGGGAAAATTGGGCATTTAAAACTCGTTAGAACAGGTGTTGAATTTGAGGAAAAGGAACTTCCAGTTGACCCCTATTTGTTAGGACTATGGCTTGCGGAAGGGACAAAGCATAAAGGAAGCCCACATTTTAGTATATGTAAGCAAGATTCAGATATTATTGATTATCTTTTATCTTATCCTCTTCCGGAAGGAATTGAATGTAAAATAAAAGATGATAGTGAAAATTGCGTTCAAGTAAGATTCGTAGGGAGTGGTTCTAAAAACATTTTTAGAGAAGAATTTAAAAAATGTGTTGATAAATCTGGAAATGTTTTTATTCCTCAGAATTATTTGATTAATTCAAAAGAAAACAGGCTAAGACTTCTTGCTGGGCTTCTTGACAGTGATGGATATAAGAAGAGTGATGGTTGTTGTTTTTCGATTTCAACAAAGTGGGAATCCTTAGGAAAGGGAATTATTTACTTAGTTCGTTCATTAGGGTTATATCCGTCTTATAAATGGAAACGTTCAACAATTAAATCAAGAAATTTTGAAGCATATTATCTTAGAATAGGGATTTCGGGCCATACAGAGATTATTCCTAACGTTCTTTCACGAAAAAAGGCAAGTAAGAGAAAACAGATAAAAGATGTGCTTCACACTGGATTTTCTTTAAAATCTATTGGAAAGGGGGCGTGGTTTGGTTTTACTGTTGATGGAGATAATAGATATCTATTAGGGGATTTTACTATTACTCATAATTCTGGGAAAACGTTTACTTTGTGTAAACTTGCAGAAATTACTCCTCCTATAAAAAGCTCAATCTTTTTGGCTTTCAATAAGTCAATTGCTGAAGAACTAGGACAGCGTCTTCCTAAAACTGTAAAGGCTTCGACGCTTCATTCCTGTGCTTTGTCAAGTCTGCGCAAAGCATTTAATCTGAATTTTTCTTTGTCGGATTCAAAAAACTTTAATTTGGCAAAGGAAAAAATGAAATTCAAGGGCGTTCATCCTAAGCGTATTCCGGGAATGATAATGAAAGTATGTAGGCTCTACGACCTCATGAGATTTAACCTCGTACCAGACGATATAGAGGCGATAATGTCATTGGCGGAGAGGTACGGTGAGGACGCTGACGAAGAGCTCGCTGAGAGAGCAATAGAGCTCCGTATGCTTAACAAAAGGATTGCCGATAATTACTTCCTAAAAGGTGGGGGAGGGAAACTTCCTATGGACTTCACCGATATGCTATATTATTCGACTCAATACGTTCATAAAGAGGATTTCAAACAGTATAATGTCGTAATGGTTGATGAAATTCAAGATTTATCTCCATTGCAATATCAATTAATAAAAATGCTGAAGACTCCAAGAGGACGACTTGTGGGAGTTGGAGACGAAAAACAGGCGATTTATGGTTTTCAGGGGTCAAACCTTGATACTCTTAATGCGATTAAGAACGCACCAAACACGGTTACTCTTCCTTTGTCGATGACGTATCGATGTGCGAAGGATATTGTCGAAGAGGCCTGTAAAGTTTTTCCTGATGGTATAGTTGCTGCGCCTGACGCAATTAAAGGTTCAGTCGAAATAGGAGATTATAGGGATGCAAAGGAAGGAGATTTTATCCTGTGTCGAAACAATGCCCCTCTAGTAGAAGCTTTCATTCGATTAATTCGCCAAGGAAAGAAATGTACAATTTTAGGGAAGGAATTCGGAGATGAATTGGTATCTCTTATAGACAGTGTCGATGATGTATGGGGGCTTGAGCAAGTTCTTGTTAACATGCAAACTAAGCTTGCAAACAAAGGGGTTAAGAATCCACTAAAGTGTGAGGCGTACGATAAACTTGATGAAAAAGTGAATGTATTATTAAGCCTTTATGAATATTTTGGCGATTTGGAAACCGTTCGCTCGCGGATTTACGATATATTTGTAGAGAATGCTGACAGGGGTATCACTCTGTCGACTATCCATAAGAGTAAAGGGTTGGAAGCTGACCGAATATTCTTTTTGAAACCTGAACTTCTTCCGAGTAAATTTGCAAAAACTGATTTGGCAATGTATGCTGAAAAATGTTTACAATTTGTTGCAATTACTCGGGCAAGAAAAAGTTTAATATATTGTTAATTTCACAAATTATGGAAAATTTAAAGAAACAAACTCCAATCAATTTGTACTTGATGGTTCCTCATCAGGTTTACGAAAGGGGCAAACAAATTACAAAAATTTGTCTGCTATCATGTAAGAAGATTAAAGCTTTTGAAGGAATTCTTCCTACAAAGGAAATTCTTGAAACGCATTTCCAGGCCGAAAAAGTTCGAATTCAAATTTCTGAAAAGAATCCCGAAGGCGGAGTGTATAGACCCCAGCCTTTATATTTGGAAGTAGAAAAGAACGTGTTTGAGGAAATTGTGAAAGAGTGTCGTACAAAAGATTCAGCACTGGGGAATCCGGCGACATTGGCATTATCATTGACAGGTTCTATGCCGTGTTGTATAATTTCTGTGCAAAAGAAAGAAGATTAAGATAACGTTTAAAAATTATTGAAATGATTGAAAAAGACAGTCGAAAAGTTGTTGGTGAATATATCTTTTTGAGTAAGTATTCACAAACTCACAATGGGGAGAAAGAGAAGTGGGAGGATGCCGTTGCCAGAGTTATGGATATGCACTTCAAAAGGTATGCTGGGCAAATAAAACCTGAGGATGAGCCTGAATTTTCAGCATTGTTTACAAAAGCATATAATTTCTATCTGGACAAGCGAATTTTGGGAGCCCAACGCGCACTTCAGTACGGTGGTGAATTAATGTTAGAAAAGCATGCGAGATTCTATAATTGTTCATCAACTTACATAGATAGAGTTCAGGTATTCGAGGAAATTATGTATCTCCTTCTTTGTGGGGCTGGTACTGGGTACAGTGTTCAGAGGGTTCACACCGACAAACTCCCGATTCCTAAAGGCTTCAGCAATGTTCAACAGCCAGAAAAATTTGTGATTCCTGATACGATTGAAGGCTGGGCAAAGGCCGTTGGGAAGCTGATGACAGCGTATTATTATGGTGGTGCCGACATTGAATTTGACTATTCAGAAATTCGCCCCAAAGGCGCGTATATTCGTGGGGGATTCAAGGCTCCTGGACCGGAACCTTTGAAATTGGCGATAGAAAAGCTTCACAGTATTCTAACAAAAATTAAAGGCCGTAAATTACGTCCATTTGAATTGCATTATCTGATTTGTGTCTGTGCAAATAGCGTTGTGACAGGGGGAGTTCGACGTTCAGCAATGATAAGTATTTTTGATGCTGATGATGCTGAAATGGCTTCCTGTAAAACAGGAAATTGGATTTCAACGATGCCAGAACTTTGCCGAAGTAATAATTCCGCTGCTATTCTTCCGGATACCCCAAAGGAAACATTTGATTCAATATTTGAATTCACGAAATTGTATGGGGAGCCTGGATTCGTGTTCATTGATAAGACAGACTTTGTATATAATCCTTGTTTTACGGGGGAAACTCTTGTGGCGGTTGCTGATGGAAGGAATGCCGTTTCTATAAAAGAATTGGCGGAAAATGTAAAAGAATTTCCCGTGTATTCTGGAAAGTGGGTTGACAAAGCTGGACGCAATTCGAAAAGATGGAAACCTGAAATTAAAAAGGCAATAGCATTTAAAACAGGTGATAAGGAAGTTGTTGAAGTAACACTTTCGGACGGAACGAAATTTAAGTGCACCCCAAATCATAAACTTGCTTTGAAAGATGGAACTTATTTGGAAGCATGTAAGTGTGTTGGGAAAGAACTTCAACCTTTCTTTACGATAAAAGAAAAATATCGGACAATTTGTTCTCGAAGTAATGGGTATGCGCGTCAATACCGAATGATTTGGGAATATTTTAATGGGGATGTTCCTTTTGATATTGACCACATTGAAAATGGCAAAGGAGATTTTATTGAAAACTTACATTTGCTTGAAAGGGGGGAACATCAAGAAAAATCAGCTTCTGAAAGATTAGGTGAAAATAACCCGATGTTTAGAAGAAAAGATGTGAAAGCATATTCTCATAATATGTCAATTTCTACAACTCTTGAAAAGAACGGAAGATACAAGGGGTTAACAAATAAAGAGTTATATGAAATTGCCAAGAAAGTTCATGAGAACGGTGGATATATTTCTTGTGCAAATTGCAATAAATTAGACAGTCGTTTTCCTAAAAATTTGTCCAAGAATAGGTTTGGTGGAAAGATTGAAAACTTAAGAAATTTAGTTCTTTCTGGACAACCTTATATTGAAGAAGTTGACGAAAGGGAATATATCAAGCCTGAGAAGGAATCAATAGAAATTTCTGTTAGGGTTGAATCTGTTGTCGCTTGTGGTGTAGAGCCTGTTTATGATTTAACTGTGGAAGATAATCATAATTTTTATATCATTACAAAAGGTGATGAAAATTATGAAAATTGTACTGGAGTTTTAGTTCATAATTGTGGCGAGGTGGGAATGTTCCCTCAAATTAAAGACGAAGATGGAGTTACGCATTCAGGATGGGGATTCTGTAATTTAGCGGAAATCAACGGGGGAAAAGTTCAGAGCGAGCAAGACTTCTACGATGTGTGCGAAGCTGCTTCTGTTATCTGTACCTTGCAGGCTGGCTACACAGATTTTAAAGTTCTTGAAAAGTGGTCTAAGATGATAGCCGAAAGAGACGCTTTGATAGGGGTTGGAATCACGGGGCTTTGCGAGAATCCTGATATCTTATTCAATCCCGATGTTCAAAAACGTGGCGCAAAAATTGTCGTAGAAACGAATAAGAAGGTTGCCAGAATGATAGGTATCAATGAGGCTGCTCGATGTACGGTTGTCAAGCCCTCAGGAAACAGTTCTCAACTTTTAGGAACTTTGTCCGGGATAACTCCAGGCCACTCTCGTCATTATATTCGCCACATTCAAGCCGCTGACACTGAACAGGCCATTCAGGAATGGGAAAAAGTAAATCCTGACATGGTAGAAAAAAGCGCATGGGCACCAGACCGAGAAAAAGTAATTGCTTTCCCTGTTACACTTCCGAAGGGGGCTTTATTAAGAAAAGACCTTTCTGCAATTGAATTCTTGAATTATGTTTTGTTGACAAAACAGAACTGGATAGAATATGGAACAAATCCTGACCACCCCTCTACAAAGGAAAACCCTACTCTGAGAATGAATGTGTCAAATACTTGCACGGTAAAGCCAGATGAATGGGACGATGTAAGAGAGTTCCTTTGGAATCATCGAAGCCAGTTTGGGGGAATCAGCTTGCTGTCTTCTTTTGGCGACTTAGATTATCCACAGGCTCCATACACAGAGGTTTTGGATGAAACTGAGCTTGCTCAACGGTATGGTGCTGGAGCTATTCTTTCGAGCGGTTTGATAGTGGATGCAAACGATGTATTTAAAGATGTGTGGGAAGCTTGCAACGCGGCTATGGGTTTAGCTCCACAGCTCTTAGATATATCTGACAAGCAGATAGCCGAATTCGTTGTTGAAAACATTAAAGACGGGCATTTCTTGGTAGATATTGACGGGGTTTGCTTCTCCGATGTCAATTGTGTAATTGATTTTCTGAAAAGACGTGCCGAGACAAGAAAAGACTGGATACGTCGATTCAATTCATTTGCGGATAAATATATGAACGGGGACAAGCAAAAGACTTCATACTGTCTGAAGCATGTGAATGCGTTCCACAAGTGGCAGGCAATATGCCGAATGAAACCCGTATCCTACGACAATATCGTATGGGAAGAGCCTAAACTGAAGGAGGCTGGAAGTGAAATTGCTACGGCCTGTGCAGGAGGAAGTTGCACGTGGTCTCCTAAAAATCCGAATGGAAATTAATTATAAAAATTCGCCCGAAAATTAGAACAGATATGGTTTTCGGGCGTTTTAATAAAAACAATTTAAAAAACGAAAACAAGATGAACGTACAAATTTTTTTCAAGGAAAAAGCTCAGATGGCTTTATTCCAAGGCATTGATGAATTGACAGACGCAGTGGCTTCTACGCTTGGGCCAAAGGGTCATTCAGTTATTATTGACCGTGGATTTGGGATACCTCATATCACGAAAGACGGTGTAACTGTTGCTCGTGCTTATGACACAGACAATTCGATGAAACGTATGGGGGCAACCCTTGTCAAAACTGTTGCTGCTAAAACTTGTGATGAGGCTGGTGATGGTACAACGACTGCAACGATTTTGACTCGTGCTCTAATTAAGGAAGGAATGGGGGTTCTTCCAAATGTTAAGAATCCACAGCTCTTTAAGGAAGGTATTGAGGCCGCAAAAGATTATGCTGCCGACTTTATTCGTTCTGTTTCAACGGAAATTGATAAGAACGAATTTGAAAGAATACGCCAAATTGCCACAATAAGCGCAAACGGGGACGACGAGATTGGTTGTATTATCTCGGAAGCTATTGGGAAGGTTGGAAATGACGGTGTCATTACTGTTGAAGAAAGTAGCAAGGGAAACGAAACGACCGTAGAAGTTACCACAGGGTTTCAGTGGGAAAAGGGGCTTGTGAATCCCTACTTTGTAACAGACCCCGAACGAATGGAATCTGTTCTTGATAAGCCATACATTCTTATTTTTGGCCAAAATATCAATTACCCCCAAGAAATTTTCCCGATTATTCAAACAGTTTATTCGGCGAAACGGAGCATTTTGATTGTGGCTCCTAATGCGTCAAATGACGTTATCAAATTCTTAGTTACAAACGTTCAACAGCAGAATGGCCTGAAAGCATGTTTCGTTAAGGCTCCGGGATACGGTCAGATTCAAAAAGACATGATAGAAGACTTGGCCGTTAAAGTAGGCGCAAAAGTTGTTGGTGATGAATATGGGCGGTCTGTCGAACATCTTGGAACTGATTGGCTTGGCGAATGCGAACGTTCAGTGGTTTCAACAAATCGTACGATTCTCGTAGGTGGCGTTGGAACCGATGCGGATATAAATGTGAGGGTTGAGTCAATTAAACATTTAATTGAGGAGAATTCGAATCCGTATGATGTTGAAAAATATCGCGAAAGAATTTCGAAGCTGACTGGTGGTGCTGCAGTTATATATGTAGGAGCGGACAGCGAAGTAGAAATGAAGGAGCGAAAAGACCGTGTTGATGATGCTGTTGCAGCTACGAGAGCAGCTCTTGAGGAAGGGTACGTTCCAGGAGGTGGAACTATTCAATTCCGAGCAGCTAAAGTTTTACGAGAGTGCAAAGAAAATGAGGGTAAAAGCAATGATTTTATTAATGGCTGGAATATCGTTGTTGAGGCTCTATTGGCACCGTTCAGACAGCTTTGCGAAAATGCCTGTGTCAACGCAACAAGGCTTGAAGTCGACCTTGAAAAACTTCAATTTGGCTTTGGCTTTAATTTCGAAAGTGGGGTAGTAGAAGATATGTTGGAGGCCGGAATCATTGACCCTGCAAAAGTATCAAGGGTTGCTCTCGAAAATTCAGTTTCTGTTGCAATTCAATTCTTAAACACTTCATGTGCTATGTCTGCGAGTGATGAACAAACTAAAAAATAAATACCATGCAAAAACAAATCAGAAGAGGGGACATTGTACGCATCCGCCATAATAACAGTGGCCACCAGTTCAAAGAAAATACCTTATGCGTAGTTCTTGACACATACCCACGAAGAGCCGAGTATCCTACTAGATTTAAGTGTGCAACGCGAACTGAATGGTGGTATGTTGATATTCAAGATATTACCTTATTTGCCAAAAATAAAAATGAAGAAGACGATTTATAATTAAATTTTTGAATTATGTTTTTTGAAGTAAGAACAAAAAGATTGACGGTTACTCCTAAGAATACATATAAGACCGTTAAAGAGCTGTGGCTTTTCCAAGTTGAAAGTTATACAGAAGCAGAAGCCCGTGTGACAGAATTCATGAAAAAGACTTTCCCAAGTGAAGACTTTTCAATTCCTAAGATTCAGCCTTCGAAGATACAGCGTGTTGAAAAAAGCAAAGAGTGCGACATCGAAGACCCGTTCTACAAAGTTAAGATTGAACTTTTGGATACAAATGACAAAGGAAAGACTATCAAAACTCCTTTCTTCATTTTGGTTCGTGCTGAAAGCCCCGAGGCCGCGATTGAGGTTGGTAATGAGGTAGGCGGTGAGGAAGCTTCTGAATTTGAAACTGTTTCCGCGAATAAGACTAAATTTACGGGGGTAGTTCTGATTGAACAGAAGTCAAAACCAGATACTTCAAAGGCTCAGACCTCTAAGAAGAAATAATCATGTTCAACAAAAGTGGCTGTCGGCTGTCGTTGACAGCCACTTCTTTATTTAAAGAAAAGTGGAAAAGAAAAAACCTGTCCCAAAACGTGTAATTACTGAAGAGGATGTCGAACGCATAATGCGAACGGCTCCAGATTATATATTAGAAGCTTCCGACGAGATAAAAGATTTGTTCGTAGCAGCGGAATGGGCAAAGGAAGAACGAGACCTTTCCCCTAAAAGATATTACGAAATTATCCTGAATGAAGGAACTGAAAACGAGCGCACACTTGATATTGATTTCCAACAAGTTGTCAATCCAGGGGCTGTCGTAAAGACTTATGGTGGTGACATTACGGACGTGCGTTCTGTAAACGCAAAACGACTTCAGTATCTTCAACTTGACCGTGCTTATCAACGTGCCGTTTTAGAGCTTAATAAAGCTATGGGAGTACGTTCTAGGAAGCCTCGAAATATTGTAGACTATACTGGAACGATAATGGAACTGTTTGGGAAGTTCTACACCATTTCCGACGTGTCTAAGGTAATGGCTAAAGAATACAGGATTAAGGTTCCAGAAGACGAATTGAAGAAATTCTACCTTGAAAATAGAGACCTCATTACCCGTCGCCGAGCAGAATATGTTCTTCAAAATAAAGACTTCCGAATCGCAACAGAAACAGGCCGTTTGGAGGTATTGAACCAAATGCTTGTTGAAATTGAGATTAAGAATAAGGCTGCTGGGGGTAGTAATGTCGACTATTGTAACCTTATTCTACGAATTATCGAACAGGCTCGAAAAGAAGTCAAGGGGAACGAAATTAAGATGACCGTTGACGGCCGCATTGACATTAATGCAACGCTTCACGCAGAGACAAATATCATGAGCGTTATGAAGCAAATGTCAATTAATGCCTTAGTAATTGGCTTGACAGCCGCGAAAGTAGGCTTGAATCCAACGGTTCTTATCGGGCAGTTGGCTTCTAGTTGGTACAGTAAGTTTAATGGCTTTAACGGTAACTTGATGGATGGCGAACAGGTTCAGCTTCCTTCTGCACTTATCAAACAGTACGATTGGGGGCAGATTGAAAGGGCTTCAGATAATTTTGTCAAAGAGTTTACACCTATTGCGGAAATTATCGATGAAAAAGAACCCGAAGCTCAATCTACTGCTGAAAATATTCGTAAAAATATGTTGATGAGGTTAAAGGCGATTAAGGCAGCTAAAGCCCAGGAAGATAATAAGGCCAACCCAATTACTCCTGATAATGATTTTGTTGATTCGATAAAGGAGAACGGGGTTATTCTGACACCTGAGTCAGATGAGCCAGAAGAACCGAAAGGTGAATTCGAAATTGACTATAATCTTAATAAACATTATCCACAAAAGAAAGGAATGAGAATCAAGGGAGCGATAGGTGAATCTATTGCTCGTCATAAGGCACAAAAAGAAGAGGGTGAAGTAAATGTAAACAAATTAGAAGCAGAAGCCGCAGCGAGACGCGAAAGACGTCGTGCTAGGCGTGAAGCTAAAAAGAAAGGAGAAAACAAATGAAGATAATTTTTAACAAATGGTTCCCTTTTGGGAGATACACCACTTTAAATTTTTTCGGGATTTTATTCACGAAAAGTGATTATGTTACCCCTAGAGTAATTAATCATGAGTCTATTCACACGGAACAAATGAAGGAGACTCTTTGGATAGGGTTCTATTTGTGGTACGGAATAGAGTATCTATTAATACGACTTTTCCATCGAAAGCAGAACTGTGCTTATCACGATGTCAGCTTTGAAGAAGAGGCATACAACAATGATTTGAATCGCGATTATCTTTCTACCCGAAAGCGTTATTCGTGGATAAAATACATAAAAATTCGAAGTAACCACAAATAAAAAAGGGAGGCATCAAGCCTCCCTAAAATTTTGAATTTTACTTTAGTCAATTCCCGGAACACTGTTATACGAGCGTATCATCCAAGCCTCCTTTTCCATAGAGTCAATCATGTCCTCTAAGAAGTTAAGTGTAGCGAGGTCATTTTTCGGAATTTGACTGTGAATGTCCCGGATAAACTGTATGACGCGGGCCCATTCATTACTGATAATTCCCCACATGTCAATTCCTTCCGGAACCTCTTCGTTCATTCTAAATTCTTGGATATGATTTGCCTGTAAAATAGCTTCCATAGAACCCAACGGGCGTTTTCCAAGAGAACGAATTCTTTCCGCAATAGAATCAACTCTTTCGATTTCAGACTCGTACAGGCCTTTCATCGCTTCATGATAGGAGCCAAAGGCCGTACCAACTACATTCCAATGAAATTGCCATACTTTCAACATTAATGTAAAATGGTCGGCAAGTAAACCATTCAGGAGCTTAGAGCTTTGATTCAACTCTTCTTCTTTCAATCCAATTTTAATCATTGTTTAAAAAATTAGAAATTAATGAACAGATATATAACGATAATTTTGATTTTCATCAAAGAAAAATTTGAATAATTCTTTGATTTTTCTTGAACTTCCACTATATTTGTTCCGTCAAACAAAAAACAAACAGAAAGATGAAAACTTTAAAAGAACTAAAACAAGCTGCTGAGAAAAAGGGTTTAAGATACGAAATTAATAGAATCCCAGCCATTAAAAATAGAGATAGGAATTGAGTATCGCTCAAATATTTGGGCTTGGTGGAATGCTTTTACAGTTGACCCTGAAAATTTTGATGAAAACGAAGAACTTTTGTTTCGTGAAACTTATAACTGTATTTGCGGAAGACAAAATAAAACCTTTAAGAGGGGGTTTAATGTAGAAAGACAGCTCTTCCGTGGGATTTAAACGAAAAAACGTTTGCCACGTTTATTAAATAGGTAATTTGCCATTTTAATTAAAAGTTATTGCTATAAAGATGAGCTGGGCTGAGAAGTTCGGCTCATTTTATTTTAAAATTCTTTGATTTTTTCTTTGTAGTGTAAATCTTTCCTATTATATTTGCGGTGTAAAAACAATTAAATCAGTAAATCATGGAATTAAAACAAAATTCAGTTCCCGAATGCGTAATGCTAAAGCTTCAAAAGTTGAAAGTCCTTTCTGAAAGAGGCGAGGCCGGAGAAGCTGAAAATGCCAAAAACCTTTTAAAATCTTTATGTGAAAATACGGAATAGATGAAGAAAAACTTTTTGAAGAAGAAAAACATTGTTATGAATTTGAGGTTCGGGCTTCAGTTCGTAAATTATTCCTTCAGCTATATACGTCTATCTATGGAACTTCGGAACGTTACATGAATGAAGTTACATTTTGGAAAAGAGGTTCTAAGCATCTTATTAAATGTTGGTTTACTCATGCTGAATATATTGAGTTCAGTCAACTGTGGGACTGGCACAGGAAAAATTTTCTTGAAGAGCGTAAACGAATGAGAAAACTGTTCGAGCATGCTTATGTAGAAAAATTTAAACTGTATCCTTCAGAAACATGCGAAGAATTTGAAGAGCTGACAAAGAAAAGTAAAAAATCTGACCTTTCGCTTAAGGATATTTGGGCCATTTCCTCTATGGCGGCTGCATGTAAGAATAAAACTTATTATAAGCAGCTCGATACTATTGGCGATGATGAAGAAGATTAAACAAAATTCAAAATACTAAAATATGGACAAGAAAATTACTCACAGAGAAAAGGATTTCGGATTGGTTCAAAGAGCATTGTGTGGCGACCAATCAGCGTTTTCTATGATATTCAAGAAATATAATGTCATCCTAACTGTTCAGATATCTGAAATCGTCACTGACAGTGAACAGGCTTCAGACATTGTCATGGAAACCTTTGAAAAGGCTTTTGAAAGGCTAAAGAATTTTCAGCCAGATTATAAACTCAGTGCATGGCTGGTAAGAATAGGCAGAAACTGTGCAATAGATTATTGTAGAAGACAATCGAGAACAAATATCGTGAGTATTGACGATAGCTTTGATGACTCTGAAAACGACCGCCCAACGTTACAAATAATGGATGACAGCCGTACCCCAGAGGAGGAGCTGTCATATACTCAAAGAATAGAATTTGTAAAGAGGCTCTTGAAAAAGATACCTTTCCTGTATCGAAGGGTCATACAAATGCGGTTCTTTGAGGGGTTTAGCTACGAGGAAATTGCTGACGAGATGAATCTCACAATTCAACAGGTGAAAAACGCCTTACATAAGGCTAAAAAGGATTTGCTTGAATTGGTAGAATTAAACGCTTATAAGGATATAAATATTAAATAAATAGGAGGTTTTTATATGTTAAAGATGAGTTATTGGTTCGATGGGAACCTGTTACAGCCTGATTGCAATATTCATGGAAGCTGTAAGATAGCGAGTTCAGCATGTCACGCGTGCAAGAACTGTATTAAAATCGATAGTGAAAACCACCAAGTGTGGTGTATGGGTGACGGCTCACAATATAAAGAAGTCAGCCTTGATGAATTAAAGGTTGGCGACATGTTTAAGACAGTGAACAATGTTTATGGAACCGTTTTCACAGTAAAGGAAATTGCTAAGAATGGCGTTCGTGTAACAGGGGACAGAATGTCAATGACTGTTATTAAGAGAAAGGAAGTAAATCGAGTGTATTTAATTCAATAGCAACCAAATGGCAAAGACTGAATTTAAAGTTGGGGAAACATTCCAATGCGGATTGATTAAACTAAAATGTATAGAAATGAAAGGTTGCGAAAATTGTTATTTTGAGGATTATTGTATTCTGGGATTGAAGCAATCTAAATCAATTCATGGTGAATGTTTAGCTGAAAAAAGATTTGATAAAAAAGATGTTGTTTTCATAAAAGTAAAAGACTGAGATATGAAGAAATTCAGAATTGTAGATAGAGGCTCAGATTTACATTATGGAAGATACAGGGTAGACCAAAGACACTGGTTTTTGTTTATACCATATTGGGATATTGGAGCCGAAATTCTGTGTCCTAAATACTCGTTTGACACAAAAGATGAAGCATTGATGGCAATAGCAAAAGCGATAACTAAGGAGGGCTGATTATGTTTAAAGATTTATACGGAAAAGAAATTAAGGCTGGGGACATGGTACGTAACATAAACACGGGCGAAATTATTGAAGTGTTTGCTGATGAGGATGAAAATAATGAGTTGGCCGTAAATGTCGACGGAACAACGGTGTACCTGTCAGAAATAGAGACAGAATTCAATTTAATGGTTGTTGAACAAAATAAAGCTATTATGGAAGGAATGTTTTATTTATTGATTGCGCTTGGCGTCTTATCGCTTGTCGTCATAGTAGGTATGATATGGCTCTACGTAGCGTTGAAAAGGGCAGCGGACAGTTTGGCCAATAAAATTTTATCATAGCATTGAAGCTGACTGAGGTTCAATTGCCTGTGCTGTCAATGTATCAGATAGAGCTTCGAAAATTGTATCAGCAAGCCCTCAAGGAGGAGAAGTATGAAAATGCTAAAGAAATTCTTGAAACATTAAGGCATAATGATGCTACGCTTATAGCGTTGAAACGTGAGTACGAAGGAGCGTCCGGAACTGGCGGGATAGGAAGCTTTACTCGATAAAATTAGATTTGGGGTTCGATATTTTGGTTTTGTTTCTTAGTAAATCTGCTGAGGGGTGTGATGAGTCACGATGATGGCCTGTTACACCCCTCTAGACGTCTCGAACAGGGACGTCTACCAAAGTCATGGTATTATTCTGTACCCCAGTATGGTTAGCTCCTAATAGAGTATGGTATGAGATGTATCGAATTCAGTGATTCATTTATACCTGTCAAAAATAAAAGTAGGGGTGATAATCACTGATGGGTTAGAAATACATAATGTAGAGGTACATGTACGTGGTCAGGGGGTATGGGTACAGGGGTGGTGATATACGGAGTGTGGGGGGTTGGTTGGGGTGTGGGTTACAATGGTGGGTTGGAGTGGGTGATGATGTGTGGAGGTATTTTAGAATCCGGACTGCAACACTTCCTGCGCCAGGAATCCTGCGCGACTCAACCCGTCACCCGTGTGCTCGATGACTCTCCCTACCTCAGCTCCAGGACGTCGAGGGTTGTCATTTGCGACGATTTCACATGCCTCACTATCCGTTATCACGAGACTGGCGGTTCTGACGCTGTAAACGACTAAAAACAGCCACTAAAACCTCTCCACCAAGACACGGACGTTTGGTTGCATCTACTCCGGGAAATTCGGTGCAGGAATAACAAGGTGTGTCATGGGGTGTGTTTTCGTGTGTAACTTGCTGTGGGGTGATGATGTTACGTGTGTGATGACGGGTGATGACGTGTCATGGAAACGTTCCTGACTTATAGTTTGAAACTATGCTCCGGAGTAGCAGCAACAGATTGAAATGAAATATGAAAAAGTTCGTAATAAATTGAAACCTGTTTGAACGTTCAAACTTACAGATTGTAACTTCAGCTCCTAACTTTGTGGATAGGTATGGAACAGGAGTAAATCGAAAATCTTGAGAAAAATCTGAAGAAAGTTGAATAATTTCTTTGATGATTCATCAGAATCCACTACCTTTGTTCTATCAAAAACAATAAAACAATATAAGCCATGAAAACAAAGAGTCAAATATTTAGTGAGTTAAAGAAAGCTATCCGTCATAATTGGGTATGTGATAATGCTTATTACTTTGTAGTTTTTAACGGTAACGAAGAAGAGGACTACATGGTGATAGATGAAAGATTTATTAATGAAAAGGGTGCTGAAATGGTTAAAGAACTGAAGGAAAGACGTAAAGAGATGACAAAGGTTACATTCTTCGGTGGTAGTGGTGAAGACGAGCTGTTATGGGAAAAGGGGAAAAGCGAGCCTGAAAAGATTAAGGTTGAGTTCCTGGACAAGAATGGTAACCTGACAAATATCACGCCTGAAAACAAGGTAAATGAATTTCCTACTGTTGAAGAAATTCTTAAAGACCTGTCTGATGAACAGAAACAACTTCTAAAAGACACAATTAAAGAAGGGTTTTGGGGAGATACTGAAGAGAACTTTCTTGATGAGGATGGTAAGGTTGTTGAAGATTATTCTTATGGCTATTGCACAAACGATGCTAAGAAGGCTGGGCATTTCTCAGGTAAAAAAATTTCAGGAATGTTCAATGCTATATATAACAAGCTTTGCCCCAACAACGGAATTGGCCAATATATTACTCAGCGTCACGATTGGTGGGGAGACGGAAGCGGTGATATGCTGTTTATTCGTAGTAGTTATTATCAGCTTTTTGAAAAATGGGCCAAAAAATAATGAATATCCCGGAAATATTTCCGGGATTTCTTTTTTATTTCAAATAATCGCATTACCTTTGTGGTGTTAAATAAAAAGTCAAACAAATTAAATTATACAGTCATGAAAAGAGGTTCATTTAGAAAAGTTGAATTTGTAATGAAGAAAACCGAAGGGTATGGAAACTATATTATCGAAGCCTGTTACAAAGGTAACGAAGTCAAAGTTCTTTCTCATAATTCTCAGGCGTATGACAATCTTGACAGCGAGGATGACAAGAAATACAACGAAGCCAGAAAATACTGTTATCAAGAAATCAAACAAAGCGCATTCAATAACTTCTAAATTTATAGCCATGAAATACTTCAATAACATTGATTCATTTGCTTCTTTGAAAAGCCAGTATAGAACTTTAGCAATTGCCAATCACCCCGACAGAGGCGGCTCAGAACAGGTGATGAAAGAAATCAACACTGAGTACGATGAACTGTATAAGATATGGGTGAACAGACTTCCTGAGGAAATGCGTCCGGCTGACAAGACAGGGGCAGAATCTCGCCGTCGCTTCTACACTCAATACGGTTGGGAAGGTTCAAGATACGACGGAAAGCTGGATACTAAGGACATCGCCCGACTCGTTCGCGAATACTGTAAGGAACAGTGGAATCAATGGAAGTTTTCAGTTCGCTGTCACTTCGCTTCCATGTGTGCGGAGATTCGTATTGAGTTAAAGGGTGGCCCGATTTCGGCTGGAATCTCAAAGACAGATGAATGCTCAAGAAAGTACGGGGTTCAAACTTCATACAGATATCATGACACTGACAATAGAATCGTTCCTGAGGCGGAAGTTGTAATGAAGGACGTTGTCGAATACTGTATGAGCTATAACTACGACGACAGCGATGCAATGACAGATTATTTCGACGTTAACTTCTATCTCTTCGAAGAAGTAGCCGGAGAAGAGGGCTGGCAGGAAATCCACAAGACGGCTCGAATTAAGTCTGAACCCTCTACCCCGTCAACGACTGTATCTGAACCTGTCAAGGAAGCTGACATCGAAATAATTCAATACAGCGAAAAGAGCTATGCAGTGTTTGGTGATACAAAGCCCATAAAGGACTCAATTAAGGCTGCAGGGGAAAATGGAACAGGTTCCTAAAGAAAGGTGCGGAAACGGTTTCAGGATGGGTTATACCGACTAAAAATCGGTCAATCGAAGAAATCTTCAAGAAAATTCCGGATGGTTCATTGCTGAGTCATTCGGAATGACTATATTTGTATCAGTCAAATCAATAACATCAAAAAGTCATGAAAACAGTACAAGACATTCAGAAAGAAGTATTAGCAACGGCTCAAGTAACACTCGACGAGTTAAGAGCCTCTATCGAAAAGTTCTGGGAACAGGGTTGGAATACATACCAAGAGGCTCTGAGCCTGTACAAGTCATCAGAGTGGTACATTCACAATCATGAGTTGAGAGTTAAGGACTACGAAAGTATCAAGCGTCTTTACACGATGATAGCTGAAGGCACGACTCCTAACTGTATGGGCGAACTACCTGATGAGGCAAAGAAAGCCGACGCTCGTAAACGTCTCGAAGAAAATGAGGAAAGATACCCGAAGTCAATACAGACAGTTGAGAACACGGCTCTTCGTCGTCAGTATTACAGCCTGTGCGGGTACACTCATGAGGATGAGATAGTATGGGACAGAACCAAACCGACCTCCTATCGTAACCACCCGTCAATCAAAAAGAACGAGGAACTTCAGAAGTCAGGAATCCTGAACCTGTTCTTCTACTGCAAGACACGTGAGGAGTTCGAAGCAAAGCGTGAGTCAGAGGTAAAGTTCATCATCGCTGCTGCCACAGCTAAACTCATGGGTCAGGTGGAAAAGAAACTCGCTCCTATAAAGGATGAGATACAATCGTTCGACCTTATCTCTTTTCACGGTCAGCAGGGCAACTATGTAGGCGAGTGGGTAGTAATTACAGCCGGAAGTCGTTATCTCTTTAAAACGAGTTGTATCTTGGCTGGTGGCTATAACATACAATGTCTTCATGCTCGTTACATAGCTCATCTCAAACAGTTAAAGAAATAAATCTTGAGGATATCCCGGAATTTCTTCCGGGATTTCTTTGATATGTCGATAGAACCCAGTACATTTGCTCAGTCAATTAAATCAAAGGAGGAAACAAACTATGTTACAGAAAGGTTCAGAACAGTATAAACAGGCTCAGAAGTTAGCGAATGAAATCAAGGATATGGCGGGAACTGACCGCTGGAATAACAACTCCTATTTCGACATCGCTTTCAATGCTCTCGGGCAGTTCATCAGTAAAGTACAGGCGACAGACGGCTTCGCTGCTAAGATAGCCGAAACAGTCGACAAGACGATGAACCCCTACGGAAAGAAAGTTGCGTTCATCAGTGACAAGCAATCATGGATATTGGCTGTTGCAGCCGTTGAAAATAATATAACACTATAATCATCATGGAAAGAATAATTTGGACAGTATTTGAGTTCTTCTGGGGACGCTTCGGAAGAAAGAAGTTAGTAAAGAAGTACAGGGTATGGTGGCAGCGGTTTTGGATAGCCGTGTTCGTCTTCCTATTCCTGTGGGGAATGAAGATATTCTTTGAGTGGTGGGACGGTGTGGTTCGTTTCCTGAACTATGTGATATGGGGATAACAGTGCAAATCAATAAGAAATATGGGAAAGATATACGACAGGCTCCAGGAGCAATTACAGGTAGAGGAGCACAGAGAGAATGCTGAGGACTGTATTAAGATATACAATAAACTCAAAGAAATGAATGACGGAAGCGTGTGGAGTTCTGATTGGCAAGTCCTTACCACTATCGGTGGATGGATAGGTGAACGCCCACACGCTCAAATGGCTTACAAGCCAAGCAAGGTTGGATATGTATTCTTAAATGGAATCAGAGATGAGAACACTAACAGTTGAGAAAATCGGTGAGACCGAAAAGGCTGTTCAGTATCGTGTGACGTTCTGGATAGTTGAGAACCCCGGACACCCTGTATGCGGTGAGGGGAAGGAATTCTTCTTTAACAGGTGGCTCCCGAAACGTGTGGTTACTCCTATCGATGATACTCATATAGGTATCCCCAAGAAGTTCCTCGAAGAGACCCTGAAGATACTGGCTGACAAGCATCCGTTTCGTGAGGTTCGTTACAATGCCGAGTTTTATCCGGAGCGGTTCAAGTGGAGTGTAGAGACGATTTCAGAAAAATCTTGAAAATATTTGAAGAATTTCCGGATAAACTCTTTGCTGATTCAATTGAAACCACTACATTTGCAACATCAAAATCAATAATAAGTCAAATCTTTAAAACAATTTAGTCATGAAAACAAATGTAATTAACACCGCTTCTGAGAATGTAACTTCTTTCAAAGTAAATGAAGATATGCTTAATGAAAAGAAAGCTATCAAGTACATCAGCAAACCTAACATGGTCGCTGCTATTAATGACATCTGTGCTGCTATCAAGGCAATGAACAGTAAGTTCTCTCCTATCGAATACACCGAAGCAAATTCTAAGAAAGAACTTTTTGATGCTTATGGTCGCTTCTACACAATTTACATGGGTCTAAAAGATGCTGAAATTGAAGCTCGCCATCGTGAAGAAGAAAAGGCTGAACGTGAAGAGCGTGCTCGTCAGGCTGAAATACAGAAAAATGTTGAAAAGTACATCAAGCCAGCTCAGCCAGTAAAAACTGAAGAAGAGCTCAAAAGGGCTTCTAAAGCCGAAAATAAAGAAAAGACTGACAAGGCTCAGAAAGCTGAAAAGAAAGCCTCTGTAGAGAGCGAAAAGAAGTCTACTCCCCGTGTCGGTGACGCTGAAACTCGTCTGACTAAATACTCTGAGGAACTTGCTGAGAAAGAGGCTTTGGTTGCTAATGCTGAGGAGTTCGCTAAACTGTCAAAGGAAGACGCCAAGGCTATCCGCCACCGTATCGCTTCCCTCAAGCGTAAAATCGAGCGTGCTAACAAGGCTCTGGGAACTAAATAAGGCTCAGTCATGAAGGAAATCCTGACATTCGTAGTGCTTCTGATACTGGGAGCACTACGTTATTTCGAATATAGACATCGTGAATAATTAATCCAATATATCATGAGCAAACTAATCACCACAGAGGATGGGTACGAAATACACTTGGGTCAGAAGAACCCATCTTGTTACCCGTGTTGCTTCGAGGGGTCGGTCTGCGCTTGTCGTAGCGACCTTTGCATAAAGCATCGAGACAACTATATCAGAGAGCATGGAAAACTCCCGCAGGGATGCTATTACACGGCTGAAACTTCAGAAGAAAATCTAAGGTAGGATGAAGACGAAATGGTACGAATATACGTGTGATGTCTGTGGTGCGGTTATTCACACCCGAGGAGGCTCTAATGCCGAGATACGACGTTACGATTGGATAGTATCAGGGAATAAACACTACTGCTCAAAAGAATGTTACAATGAAGACAAAAGAAGAAATAGAAGCACACAGAAGAACTTGTGAGCATTTCAATACTACTCTCCTCGGAGATGGTCAAACGTGTTGCACAGCCGACTTGCGTGCCTTACCTACGTGGCAAGACCCCGGAGGTGATGGTATGGTTTACCCCTGTGGAGATGATTGTCCGTTTATGAAACAGTTTATAAATGAAGATAAAAATGAAGACATTGAAACCAATCATTCAGACGGAAGAGCCTGACAAGTATGGGCGAACCGTGAAAGTAGGAATCACCGACGGAACGACGGCATCGTTCTTTCAGGTGATGTCCATGGGAGAGGTGAGAAACCTCCGTGACGAGTTGACGAAGTTCCTAAACCATTCAGGAGCCAGAACCCCTGTGTTCGACTTCAAGAGTTTCGAGGAAATGCGTGACAGGGTAAAGGTCGGGGATACTGTTAAGGTACGCTTCGAAGAGTTTGGTATGCCTGACAAACACGTTGTCGGACGGATGGTACTTCCTAAGAGAGCCTATCGTGTGATAAAGATAGACGAAAGACGAGGTCAGCACCTATCCGGGAAGGATTTGGAAGAGGGAAAGGTCAGAAAGTTTCACATCGAACAAATCATTGAAGTCCTATGAAAGTGAACAGAGTTATGCTGATGATACGGTTGACCAACCGTATCACGGCTGAAAGGGATTATTGGAAAGCAAAGGTTGAGGCTCAACTCGAAGGAAAGCCGTTTGTCGAGAATGAACGGTACGAGCGTCGTAAGCATAAAATCACCCGTATAAGCCGACCGCAGTAGCCTGTTTGGAAAAATTTTGACGAATTTATCGGGAAACTCTTTGGAATGTCAAATAATGCCACTATATTTGTTCCGTCAAACAATTTAAATCATTTGGTTATGGGACAGAAATCAGTTTACAACATCATCACCGCTCAACAAATAAATGGAGCATGGGGTATCGCTGACGTGGCGTTTTCAATCACTTCTACAAGAAAGGCATTTCAGCAAATGCAAACAATCATTGACCTCACTGAAAGAGGTGAATGGTTTGTAGGGAGCGAAAATCATTACGAAATAATTACAAACATATCGCCAGCCGATGGTTCACCCCGTTTCGCGTGGGATATTGTAATTAAATGCGTTGAAACAGGGACGCTCGTACTGTATCGTATGATAGAGTCTCCGCTGAATAGTATGTACATTTCAAAATAATCCCGATATGGAAATCAATCAGAATAATAAGCCAGTGACCGTTACGTTCAGTGACGGCACTGTCAAACAAGTAATCTACGACTCAATAGAGTTTCTTGAGGGAGGGAACGTATCCCTTCGCGGACACTTATCAGACCTATATACTGAAAATTCCTTAGAAGGGCTAAAAGAGGAAGAAATAAACGAAACAGTCGTAAGCGAAAAACCATACATTCGTAGATATATATTCAAAAGTGCACTGGTTCGGTTTTTCTATGACGGGGGCTTGAGGGTTGCAGCTGTGACACATTGCACTGATAAGGCCTGGAGGGTAATAAACAAAGAACTGGGAGCTACTTGGATTCCTAAGAATGTTCTTCGCTGGAGCGAAGTAGTTCAGCAATTCTGTGTCATTGACGAAACATATCATTTGGATTTCACTTCTTCTGTTAGCAAACAAATGGAAGAATATCCTTCAATTTTTGAGCCAACTGAATTGATAAATGAACTTAATAATTAGAACATGGAAGAAAAAGTAGTTTTTATATGTAGCAAGGAATTTGCAAATAATTATAGGACAGTTCTTAAAGAGTCTGACACGTGTGATGCCGTGATTGAAGACCGTTTGAAAGCGTTTCTTGAGTCGCAAGGCTTTTGTTTCAATTGCAATTTTCGATGGATAAGTAAAACATTTTCAAAGAATTTGCCTAAGAAATACAAGAATAAACCAATCATAGACTTTTAATATGAAAAAATCTTTTCAACTAAATTACGTTTCCCTGAGAATATCTTTGATAATTGGGGTAATTGTTTTGGCAATAATTTTGATGAAATCATGTGATTCTTCTGAACCTGTCTTGGCAGAAGAGCCAAAAGCCGAAATTCAGGAAGACATCAACGGAGAAATCTTTGATGAAGTGTATGACTACATCTTTCAACTTCGAATTGACCATCCTGATATAGTGATGGCTCAATGTATAGAAGAATCAGGAAGATTTACTTCAAAACTTTTTAAGGAAGGGCATAACTGTCTGGGGATGAAAGTCCCCGGAAGTCGCCCCACTTTAGCTGTCGGAACAATGATGGGCCATGCCCGTTTTAATTCCTGGAAAGAATGTATTGCTGATTATGCAATTTGGCAAAGTACATTTGCAAGACACTTGTCGAAAGAAGAATATTTTCGTTATTTAGACAAAGTATATGCCGAAAAGAGAGGGTATAGCGAGAGATTAAAACGCATTATTAAATCAAATAAACTTTAATTGTATGAACGAATCCATTAAACAAACTATCAAGGATTTACGAGAAAAAATCTTTGATAAAAACTCAATTGAATTCTTAATCGTAGGTTCCTTAGCATTAAGTGAACTAGGGATGGAAAACGACGAGCCTCATGACATTGATATAGAGGCAAAATGTACGCCAGAACAGGAAGAAATTTTTAGAATGTTATCAGATTCACAAAAGAATTCTTTCTACAAAGAGAACACTGTTGAAGCTTATCTTCATGGTGCGGAATATAGAATGGACAAAGTTACGTGGAAACATAAACCATACGTTTTCAAATGGGGAAACGTTTTGGTAAATGTATGGGCTGTATCAGAGTTTAGCCATGATTATTTAACTCTCAATAACGGGTTAAAAATTGCAAAAGTGATGTCCGTCATTAAGAAAAAAGCTGCCTATCAACGAAATAAAGACAGAGCTTTTCTCGTAAATCTTGCATTTCGCTTTCTTGAAATTTGCGGAGCAAATAGTGATAAATTGTCTTCTGTTTTTGTTAACAAACGGAATACTCCCTTAATTTAAGGGAAAGAAATTAAACCTATCTACGAAAAAGACGTTATTAATACATATTATAAATTTCATTTAATTAAAAATTTCTAACATGAGAAAATCAGAATTTGTAGCCGCAGTTGCTAAAGAAGCTGGTATGAGCCAGCGTGATACCGAAAAAGTTATTGACGCTTTGAGTCCGGTCATTGTTAAGACTTGTATTGAAGAAGGTGATGAAATCAGCCTGCCGTTCGGTAAATTCAAGCAGAAAATCAATCCGGCAAAAACCGGAATCAACCCGTTAACTCAGAAACCTATGAATGTTCCGGAATCTCGTACGCTGGCCTTCAAAGCCTCGAAGACGATTAAGGAAGTTTCTGCTCCGGCTCCTAAAAAGGGTAAAAAGAAATAATTTACAGGGTGAATGCTAATTTTCTTTGGGGTGGCCTTTATACAAAGAGGCCACCCTTTTATTATTTTATTCCGTGAAATTTAAAGAATTTTTCTTTGCATTTCGCTTACTTCACAGTATATTTGCTCAATCAAAAATCAATTAGTATGAAAACGGAAAAACCACAACTTCCTTGGGAAGACGGAACAGCTTGTATCATTTACAAGCCACAAATCTTGAATATTTTCCTACATATCGATTTTGTCAATCGTTGGTTTAAAGGAAAATTGATTAATATTTCAAAAATTGAAAATCCCCGAAGCAATTACTTGATAGGCAGTAATGGGATAAAATTCACATTTCGTCTTGCTCAATTTAAAAATTTCAATAAAATCAAGAATGATTCCGTTCTCACTATTGTAGAAAAGGAAGGAACAGGAGATGTTTGGATTATGAAGCCTCAATGGATAACGGAAACAAAACTTTACACAGACAAGCCTGTATCCACTTACGAAGAACTTCTTCGAATATCTTCGCTTTTTTCTGCCGATGGAGAGTTGATGAAACGTTTAATTAAAAAAGAAAGAATCAAGGAAATTTTAAAATAAATCAGATGGATATTAAATTGAAAAATCAATTAGTAAAGCTTGCTGAACAGTATGAAAAGTCAGAATTCGTGAATGACGACCCTGTTCAATTTCCAAGACGCTTTTCATACAAATGTTCCCAAGAAATAGTTGGGTTCATTTCAGCTTGGCTTGCATACGGTAACAGAAAGGCAATTCTTTCAACATGTGAAAAATTATTTTCTGAAATGGAGTTTTATACGCCTTACATGTATATCAAGAATATGATTTGGCGAAAATACATTGATTCTGAAGAAACCATGTACCGTTTCTTTAAATGGAAGGACTTCGCCGAACTATGTAAGGCTCTTAAAACAATTTATGATGAAAATGAAGATATGGAAGAAGCCCTGTCAAAGAATTATATTCGAACAGTAGGAGGAACAGATTATCTCGATGCTTTAATAAAATTGTTCCCTGGAGTGAAAGGTATTCCCCAGGATTCAAAATCCGCCTGTAAACGTCTAAATATGTTTTTACGTTGGATGGTAAGAAAAAACAGCCCAGTTGATTTAGGAATATGGAGTTTCGTTCCAACCTCCCAGCTTCTAATTCCACTTGATACTCATGTTTCCAACATTGGCCGTCAATTGGGTCTCATAACGGACAAAGGTGATAATATGGATACAGTTCTCAGCCTTACAACTAAATGTCGGGAGGTCTTCCCATTAGACCCCTGTAAATGTGATTTTGCTTTATTTGGGTATGGTGTAAACAGTAAATAATCTAAAATAAAAATTATGGCAGTAATAACTATTACAAAGAAAAAGGAAATTGTGAATGAACTTATAAAAGTTCAATTCGGCAAAAAGATTGAAAAAGTAGTCAGCGAATTGAGTTCACTTGTTGAAAAACAATTACTTGACGAAACTTCTGAAGATGTCCTGAAGACTTTTGAAGCCCACCCCGACTATTTCTATTCAGGGGATTCGCTGTACTTGTCTTCTTATTATTTTCCAAAACAATTTTTCCCAAACGGGAAGGTCATTTCTTCTATTTCGTGTTATTTGAAATTTTCAAGAAAAATTCCCTTCCCTACGAAATTTTATAAAGGAGGGAGCGATGAAGTTTCTAAGTGGGTAGCTTCAATTTCAAACGCAGATACTGTTTCTAAAATTGAAGAATTTCTAAAGTTAGAAACAGAAAAGGCTTCTATAAAGGGTAGATTATCGTGCCTCATGGAGAATACAACTTTCACTCCAAAGAAACTCAAAAATGAATTTCCGGAAGCTTATGAAGTTTATTGTAAGCTGAACGAGAAAAATAATAAAAACAGTAGTAATTTATGCGACACGATAGAAAATATTCGCGCAGAATTAAATCAAAAAGCAAAGTCATGCTAATTAAAAAGTTCCATTTATCGTGGTTTCTGAAATTATGGTATAGAATCATATTTAAGGAACAATATTTCTTTTTCAAAGATTCTGGACAAATTAATTTGTTTTGGAATATTGTGTCTTGGTTTCATTTCTTTCAATTCAAAATGGGAAGTAAATATTCTGCTGACCTTTATTGGAGTGGAACAGGAAATAATAAATCAACTTTGTATATTGAAAAGTTCGAAAAGACAATCCGAATAATTTCATTTAATTCTGTAGAATGTCAAATTATTCAGATAGAAAATGAAACTTTAGCGTATAAATATATTGATGGGGAAATATACCAAATAACTTACGAAAGTGACGTTGAATAATTAATCTTTAAATAACAAAATTATGAAAGTAACTTACAAATTTATTTTTTCTGACGAAAATGACGTCGTGAGAAGTTTTTATCAAGAAGTTGATGCTTCAATGAGTATCGATGCAAACAAAATGTTTGATTTGTTCAAAGCACACCTCACCATAATGGGGGTTACAGGTCATCCTCTACATGCGGTATCTCAATCTTCGAAATTTCCTGATTTCTGTTTCGAAGAAACGTCTGAAACCTGTGGCAAGGGCTGTAGAAATTGCCCTCACAAATATCCTGAGAATAAAAAACCTGAACCGGAAAAAATGATTTGGGCTAGAATAAGCGATGAAAACGAAAACAGAACAGCTTGGATTCCAGCACTTGTCAGTGGTGGGAAAATTTACAGTGCAATTGGGGAAATCAATAACCCCGACAGTGAAGAAGACACCAGAGAATTTACGGATTGCCCTATCCCTGGATATCAGATTTCACAGACTAAAATCACGAATGAACTCAAGACTGGTTTCTGTGTAGTTACCTGTTTAATCAAGCCAAAGGATACTAAGATTCGGCCTTTCTTATACAGGAAGGAATTTCATGTTCCCTCTGAAAAGGAACCAATTGAATATCTCAAATCTTTATGTTCACAATTTGTAATTGGCGATTATGACATCTCAATCGTTCATTATCAACCAATATCACCCCTTAGTGGGGAAACCCTGTATTCAGACGCAAAATGTCCAGACCCAGAATATAATCTAATTATGAAGAAATATTCGTGGTCTACATATTTCTTGGTAAATTATTCGTACGAACATAACGGTATGGCAATCGATGCGTCATGTTTAATTCCTAAGCCAATTTTTGGATTTAGAAGCTCACTTGAATCACTCTCCTATATCCATGAAAAGCTTTCTAAGAAAATCAATTATTACAGCCTCGTTTCCGTTCACGAACTCGAAGGCTTCTTAGAGAATTGGGCTGTTCTTTTGTAAAATATAAAAAGTGAGCGTTTTATCTAATTTGTAAAAAACGCTCACTTTTTATATTTTTGCTCAAAAGTTTAATATTAAATTTTAAGAATTATGCAAAAAGATTTCATTACTGCCACACCAGATTCAGGAACTGGTGGTGGAACTGTAACAACGACAGCAGCAGTGAATACTGCTTTTCAGGATAAACAAACGACATTAAACGTGTCCGGAGGTGGAATCACCCGTTCGGTAGAAGCAATGGAAACAGGCGTTCCATTTTTATTTGAATTGGGTATAAATGTTTGGGGTAACCTCAAAAATACTCTTTACGGTGCTGCCGTATTCTTAAATTCAAGAAATACTGTAGCCGATAATCAAGCTTCCTTTTCTATTTTAAATGGAGCTCCAACGATTAATATGATGGCCGAACTAAGATATTTTGACAGTGAAAAAGACATAAACATGGGGGTAAACCCAATTTTATTAATTAAAAAAGAATTTGTGGTTGGAGATGGGCCTCAGCTTGAATTTTGGAGAAATTCTGAAGCTCATGAAACTCAATATTATCATAATATTGATTCTGAAAATAATGGATATGCCTTTTTTTATCAAGCTCCTCAATTCAAATATAATGGGGATTATCTCCATAATGTTATAAGATTCAATAATATGAAAAATGGGGATATTTTGCATCTAATTTTAAAAAAATCTGATGGAACGAAATTGATAGAATATCAAATTACTGTCACTGTTTCTTCTTAAGAAATTTTATCAAATATTTATAACCCCGAAATTTTCGGGGTTTTTCTTTGGATATTCATTTCAATGCACTACCTTTGTACCGTCAATCAAAAGAAAGAAAGTTATGAAAACAGTTACAGTTTATTTCAGCGAGTCAGTTACCTATACAGTTTTTGACGAAAGACGAGTTCTTGAAAATGGTAAATATGTATGGAAGGAGGTCGAATTATCAGAAACAAAAGACACCTTTACTTTTAGCTCAATAGCTCCTGAAAAGAAACTTATTAAGGCTAATCTTGACAAATATGTAGGCTCATGCATTACTAAGTTCTGGTCAAACGGTGATTGGGAAAATTTAGGCGAAATAAAGTTGAAAGGCTCTAATAAACATTTCATCGCCAATACAAGACAAAAAGTAGCTAACTATTAATTCGAAGAAATTATGAATAAGATAAAATTTACATCTAAGAAAAAACAATAAGCTCAGTAAGCTACAAAGAGCTTCTGGGGAACAGGTTTCCTCAACCATTTATTTTAAAGGAGAGTCTATTGCTTCGGTTTACGGTGCGTCCGAGATACTTCTATACTGTGTTCCTAATAACGTTCTTTTGAGAATAAAAGACCCGAAAGACCACAGATATGCGGTTAATTGGGTAAAAGAACACGCTCAAATACTGTGGGAAATGCATCCATTTAGATTAAAACTTAAAGAAAAGGAGGGTAAACTATGATAGCTCCAATAGAAATAGTTAAAACAAAGATAAAAGGAGGTGCGGGAATGCCAACTCCTGATTATGCCCAGCTTCTATACAAGGGTGAAGAAATAGGTTTCGTAACCGATGAAGGAATTTTTCTAAAAATGAAAGACCCTGTCATTAAAAGTGGAGTATTTCAAAATCTTGGAATTCTACTTGAAAAATCCTTTTCTCAGAAATGCAAATACATCGAAAAGAACTGGGAAGCCATGTATGACCGTTATATTACTGTCGTCAGAGGGAAGTGACCCTTGGACATTTTGTTTTTCATGCTTTGATTTGTTGTTTGACGGGAATGGCGGGGTATTTACTCCGCCATTTTTCATATTTCAAAATTGAGTTCCTTATTATTTATTTTACAAAACTCCCCTTCGGGTGACAAACAAATGACTTCAGTTTTATCCTCTAAATACGATACAGTCAATACAGGTAAATAAATATATCCATCAATGTAAAATTTTCGCTTAAATGGCTTATTTACCGACTCAAATGTAGGAACAACAACTTTATTTAAAACAGTTTGTTTGCCTAAAAATGGCCCAAAGTCAACTTCAGATAATTTAGGAGACACTAAAACCTGTTCCAGGTTCGTAACATGCTTTCTCTTTAAATTCAGGTAAGAATCAAGTAATGAATCATTTTCGATTCGCCCCTGAATACCTTGGATTTTTCTAGTTTCATTCCTAAGAATTTGAAGCTCTGATTTGTTCAGTTCTTCAAAATCCTTTTCTAAGATTTCTAAAATTTTTTTGTTCATAGCAAATTGTATTCTTTACATACCTCGGTCAATTCCTCCTCTGTAAGCGGTCGAACTTTCAGTATATTATATCTCTCAAGGTCTTCTTTTAAAATAGGGAAGGGAAGTCTTGTTCCACCTGTTGGAGTTGTGTAGCATTTATCTGATTCATCCTTATAAAGGATGACATCTGGCTTATCTGAATCAATGAAAATTTCATCTGTATAAGCATACATAAAGTCTTCCCATTCCTCTTCTAAACCTTTTCCAGACCTGTCAAGACCAGTTCCTGTGTTAACTTTAGGGGAGAGAAAATCTTCAACAGTTTTTGAAGGCTGTGAAGAAATTTTTGGAAGTTTACCCTTATTTGCTTCTTCAAGTTCAAATTCTAATGAATTAATTTCTTGAAGAAGCTGTTTTTCTCTTTCAGAAAATTCTGATATTTCCTTATTAAGTTCTCGGTTTTCTCTTTCAAGGAAAAATATTCGTTTTGTCAAACGGTCATTTTCTGCTTGAAGATTTAGTACGGTTAAAGTTTCTTCTTTGCCCATATTAGATAGCATTTATTCTGTTACTCCATGAGTCTGTTAGGAATTCTTCCATTTGAGCCTCAGAAAGTTTATCATACACTTTAAACGTGACAGTATCGAATCCTCGCTTTCCTTTTCCGACTTTCGTGCCTGTATAGGAAAGGGAGTATTTAAACTGTAGAACCGAGTTGAGGTTGTTAATCATTTCCCGAAAAGCGGTCTTTAAAACGAACCGTTCAAAATCTTGAACGCTATATTCCGGAGTTTGGAGTTCATCCATAAGTTCGGAAATCTTCATTGAGAAGATACGTTTGTCCTTCCAACGGCTCAACATCATGAAAATACGCTTGGCATAGACGCCATTCATTGAGACGACAGACTTCTTGTCGTAGATTGTGCCTCCTATTCCCTTACCATAATATAGAAGCCAACGTAAACTTGTAACAGGCATTCCCAACACGATGTTGTCATCCTCGTCAATATCCATCGTAGAGATAAGATAACACTCCCTCCGAACCAATTTACCCTGTTCGTTGGTAAAGTTGTATTTAATCGTTTGTTTGAACATCTTCTTTATTTCGTTGAGAACGATAGAGCCATGGTGGTGTTTATCAATCTCATTCATTTGTATAGGAATGAGAAGATTACCGTTCTCATCCAGGGGAAGAGTTTCTTGAAAAACTTTCAAGTCAGCGTTCAGCCAGTCAACATCACGGGACATAGCAGGTTGCAACTGTTCGACAAGATGAACCAAACAGTTCATTTGCCAAGATGTGAACTTATAAACGCCAAAGGTCGCCAAGTTCGATTGAATGATTCCTTTATTTCTTTTCATATCGTATAATGTTTAATTTCCACACAAATATAACGGGAAAAATTATAAACAGGGTAAAGTCATATCAACCCCTTTAAAAACAGGCTTGGCTTCGAATTAAGACTGTAAATTAACTGCGCTTAAAAGCCTGTTTATAAATTTGTCGACGCGCTCAAACCCCTTTTTATTGCGCTCAAACCCCTTTTTATAACCCCTTAGACCCCTGTTTTTATTGCGCTCAAACCCCTTTTTATAAAACAAAATTTGTGGGAGAAGAATCCCCATAAAATAGGGAAGACTCACGGACTCGAAAATTTGTGTATCAATATATATTAGTACAATAGAAGTTTCAATAGAAATACAAGTTAGAGTCCCGAACGGAAATTTTAAGAAGTCATTTTCACGTCGAAAACACACCTCACTGCGTTCGGAATTTACAGGCTTCGTCATCTTCGATGGACTTCGCCCTGAGAGGCTGCTGTCGCAGCCGATGCTGTTAGGAGAAATGTAAATGAGAAAAAACTTTTTTGATTCCACAACGTTATTTAGGTGTTCAAATTTTAGTTTTTGTATTTCTACTCATCTATTCTGACTTTAATTGTTTTTTTTGATTTGACATT